TAAACCAATCGCACAACAATAATTTGTATGTGTGTCCTTTGTTTCTCCAGAAAATATTATTAAATCCAGAGAGCAATTTCAATTTGAACAATTTGTAAAGACATGGGACATGACAAAATCTGTAGAAAAATACGCAAAGTTTACTGCTTTTTTGGCATATAAATATAATTTGGATACAGAACAAGTAACATCTGATCTTACTGAATTTTGTAAGGAGGAAAGTGAACTGCTTAATTCAAATTCGGTTGCAGATGATTACAAGAATTTCTTGGATAAGAATTTAGACACACTAGAATTAGAATACAGTAAGCAAAACAATTTTCAAACGAACACACGTGGTTTGAAAATTAGAGGAGTATATCCTTCACAGGAAGAAGCCGAAGTACGTGCTAAGATGCTACGCGAAAATGATCCCTATTTTGATGTTTATGTTGGACCTGTAGGAGTATGGATGCCGTGGGAACCGGATGCATACCGTACAGGTAAGGTTGAATTTTTAGAAGCTCAGTTGAATGAGCTTATGTCAAATAAGAAGGCAAATGAAGAAAACGCAAAGGATTATTTCAATAAACGAGTTAAGGAAAGTAAGAAAAAGGCAATGGAAGAAAATATAGAAAAGGCAAATTCAACTGGTAACAAACTTACACAAACATTAAATAAAGAAGGTGAACTTATCGGAGTTAAGAATATTGTAGATGTTTCTGAGGTAAATGCAGAATTATTTGATTCTGAAAATATTGTATTATCGGTTGATTAGAATACGGAATAATTATTTTCTGTTTTGTTAACTGGTTTCTCGCTTTCTATTTGATTTTTATCTTTTATATATGCAACAATGGCTGCCGAGGTACGTTCACCACTATATGTTTCCTGTACTATTCCATTGTTGAAATATAACATTGTAGGAAACCCAGTTATATTGTATTCTTTCATTATTGCAGTTACTTCGGGATCTACAGTTCCTGCAGCCGAAGGAGAACAGTCTAGAGAAGCTATATATTTAGAATCTAATTGAGAAACTGCATTTTCCCATTCAGGTTTTAAATCTTTACAATATCCACAATTATTGCTGAAAAATAATACAAGTGCATTTCCATTTGTTTTAATATCATTTTTGAAACTGGAAGCATTTGTTGTAAATCCTTCACGAGTAGAAAGGAAGATAACTCCGCATAATATTACAATTAATAATAATATATACCAAGGTAAAGTTGTTCTTTTAGACATATAATGTATATGTCTAAAATAATTTTAGCTGTAGTAAATATATGGATTATACTCAACTTATTCTAATTATTATATTTTCCTTAATATCAAAATATATCTATTCGTCTTACAAAAATTCAGAAGATATGTTTGAAAGTCACAATCATTACAGTATGGTATCTGAATATTTTATTGGTGATAAAATGAAAAGAAATAAACCTATTTTATGGATTTATAGCCCGCCAGATATTAATGCACGAAACTGGGAATCTTTTTATTCTAGAAATCAAATGAAAGTAAATCAACCCTATCTTCAAATTACAATGAAAAGTATATATGATAAATGTAAAGATTCATTTAATGTATGTTTGATTAACGATGATGTATTTGATTCGTTGTTAGAATGGAATGTAAATATACATGATATTTCGCAACCTAATAAAGATCATTACAGACAATTAGGTTTAAGTATGTTATTATATAATTATGGAGGGTTTCTGGTACCGCCTTCCTTTTTGTGCATTCATGATTTATACGATTTATACAAATCAAATTTATATGATAAAGGAATGTTTGTAATTCAAGATGTAAATCATGGTATTACACATGATCAGCTTACCTATTTTCCAAATGTAAATATGATGGGATGTAAAAAGAAAAGTTTATGGATGAAACAATGTGTAGAATACCAAGAATATTTATTTTTAGATAAATCTGGACAATCTGATTTTATAGGAAATGTAAATTTATGGTGTAATCGTAATGTCACTATTGTAGATGGAAAATATATTGGTGTTAAAAAAATATCAGGAGAACCAGTTACAATTGATGAATTATTAGGAACGACTCCGATACCTTATCCAATGTCATCATTGTATGGTATTTATATACCACAAGATGAAGTATTGAAACGTACAAAATATAATTGGTTTGCAAGAATGTCTACTAAACAAATTATAGAAAGTCAACTTATGATTGCACAATATATGATTGCTTCCTATTAAGGAGATAGTAATAATTTATTTTTAGTTTTAGTTATATCGATCGATATTAAACGATCTCTGAAATTTTGTGAATGTATTTCGGACGATTCAAATAATCCAGTATATTCATTTGTAATATCTGTTAAAAACAATTGACCATTTGGTTCAGTTCGATGCTCACGTTTTAATTTCAAACAATTGTTTATTTTTATACTTAATAGATAATAATCGCGATAAGATAATAATTCATTCTCTATTTTTTTCTGTAATCCCAAATAAAGTTCAATACTAGTTATAATACCACAAATGAGTGAAATTAAACAGTTGATACTGGATACTAATGATTGATCTAAATAAGTACTTAGACCAACTGAAAAAATAGAATTAACACTGGATAATACAATAATGGGTAATTTAAAATATTTAATGTATTCGTGCAAAACAAGATAATTAGTTTTGTGAATTTGGGATAAAATACCAGCGTTATATTCCATGTCTTTTAGTAATGATTCAATATCGTCAGACCATCCATTTTGAGATTCAGTAGAAGAATCATCGGATTTATGCTCTCCTAGTTCTAAATGATCATCCGAATTAGAACCAAAATTTATACTCATAATATAATAAATTATTTTATATTATGAATTAACGAGGCTGATTTTTACGTGTCCGACAATGTCTCTTTTTAACCAATGTTTTTTGTTTACGTTTTGATCCATAAACCCATCTACAATCTGTATTGTTCTTTTTTCTACAAATACGATATCCGACTTTGGTGCAATCAGATGGTTTATTACGTTTTTTAGATGGAGTTGTATTTGTAATTCCAAAGATACGATCTAATGCAGGAGACATAATATACTATTATAAAAAAATATAAATGATATAGAATATATTCTATATTATTATGTTTACATGTTCCAAATGTAATTTTTCATGTAAAAAGAAAGGAGATTGGACACGACACATTTCTACAAAAAAACATCTTAAGGATACAGGGGACGTTGATTTAAAACAAATTATTTTAAAACAACAAGAACAAATTGATACGCAACAAAAACAAATTAATGAATTAATTCCTAAATTAGGAAATCAACGATTTAATTTGAATATATTTCTAAACGACACATGTAAAGATGCACTAAATTGGAGTGATTTTATAAATACATTGAATATTCATGATATGAATAATATAGATGATATCGCTCAAATGATTTGTGCAGAATTGTATACGATTGGTATTTATAAACGCCCAATACATTGTTTAGATGTAAAACGTAAAAAAATATGTATCAAAAATCAAAATGTTTGGGAACATAATGTTGTAAAAGTGTATGATACATTAAATGATACGGCAACTACAATACAACAAGAATATATTAAACAATGGCAACATAATCATCCTACATGGTATGAAAATGAATATGAAACAGATACGTATACACAACTAGTAAGTAATATAAATAAAGATGTATTTTCAAAGCATATATGTATGCCAAAAATAGAATGTAAGCTAGATTAATATTTTTTTATAGCTAATTGATAACCATTGTGAATTATTTCATATTGACTATTATATTTATCTAGAAATTCATTCATTGCATTTTTTATTTGAATACCATCTCCTCCACAATAATCATCCATCCACATTATACCATTTTGTTTTAAAACAGCAAATGAGTTTTCCATATCTCTTTTAATAAATTCAGGATCATGGCAACCATCAATATATATAAAATTATAATCTTTATTATTCGTTTCAAAAAATTTGTCCGATGTAATTTTGTGTACTATTATTTTATCCGAATTTTTACAATTTGAAATATTATAATTAAAATTCAGTTCTTCATTATTTTGTAAATATTGACTATGATCATTTGTTGAAATAGTAGAAAATGGGTCTACACAAATTAATCTTGAACTTTGAAAATTAAGAAAGTTGTCAGCAAAAAAAACACTTGATAATCCTTCAAAACAACCAATTTCTAACATTATATTTTCAGTTGAATTATTAATATGATGTTTCAACAAATCTTTAATTTCTGAATGTAAAAACCATGTTTGAGAATATTTGTAATTCATTATAATACGTCTAAATATATGTTTAAAACGTATTTAACCGTATATACCTTTAATTACAAATAATACCATAAACATAACAAAAAATACACCAAATAATGTATAGAGTGATTTTGGATCTAAATTTCCTCCGCCTCTAAATGCTGCAGTACGTCGTTGGGGATCAATAAAACTTAAATGATTTCCTCGATATACCATCCAATCATAAATTGTTGGAATACCAAAAATTAAAAATAATAGTATGCTAACAATTATAATAATAGTAAATACAAGTTCCATACTATATAGTTATATACTTTTTGTATTTAAAAAATACATTAATATTACAAAACCAAGTAGTCCTGTAGCCCATATAATAAATTTGTTATTTTTACAACCACAACCTCCTCCTCGCATTTCAAACGGATTTAATTTTGGAAACGCCAAAACAACTACAGCTGCAAATATAATCAAAATAAAAGATCCAAAAAATAGAATTGGTACTAAATTGTTTGACATATATTAAATGGTATATTTTAAAGTTGAATTCAAAATATACTTCTTCTCTCTATAAAAAGAATGAACATAATTGTATTTGACGTGGATGAAACGTTGGGTGCATTTTCTGAATTTTCACAGTATTATAACAAATTTACTAAAAAATTATCTTATCCACAATTCAAATATTTATTGGATATCAATCCGATCTATTTACAACCTAACATTTTATTAATACTAGAATATATAAAATATAGAAAAACTAAAAATTGTAAGGTTGTTATGTTTACGAATAATCAAGGACATCCGGTGTGGATTCAGTATATTAAATTATATTTACATGAAAAAATAAATTGTGAATTGTTTGATAAAATTATTTATGCAAAGAAATATGAACCTAAACGTAAACAAGAATCTAAATGTATTCAAGATTTTTGGAATTGTACAAGATATCCCGACAATTCCAAACTATTATTTATGGATGATCAAAAACATCCGTATATGTTATGTAACTCAGTCACCTATATATTAATGCCGCGATATTCAACTTCAACACCAAATGATATTTCAAAATATCTTTTAGAACATATCGTACAATTTATGGATTAATATTGATTTTTTTCTAATTTTTAAAAGATGCAACAAAAGAATCGGATTCAATTGAAACATAGAGATGAATAGGAACATAAAAGCATGATGACATAGTAAATCTAAAATGATTTATTTTTTATCTTCTCTTTGATTTTAATTTTGATTTTTTATTACGTTTACGTTTTTGTGAACGTTTTTGTGAACGTTTTTTTCCACCATTTGTTTTTTTAATTGCAACTATTTTATTTCCCATATGATACGGTGAAAATGTAGAAAAAACTTGTGTTTTTATATCTGTGTTAATGGTATTATCTCTATTTATTGTTGCGATTATTGAATTACCAGGTATTTCCCCTCCATTATATTGTATATAGTTGTCGTTTGTGTCTAAAAAATCAGAAATAGCTGTTTCTTGTAGTGTTTGTGTTTGTGTTTGTGGTTGTTGTTGTGGTTGTTGTTGTTGTGGTTGTGGTTGTTGTTGTTGTTGTTTGTTATATTGATCCACAATTTCATCAAAAGTTCGACTTGGTGTATTAAGCCGTTTTTCTTCTAAAGGATCTTTATCTTTTTCTATTGTTTTTTTTGGTATTTTTTGTGAATCTGCTGGGCCCTGATCATAATATGTTTTTACTGATGGAGTCCCATTTGAGGGGGGGGGAGGATATACTCGTGCATCTGGGTTCATTTTTCTGCTCATGGCTTGAATAGCTTTATAATCCATATATTAAGTTTATTTTAAAAATTAAAAATATACAATACAAAACATAATATTCGCGTAATATTTTACAATATGTTGTAAACTAACTTTCTAAATTAATACTGTACATGAGCTTCCCACAAATAAGTACAATACGACCAAATTAAGGTAGGTTCTTTGCTTTTTTTAGGTTCTTTAGTTTGTTCATTGTCCATATAATGAAGTAATGCATTCGGCAAAACAAATTCTAACAATTCACTCGATGTTAACACAGTACGATCGGTTTCCAATGTTTGTGTTTCAGGAATATACTGTACTAAATCTTCCAATAATGGCGGGTATGCATAGGTGTAATACATAGACCAATTACTACATCCTTTGGTATAGTATACCATGTTCCATTCTAACATTTCTATGTAATTTTTACATACATTGGATACATCGACAGAAACTGGAAATAATTGTGCATAATATCTTTTTTGCCACTCTGGTTTAGATGGACAAATAATATATTCTTTTTCCCGTTTTAACATTGGTAAATTATTAACACGTTTTTCTAATGTAGTATTGTCTGTATTTCTTTTATTTCTAAAATTTTGTTCATTGTTAAATAAAGTTTGTTCTTTTACACTTAATGCATGAATAAATTTCTTTACGATATTCCATTGAATTCCTGCTTCGTCTACCATTGGCATTTCTTTCATTTCTGTATAGGTAGTTAGTAATGTATCCATTCCGGTAGTTCTAAGATTCAGTGCAGGAAAATGTGGCATAAAATCGTTACCTAACAATAATGTCATAAAAATGTAATCTTGTAATCTATCTTTTCCCATAGTTTCAGTTATACAATCTGATAATTGATTTATATTCAATTGATGTAGAGTTTCTTTATCTTTTATCATGAATGCAGGAGCTTCGCGTAATAAACTAATTTTGCTACAAATTTGTAAATGATTCAATGACAAAATAATTAGGTCTGAATCTAGACCATAAATCATAGTATGCTGATTTAAATGTTTATCTGGATGATCGCGAATAAATGAAAATAACTTATGTTCTCCTTCGCCAAATTCATTACTAGTGGATAAATAAAATTCATCATACTTACTACGATAAGATTCAAAAAATTTCATTAATTCTGTATCAAGCCGTTTCATAAAGGGTGTTCCAGGAGTAATTTGTACAGTGTCCCATGGTTTTTTTTCATTTAACCATTGACTTGTTAACCATCCTTTGTATCTACGTTCTCTCTGTTGTTTCATTTTTGCCATAGGAGGTACACCATCAAATGCAACAAATACACGAGATGGTTTTATAATTTCTAAATAATAAAGAATTTTATTACATACACGTACAATTAATTCGGTTTCAAAATCATATTTAGAAGCAATTTGAGGCATAGAATGTACTGCATCATAAATAATAGAATTGCTATCTAAATATAAATTATCTACTTTTATAGAATTCAATTGCGAAATGATCTGCTTGTGTCGTTTCATCAATTGAAAAAAATAACTTGGTATACCCATATTAGTTAACTACACAAGTTTACTTTAATTCTATTTATTTATGTAAAATAACCAATTTTATTTTGTTTCGTTAAACAATATGAAATATTTGGGAGGAAAACAAAGACTTGGAAAACATATTGCTATTGTATTAAAAGATTTATGGGAACAAACAAATGGATTAACCCACTATATAGAACCGTTTTGTGGATCTCTTGGTGTTTTAAAAAATATGACAGATTTATCTGTACCTGTTGTTGCAAATGATTATCATCAAGATTTGATACAAATGTGGTGCGAAGTTCGCGACAAAACACTTGTATATCCTGACCATGTATCAGAAGAAGAATATAATAAAGCAAAACAAATTCCAAGCCCGTCTGCATTAAAATCGTTTATAGGGTTTGGCCTCAGTTTTGGTGGGCGATATTTTGGTGCATTTGCTCCTAAATATGTAAATGGAAAAAAAGAGGATTTTTGTAAAGAAATGAAAACAAGTTTAACACGTATAAGTCCGCAAATACAGAAGGTTACCTTTACAAATCAAATGTACCAAGATATGAATCCGGTACATTCGTTTATTTATTGTGATCCTCCCTATCGCCAAGTTAAATTTCCTATACGATACAGAAGAGAGGTTAAACATTATGATAAATTTGATAGTGATTTATTTTGGGAAACGATGCGTAAATGGAGTGAGCACAATTTTGTAGTTATTTCAGAGTTAAGTGCACCTGATGATTTTATTGAAATCTGGAATTTGAACCGGTATCGAAGTGCCTGTCAAAGTACTAAAACTCGTTTTAAAGATCCGACTATTACTACACACCGTGTAGAGAAATTATTCGTCTATTCGAAATTCAAAAACGCCCATTGTAAAATGATTCGACTGTACGGAAACGTAGTAGTTTGAATCATTTTACAATTAATTCTTTGTTCAATATATTTAAATATATTAAACAAATATGTTATATCACAATATGAAAATATATACATCGGTATTGGGTGTGAATATTGCATTAAATCATATTTCAAATAACTTGAATTCACGATGGGTTTATGACAAACCTGCATTAATACAACAAGCTAACAAATGGTCTAAACTAATTCCATGGATAAAACCCTATTATGCAGTAAAATCAAATCCGTTGCCGTATATGTTAAATGATTTGGTCAATTATAAGTCAACCAATGAAGATTTTCAGATAGGATTAGATGTTGCTTCTTTACAAGAATCAACTACTGCATTAACATATACAAATATGGAAAATACAATTTATACAAATCCGCATACAATTCCACATGAAATAAATAATGATCTTCAATTCAATATAAAAGTGATTGATTCCTTATGTGAATTAGAGTTACTACACAAGAATAATATAAAATGTCCCATTTTGATTCGAATGAATAGTGGTATAACGATTGCAAATATTAATCTGAATTCTAAATTTGGGGCAAGTAGATTAGAAGCGTATGATATTGTAAATCTAGCCAATAAATATAATTATCCAATAAAAGGTGTATCTTTTCACATTGGCTCAGGTGGAACATTTTCAAGAAAAGAGGCATTTAAAAATGCATATTATGTGAATGCACTGCCGACATTAAACTATATTGAATTATTCACAGATGAAAAATTAATATTGAATATTGGTGGCGGATTTTTATACAATACAGATTTAACGGATGCAGTAGGATGGACAAAGGAATTACCTTATACAATGATTGCAGAACCTGGAAGATATTTTTCAGAACCATCTCATCATTTATTTGTACAAGTGATTGCAAAAACTTCCAAAGGCATATTCATAGATAATGGTGTATATCATGAATTGAACTGTTTTCATCGAGATCATTGGGTTATGCCAAATTTAGTACATTGTATAGATAATGGGAAGGTAGATACGATTCATAATTATAAAACATCGGTTATCTTTGGACCAACATGTGATAGTTATGATACAATTGGTAAACAATTAATTCCTAGTGATATAGAAGTTGGCGATTGGATACTTTTGCCCAATATGGGAGCTTATACGAATGCAGGAATGGTTGAATTTAATGGAATTCGAGGAGCATCTTCTTAAAAAAATAATATAAATGTAAAATTTTATAACATAGTATGTTTAATCAATCTACTTTTTCTGGAAAGCATTTAATTTGTGATTTTAAAAATATCGAAAATAAAGAATTGTTGAACAATATGGATCAAATGAAAGAAATATCACGAACTATTTGCAAACTTCATAATTTTGAAATTCTTCAAGAATGTCAACATGTTTTTACACCAATTGGATGTACGTTTTTATTTTTATTATCGGAATCACATTTATCCGTACATACATTTCCAGAAAAAAATTATGTTGCCTTTGATTTGTATACATGTCGCGAATATCCAGATAATTATATTTATACAAATATTTACTATTATTTAGTACAAGAATTTAAAGCAAAAGACAGTACTATGCAAATTTTGGATCGTGAATTTTAATTTTCATTTAAATATTAATTTACATTTACAATCTGTAACGGATCTATTTCGTGCACGCGAAACAGATTGAGAAACTGCACCTATACCTGAACCTCTTGTAAACATTATAAATTTATTTGTTGGATGATTTGTGTAAACACCTCCACCTGGATTCATTTTTGTACTTTTGCTCATATACTTAGCATATAAAATCTACTCTATTAATTTGGTGAAATCGGCAACAAATGCCTTGAATTGTTGTTTGTAAAGTGTTGTTTGTTCATGTATTAGTTCTATTATATATCCTTCATTATCATCTTCGTCATATACATAGCTAAAATAAATAGTGATACAACAATTGTTGTGTAATCTAAAATTAATATAATCACTTAATCTAACATTTATTTTTCCGTTGTAGGCTTCAATGATTGCATCAACTAAAATGTCTAAATCTTCAATCGTTTTTTTTGAAAATAGTATAGTGGATGTTGGGCGTGTGCTAATGGTAGGATCAAATTTATATACCTGGTTTAATATGTAAAAATTTCTAAATCCAATTGTGCGGCATAAGGATGAAGTATCGTTAAACTCAACATATACACTATTTTCAGTTCTGTGAAGAACTGCATCTATCGTAATGTTCTTATAAAATATAGTATCAGTTGAATCATAAGTAAATTGTATATTTTTTATGTCAATATATTCTGTTCCTGAATCAGAATATATTTTGGTAGCATTGATTACGGGAATAAAATCCATGATTGTGGTTGCTGTATAAATCTAGAATGAACTGTTTCAATTTTGTTTCTTTCGACACAATTTATAATTTTGTTCCGATTTTGAGTTTTTTACAGTTGTAATCATAAATTCATTATTCGATTGAATCAATTCTGGGTATACTGCACATAATGGTTTATTGACAACCATTAATACTTTATCGGATTGAAGACTTGCTCTAAAGTCTTGAATGGACAATGTTCCTCCAAATTTAGTTAATAAATAATGAGGGGGAGGTGCAGGAATAAAATTTTTAGTGTAATTGTATACAGGTCCATATAAATAATTTAGAAGATGGTATCTTTCAAATACAGTAGAATCGTCTAATTTTTCCTTGAATAAATAGGCTACTGCACATTCTGGACAACAAAATGAACCATATACATGATATGTATCTGCAATTTTACATTTTGGAATGTGAATTGGCGAATTATCATAACTATAGGTACACCAAAAACAATCCGTCTTTGTAATATTCATATCATTTGCGTGTAATTTCAATGCTAATTTTTTAAGTTTTTGAATAATAGGCATATTTTCATCTTCATGCACAATTTCGCCATGACAATTTGAATGTGTATAGGGTTCAATATCAATAGAAATAGTAGAAGATACAATATCCAACATTGAACATTTTAAATGTAAAATAATATTCTGAGAAATACATTTAGGTTCTTCTATAATTATTTTATTTTCTATGATTTTTCCACCTTTAGGTTTACGACCGCGTTTTTTAATTTCTTTTTTCTCTTCCATGCTATTCGTTCAACTAATTATCTAAATATATTTAATAATTGATTTTTTGACTTGTTGAATTATAAAAAATACGATTTTGTTTAAATGTTGGTGTACTACTAGACGATACTGCATTGGCAAATAATCCAGGATAAGGTTGAAGAGTGTTTACACTGGGAATATTTGGTTTTATATATAATGAACTTTTACTAGATGGTATATATCCTTGTTCCAATCGTAATCTAGTTTCAATATCTATATTTTCAACAAATCCGCTCCAAGGTGCAGAATTTCCAGGTAAATAATCTTTTTCTACGTCATATGGTTTTGTATATTCTGTTTTAGTTTTAGATGTTTGGATTTGATCCAAAATAGGTAAAGTTGTATATTTAGTTGGTACGGGTCGTGGAGAAAAATAAAATGCAGGAGTTGTGTCTGTTGTGTTTCGTTGACTAATTCGTTGATTTATTTGTTCAATTCTTTCCATACTTTATTAGTTAAATAAAAAAATAAAATGACTTTATGAAAATGTGTTCCTAAACATTTAAATTTTCTAAATCAGACAGTCTCCAATATTCCATTTTACCTCCAGGCAACGGTCGTCGAATAATAAATGGCAACTTTTTTGCTTCTACTTCCATTCTTGCAATAACATAACTATCAATAATAGATTCATCTACGGATATAAATAACGGTGCACCATTTTCAATCTGAGTTGCTCGTAATCCTAAAACACGGGTGTATTCAAATTTAGTTAAAATAGGAACTGTAGTATGAATTGGATCATCAATTAAATCATCTGAGTTTCTTTTAATAGTACAAAGACCTTTTACTTCATCATAATTAATGGCCTTTTCTCGTGGATGCACTGACATAATTAGATTATGATCCAAATTTGTTGTGAATTTTTTGAAATTTTCTTCTACATAATGTTCACATGGTTTTTCTATTTTAGTAGGAGCAACATCATCCCCATCATCATCTTCGTCTATTTCATCGTCACTATTTATTTCTACTTCTTCATCTTCGTCATCTTCTTCTACATCAACTTCACTTTCATCCGATGAATTTGGCGGATCAATATCTTCTTCATCACTCATGTTATATTAAAGACTAGTATTATTTTTTTATATCAATTTTTATACCGGATTCCCAAACAGTATCACATTTTGCACAAATATAAATATATTTCATTTGTTGATTATCATACCGTACATAAATAATTTCGCGAGTTTCATTCTCTTCATGATTTTCACAAGCGGCATTTGGACAAGGTAAGAAATTAATACGAGGTAAAGTTGGATCTAGTTTGGTATATTGATTCACACTATTTTGAACATTTTGACGAGGTTGATTACAAAATGTACGAGATATTGTACAATCATCATCAATATCTTCTACAGTACCACATTTTTTACATTGATATTGTACCGTATCTTCCACATTCAAATAAAATAAATTGTCACATGTAGGGCAAAATTTCATAGTAGTATCCATTCTTTGTATGGATACTATTTAATTATTAAATCAATTTTCCTTAATCTGTAAAAAATTGTGTAATAATATTTCTGAATTTTTGTTTTCAATATCGCCTGCACTATACGATTCTTCATAAATTTTTCTTAACACATCATCTGGTGCACATGAACCTATTTTATATAGACCACGTTTTAATAAATAATCACGAATTGTTTCCATGGAATGTGTATGAAGTAATTTAATTTCTTTTTCTATTTTCAATTGTGTATTTAAATTTTTAATTAATACCCGAACAGTACGACGATGTGGTGATTTTCCAAAAGATGTAAATTTTTTCACACATTTTGTTGTTGCTGGTTTTTCAATAGATGCTGTTTTCCATTGTTTAAAAGTAGGTTTTTTACCTTTTTTTAAACATCCATAAGGTATATCTGCCTTAATTTCTGTTTTCACCAATATATCTCCTTCCATATGTTCTTCGACAGGTACAACAACCGGTATATCGGTTTCTGTAAGATCTTTTTCAGGATCTTTCATGATTTCAATTTCTTGTAGTGCATTCATAACAGGATCTTCACTTTGTGCAGATTGAATTGATTCTAATAATGCTTTTTTAATTTCTGTTCCAGAAAATTTTTGTTTTTTAGTTTGTTTAGGTTTTCTTAAATTGAATAAATCAAGATTTATTTTAATTTCTTTTTTACTCATAAAATATTCTAAGAAATTCAATGTAACGATCCTTCGCACATAGAATATAACAACCGGTAAATATAATACCAGGCAAGTGGCCATAATGCACTTACAAATACAATAAATGTTTTATCCTTAGAAGACAATACAGCCATAATTACAAGGCCGATGCATCCAATGAGAGAAAATACGGAAAGAACATAAAAGAAAAGACAATTCTCTTTTGGCAAAACTCCGAAAATATCCATAACGTATATTGATATTAAAAATTGATGTAAAATAGTTTTCATAATCAATATATAAAATGGAAGTTAAATTGCTAGACTTTCAAACCAGTACAGTAGATGATGCATTCGTTATTCATATGTTTGGTTTAAATGAAAAAGGAGAAACGTTTTCTATTGAAATACCTGACTTTAAACCATCCTTTTACTGTCGAGTTCCAGATTGGTATACAAAAGCAGATAAAGTTGAATTTCTGAAACACGTACAATCTGTAATTGGTCCTTATATGGCCGATTCTATTGTAGATTGTGCATTACTCAATAGGAAAAAAATGGATGGATTTGATGGTCAACGAGATCATAAATTTATATGTTTTAAATTCAAAGGATTACCGTGTTTTCATAAAGTAAAAAATTTATGGTACCATGAAATACAATCTTCTAAACCTTCTAAATTTAATAAAAAAGATGGGTTTGCTTGGGTATTAAAACAGGAAGGATACAAATTCAAAGGCCACTATATATACCTTTATGAATCTTTTATACCACCCTTGTTGCGATATTTTCATATTAAAAATATTAGTCCATCTGGATGGATTCAGTTATCTAATTATACTCTAATTGAAGATGGTGATAAACGAACTACATGTACATACGAATTAATTATTGGAGCAAAAGATATAGATCCTTTACCGTTGAAAGAAACCATTGTTCCTTATAAAATATGTAGTTTTGATATTGAAGCTAGTAGTAGTCATGGTGATTTTCCATTACCTGTAAAAGATTATAAAAAACTTGCTCAAAACATTGTAGAACAATTTGAACATGAAACTTCTCACACTTCAAAATCTGTACTAATTACATTACAAAAATGTATTAAAGCAGCCTATGGGTTTGATAAACAAGAGTATATTGATATTGTCTACACTAAGAAACCTGTAACAGAAGAACAAATCAATCTATTATTTGAACGATGGATTAAACAACCGTTGAAACAATATGTGCCAAGTGAATCTGTACAGTTACACTCTATTGTAAATGACGATTCAGATGAGGAAGAGACCGTACCACGACCAAAAATAAGTGAATACAATCAAGATGCAACTGTAATCGATATGATGAAAGATACAGATTTTGATAAAGAATCTAAAATAAATGAACTCTACAAAAGTTTAAATAATCTGTTTCCAAAAATTGAAGGTGATAAAGTAACCTTTATTGGATCCACCTTTGTAAATTATGGTGTAAATAAACCATATTTGAATCATTGTATTGTTCTAGGTGGCTGTTCTCCCATTGAAAATACAGTCATTGAATGTTATGATACAGAAGCCAAAGTACTGGTTGCATGGACGGAACTAATCCAGCGCGAAAATCCGGACATTTTGATTGGTTACAATACTTTTGGTTTTGATTGTAAATTCATGTTTCATAGAGCCGTTGAAACGGGTTGTGTGGAAGAGTTCCTACAATTATCTCGAACTGAAAATATTGCTGGAAAATATGAACATGGATCATGGAATATTGAAGAATCTACCATCTTTTTGGCTAGCGGTGAATATAATTTAAGTTATTTCAAAATGCAAGGTAGAATACAAATTGATTTATATACCATGTTTAGACGCGATTATCAACTTGAATCTTATAAATTAGATAACGTTTCTGCATACTTTATTGGAGACAAGGTAATACGACTAGAACACAAAGATACAAATGAAACGTATATTTACAGTAAAAATTTACAAGGATTAGAAAAAACAAATTATGTAGTATTTGAAGAAGTGTCGCATTCCAGTGATTATTATAAAAATGGTAAAAAATTTAAAGCGTTGGAAGTCCATAAAGATTACTTTGTAGTGGAAGGATTGATTCGTCCTGATTTGAAAAAACAGGTAAGATGGTGTCTAGCAAAGGACGACGTAGATCATCATGACATTTTCAGATTGGCAAAAGGGTCGGATGATGATCGCGCAACGATTGCAACCTACTGTATACAGGATTGCAATCTAGTACATCATTTGTTACAGAAAATAGATTTAATTACTGAATTATGTGAAATGGCGAATATTTGTAGTGTACCTATGGATTTTATTATTATGAGAGGTCAGGGTATTAAATTAGCAAGTCTTGTCGCTAAACAGTGTCGGGAACAAGGTATTTTAATGCCAAATCTTCAAAAATCAGATAATGAAGAAAGTTATGAAGGTGCTTTCGTACTTGATCCAAAATGCGGATTTTACTTTGATACACCGATCTTTGTAGATGATTTCAATTCACTATATCCTTCAGTGATTTGTGCAGACAACATGTCCCATGACAGTTTAGTAAGTGTAAAAGTATACGATTTGGAACATAATTTGATACGAGAATTTGGTATGAAAAAGAATGGAGTTTATATATACGATAATTTACCAGAGTATAAATATGTAGATATCCAATCGGATACATTTCAATACATTCGTAAAACACCGAAAGCAGCTGCAGTAAAACACGTATCTGGGTATCAAGTGTGTAGATTTGCTCAATTTCCAGATAATAAAAAAGCAATTATACCAACTGTTCTTGAAAAATTATTGAAAGCAAGAAAAGATACGAAAAAATTAATGGAAACGGAACAAGATCCATTCATGAAAAAAATCTATAACAAACGTCAGAATGCATTCAAAGTAGCAGCTAATTCGGTTTATGGTCAGTGCGGAGCATCTACCAGTATGTTTTACAATAAATATGTTGCTTCGTCCTGTACTGCAGGAGGTCGACAAATGCTTATTTATGCAAAATCAGTTATTGAAAATGTATACAATGGTCGCGATTGTCAAACATCACAAGGTATAGTAAATGTATCCGCCGAATGTATTTATGGAGATACAGATTCGGTATTCTTCAAATTTAAATTAATACAAGATGGACGTGAAATACGAGGAAAAGAAGCGCTAGGAATATCCATGGAATTAGGTAAAGAATCGGGGGATTTAGTATCTTCTATGTTGAAACCACCGCATAAATTAGCGTTTGAAAAAGCAATTTTACCGTTTGCTCTCTTCTCTAAAAAGAGATATATCGGAGATTATTATGAAGAAGATACGGAACATTGTTACCGAAAAAGCATGGGTATTGTTTTGAAGCGACGCGATAATGCACCGTTTCTTAAAGATGGGTATGGAGGTGTTATTGATATTCTTATGAAAGACCAAGATGTTGGTAAAGCAGTTAACTTTGTAAAAACAATGATGCAGAAATTAGTATCGGGTCAAATATCGTTAGATAAATTATGTATTACAAAATCACTAAGATCAGGATATAAAAATCCACAATCGATTGCTCATAAAGTACTTGCGGATAGAATTGGTAAACGAGATCCTGGAAATAAACCAAAGCCAGGAGATCGTGTAAAGTTTGCGTTTGTAGAAGTAAAAAAAGAAAAAGGCGTAAAACAATTACAAGGTAACAAAATAGAAACACCAGAGTATATTCGTGAACATAAATTGGATATTGATTATACACATTACATTACAAATCAGTTGATGAAACCATTACAACAAGTGTTTGCACTATTGTTGGAACAATTGCCTGGATTTGATAAAGCAAAATATGATATGGATTTGGAAAAATTCAAAGATTTGGATAAAGAATCATTTGAAAAAAAGGTAACACTTGTACGTAACAAGGAAATCAAACGACTAATATTTGATGAGTTTTTATAATCTAATCATGAAAATATACATGTTGAGATAGTATATCAATTGGTAATTCATTTTCATAAATAATAATTTTATAAGCATCATGTGTTCTAAAAATACATTTTTCTTTATAAAACGATAACCCTATTTCATTTAAATTTTTAATAAATTCTGATTCCTCATTTTTTGTATCATATCTAGATGCATATGGAAAACTAACAATAAATGTTTGATTATCCTTTGCTGGTCCTTTTTGAGATTTAGGTTTATATGCATATATTTTATCGTGATCTATAAATGTAGGGTTTTGTCGAATTTGTTGTTTTTTCATTAATCGTAGTAGTTTATTTGTATTTCTTATATTTTGTAAATTAACCCACATACTGGTTTCTTTTATAATCATTTCATTGTTCATTTAATTATATTTTTTGTATTTTTAAATAATAAATTTAAAACTATTATAGTATAGTTTGTATGCCATATATTCTAGAAGTTCAAAAATTCAATATAAATGGGCATCGCGAACATCCAGAATGGAATGGAAAAAGTGAACATATTGGATACATGAATAAAGTTTTTAGAACACGACAAGAAGCAGCTGATTATTATAAAAAATATAATCCACATATGCGTTCATTAAATGAATATAATAATTGGCATAGTGATTGGGATCCTAACACAGAATTAATGTATATTGTAAGAGATCATTTTTATGAATATTTAAAAATTTCTCCATTTAATAAAATTGAATAATAAATAGAATCCTAATATCTGTATAAAATGGACCAAACGAAGCTCACGAAATCTGAATGGTGCTCTATTGAAGTTCCTCTGCCTTCATCAGAACAACGTATTATTGAATTTCTAGGGAAAGCATCACATACTCCTGATAAAATAGAACATTCGCTAACTACATTACTTGATTATTTGAAACTTCCTCAAAATCCTGCAGTAGACCTGTTTCTATGCCACAAGTATTTTTCAGTGGAAATGAAAAAGTTAAAATTTAAATTACCACCCAAAGAACAAATCAAATTAAAAAAGGCAGATCAAATACGACTCAATACAAGTGTGGAACAAATTCCGCCAACACTATACGAATGTGTTCTGCTCGATATCTGTAAACTTACTCTAACCAATCCTCATCATTATTACACGCTACATCAACTATTTTCATACAAAATACCAAATCTAAACATGTATTTGAAAGAATGTATACAAAAGTTGCTCGATTCTCATGTATTTTCATTGCCGGATTTGGTTATGAATTCAGTATCCATACTTGAAAACAATGTATATTTATACAAATATAAACCACTACAACTCTATGAACATCAAAAACAATTATTTAAAATTTGTGCACAACCCAATCCAAAACTGATTCTATATACTGCACAAACGGGTCAAGGAAAAACACTATCTCCAATTGGTGCTTCCAACTTTTACGATGCAGTCATATTCATGTGTGCACATCGGCATATTGCTCTAGCGTTGGCAAGAGCAGCGATTGCTGTGAAAAAGAAGATTGCTACTGCATTCGGCGCCAAATCAAAAGAAGATGTCAAACTTCATTATTATGCAGTCACTAAATGTACCCGTGATAAACGAAATGGTAAAATAAAACAAGTAGATAACAGTGAAGGTAACAAAGTAGAAATGATGATTTGTGATATTGAATCATTCGTTCATGCACAAGAATATATGTTACAATTCAAACAAGGTAATAAAATGATGGTTTGGCTAGATGAGCCAACCATTACACTCGATTATGATGAACATCCACTTCATGAACTCTATCACAAAAATTGGCAAAGTAATAATGAAATTACAACGGTTGTATTATCCTCTGCAACACTTCCGAGCAATATGGATGCAACCATTGCCAGTTTCAAATCAAAATTTGCAGATTCCGAAGTATACACAGTATCTAGTTATGATACATCGAAAACCGTACAATTGTTAAATTCAGATAATCAAATAGAAATGCCACATTATCATTGTCCAACGTATGAGGAATTACAGAAATGTATTGGATTCTTGGAAAGTAAACGATTACTTATGAAATATATTGATCTACATGCTATTGTACAATTTATACAAAGACATGCAAAATCTCCAGTAATCGATTTCGGGTATTTCAAAACAGTAGACGATATCAGTATTGAAAATATCAAACGATTTTATATTCATATACTCAAAACATTTACTCCAGATGTATGGCCCACTGTGTACAAAGCAGAGATGGAGCAACGGACTTCCCAACAGCCGACGATCGAATTCTGTACGAAAGATGCTCACACTCTTGAAAATGGTCCGACGATTTATATTACGAGTGATGTAGATAATGTTGCCAAATATTGTATTAAAACTGCAACGATTCCGGATACGGTATTGTCTACGATTTTGAAAAATCTTGGACACAATGCAATACTAAGTGAAAAAATATCACAATTAGAAAAAGATTTGGAAGATGCAAACAGTAAAGAAGAAGATAAAGAAAAGAAAATGTTGAAGAATCAGCTTACGCCTGAAGTGAAATTGATACAAAATAAGTTGTCAGAGTTACATGAACAAATATTGCCGATGGTTCTGCCAGATGAATTCATACCAAATAAGAAAAATCATCTCATTAAATATGGTCATTTGGATAAATTGGAAACTGTATTTTCATCGAATATAGATCCGAATACGGCAAAGGAAATCTTATCTTTGGATATTGATAATAAATGGAAATTATTGTTGCTTATGGGTATTGGTGTATTTGCAAAGCACACCAATAGTAAGTATATGGAAATTATGAAACAATTGGCAACCGATCAATATTTATTTATGATTATTGCTGATTCCGACTACATTTATGGTACAAATTATTTATTCTGCCAAGGTTATATTGGAAATGGAATGCAACTTACACCGGAAAAGATTATACAAGCTATTGGACGAATTGGTAGAGGTCAGCAAGGACAACAGAATTCAATTCGGTTTCGAAATATTCGAGATATTCAAATGTTATTCTTGCCGCAAGAATACAATCCAGAGGTAGAAAATATCAGAAAAATTTATTGTTAAGTAATACACAGTATAAACAATCTTAAATATTTTTTTGGATATATAAACTATGAAAACTGTAATTTATGTATGGAAAAATAATTCCATACATAATAAAAAATGTAATGATATATTTCAACTTGTTAAATCTACTTGTTTTTTGTTTCATTTGTCTAGAACAATGTATTTTGATTTAATTGTAGATATATCGCACCATTCTATTTCAAAATATTTACAAGTACAACCACATAAATATCAACAACTGATTACAGATAATATAAATACTATTCCTGTTGTGCACGATCCTGAAGAATATATAAAATCATCAAACTCTAAAATCATTTTTTTCAGATCCTTTACATATGTACTATGTAAACTTAGTCAGGAATATTATCATTTTATTCAAAGTATACTTGTTCCGTCATCTGTAATTATAAGACGAATAGAATCAATCCAGGTATGTAATATAGTTCATGTGCATATAAATAAATCTATTATTGGTGCATCCACTTATCAACATTTGTTCCATAGTGTTTATACAAAAATTAAACCCTATTTGACACCAACTACCATTCTATTAAGTGACACAAAAGAATTTAAATCTTATGTAAAGAACCTAGATACGTGTATTATTTTTGATACACTTATTGGAAATATTGGGCATACGCCGCATGATTATGCAGTAGAAGATACAATGTTTGATTTATTTCTTATGACAAAAGCATGTAAAATTTATTCCTATTCATGGCATATATCTACACCAGGGTTTGTGAATATAATGTATTTGTATGATATTCCAATTTATAAAATAATTTAAGCATCGTTAATTACATTTAAACTATTAAATACGTTGATAATATCTAAATAATACGCGACCGATGCAGATATAAAATCGCCTGCATAATTTCTTTGAAGGATAATATTGGTATCATACAATATGTAAATTGAAAACAATAATACGACTGCACTGGATATTAATTTATGTGATATATCTCCAGTAATTAAATTAAAAATAGATATTAAAATAAGACATAATAATCCCATAAATAAACCTATTCCGAATCTTGGTCCAAGATTAATTCCAAATACATTTAATCCTAAACCAAGTAATCCCATTAATACAAAAATTCCTAATGTACCATAAAAGGATGTTTGTATAATTGTTTCATTGAAATCACGTGCTCCAATTATAAATCCCATAATAGTTGAAAATACACAGAATAACAAAAATTTGATGACAATAGGCATTGGTAAACTCATCAACATTAATACAACAAAGGCAACCACAAATAATCCTATTGAATACCATCGATTATTTTTTATTTTTTGTTCAGATTCCTTAGGAGAATTGGTTATTGCATACCGAGTAATAAGTAATTGAAGAATTAAATTAGAAAATACAAGAAATAAAAAAGTTTGTTTTGTGCCAAAAATATTTACCCAATTCATAAACTATAATATAGAAAATCATTTTACACAATTCAATTAGGAAAGAAATACCCAAGAAAGATAGTGTTTATCTATGTATTCTCTTGATTTTTCCGTGTTTCCATATGCTTGATAAATTTCTTTTACGTGAATAAATCTTCCAATAAATCCAAAAATCATAATAGGAACTAAACAAACTAATAATCTTGTATTTATTTTATTCGATAACATAGATCCAAAGAATATCCAACTAATCATATTAAAAAACAAAATATAAAGAATTGTATGCACAATGATGGAAATAATCATTGGACCTAAGATTTTTGGTCCAAGAAATTCAGAGATAGTAAGTTTTGGATTTGTGGTGTCTAAATATAATTTTGTAAACATATAATCATGTTATATAAAAATACCATGTTTAAAAAAATTGATTAACTTGTCTATAATTCATATCTACAAAAAATGCCAATCTCAATTAGACATATGGTTGTCATGTATATGATATGGTATATATTACATATTATAGCGTCACATTTATATATTAAATATTGTATACCTTTTACCTTTCATGGAATGTTATTAGCTCCTTTTATAACTACTGCAAGTCATTGTGTACTTTTGCGTTGGACAATTATGAACGGGGGTAATGCACCCATGGTAGTATGGGGAATGGTAATTGTATGGATAACTAAATTTATGATTCCAGCAAATTAAGGATAACGATTCGTAATATTATAAAACTAAAAATATATTATTATATAATGTTTTTACTTGGGTTAATATGTTTGATTATACTTTTACACATCGTCATAATGTTTATAATTGGAACACCAATGGTTTTATTAAATAAAAATAGTATATTAACATTAATAACCTGGGGTTCTTTTATTTTTTTATCGTATTTTTATAAAAATAATTTATTTTTACTTGCACCTCTTTTACTTTTAATTATAAATGAATTTCTCTATATATATTTTAATATAGATGTTTTCGATGGACCATCTCGAACACAATTATTTTATGATATAACTACAACTTACTTTATTAAAAATGCAAAAAACAATACAAATTTAACCGAAGGTATGTATTTACATGATATATATGATGATACCTCTATTATGACAAAAGAAGAAGCACGAAAAATTCATCCAGATGATGCAAGTAAACAAAAGTATGAAAAATTTTGGTTAACTTTAAATATTAAACCATCTGAATATAAGAATCTTAGAATTCTAGATATGGGGTGTGGTAATGGTGATTTTATGAAATATTGTAAATCATTAGGAGTAACAATATCGGGTATAACTATTTCAAAGGAACAAGCAGATATGTTAAAGTCTCAAAATTTAGATGTATATCATGGTAGTTATCGTGAACTTCAATCTCAATTTATTGGAAAATATGATATTGTTACTTTTTGGGGATCTCTTGAACATATTACTCAAAGTTATCCATGTTCTAAAAATGGAGAACGTAAGGCTGATAAGGAACTTAAAAATGTAATGACTCATGTAAAACAATATTATAATCCTGAATCAAACTATAAATTATTATTTACTACAGATTTACACATGAATAAAAAAATATGTAAAGATACAATAAATGCATATATAGTTGAAAGGGCATATGGGGGATGGTATTTTTACGAAGAACCTAATGAAACAATAGGCGACAAAGTAGAATCAATTGGGTTTGAAAAAATTTATCAAAATGATTTCACATATCATTATTACATGGCTACTATAATTGATCCTTCGCATTTTGGATGTCCTGCAAAACCAAACATATATAATATAGCTTCAATATTATTTGGAATATTAATAAATCCACAATTAATTGTTATGTCATTATATACATTAAGAGGAGAATGGATGTGGCAATTTGATAACAAAACACACTTTTATGATGAATTGTGCGAAACATGTACATTCGTAGATAGATCAAAACGTCCTACCACTTTATTATGGAGCGTAAATAAGTTAAATTGAATATAAAAGGTCTCAATCATAATGTCAGAATATTCTTCGCCATATACAGTAAATTAATTTATGATACCGGCAAATTAATTTATATAATTATATAATGAATATAATAGTTGGTTTAATAGGTTTTATAGTATTTTTACATATAATTATAGCTATTATTCTTAAAACAACATCAGTTTTATTAAATAAAAATAGTATAATAACATTGATAACCTGGCTATTTTTTATTTTTTTATCTTATTTTTATAACAATTATTTATTTTTAATTGGTCCTCTTATACTTTTGATAATAAATGAATTTTTTTATATAAATTTTAATATCGATGTGTTTGATGGACCATCCCGTACCCAGTTTTTATATAATATAATAACAACCTACAATATTAAGAATGAAAAACAAAATACAAATTTAACCGAAGGTATGTATTTACATGATATATATGATAATAACTCTCTTATGACAGAAGAAGAAGCAAAACAACTAGATCCTATAAAAGCAAATCAAAATAAGTTTGATAAACTTTTTGTATTTTTAAAAATTGACCCATCTGAATATAAAAATCTTAAAATTTTAGATATGGGTTGTGGTAATGGTGATTTTATAAAATATTGTAATTCATTAGGTATTACAACATCGGGTATGAGTATTTCAGACGAACAAGTTAAATCTTTAAAAGAGCAAAATTTAGATGTATATTTAGGAAATTTTCATAATTTACAACCTCAATTTATTGGGAAATATGACATTGTTACTTTTTGGGGATCTCTTGAACATGTTACCCAATCATATCCTTGTTCCAAAAGTGGGGAGGTAAAAGCCGAAAAAGAAATTATAAATGTAATGTCACATGTAAAACAATATTATAATCCTGAATCAAATTATAAATTATTATTTAATACAACTTTACATATGAATAAACAAATATGTAAAAATACAGTAAATATATATTTATTAGAACGTATGTGTGGAGGATGGTACTTTTATGATGAACCACGTGAAACATTATCTGATAAAATAGAATCAATTGGATTTAAAAAAACAAATCAAGAAGACTTTACATACCATTATTATATGGCTACAAAAATTGATCCTGACCATTTTGGACGACCTAGCAAGCCATGTTTCTTTAATATAGCTGCAATATTTTTTGGAATATTAATAAATCCACAAATAATTGGTACGGCAGTAACATGTCTGAGAGGTGAATGGATGTGGCAATTTGATAACAAAACACACTTCTATGATGCAGAGTGTAAAACATGTACAATTGTGGATAGGAAAAAACGACCAACCACTTTATTATGGAGTGTAAATAAGTTAAATTGAATATAAAAGGTCTGTATCGTACATAGTTACTATGAACTCTTCTCCGTCTACAGTGACTTTATCTTTCGTTGAAACTGAATCGCATCCGGGAGCGGTGGTACATTTTCTTTTATTACATTCAATCGGCAATTTTATATCGTTTATGATTGTATAGTAATACCATTTATCTCTACGATGATGTGCCGGTTTTCCAAATAAAATATGTTTATTAGATCCTCTAGATATATAACCAACTTGGGTATATGTATCGTCGCTATATCGTAGTGGTGGTGCATAGGGATTTCGAACAGTATCTTGTGAATCTTGTACAAGTTGTATATTCAAATTTGGTTGTGAAGGATCTAATCGAGGTGATAGTGAATCCGTTACAGTAACTATTGGTTGTTCTTGTCTTGGCCAAATGATAAAAATGATTCCACACAAAACTATAATAATAACTAAATATATCAAATTATTTTGTTTTTTCATACTATTATTGTATTTAAAAATAATTGAACTATAATTTTTAAAAAATAGATAAGTAAAATAATATGGATTACAAACGTATCCAACTGATTGAGCGGTCATACAATTTAATGTTAAATGCAATGCACGGCAAAACTATATCATCTTATTATAATTTAGATCCAAACATTACAATTACAATTACTAAAATGCATCATGATATTTTCATGGTTAAATATGACTATGAAAATAAACCCCCTCTTATTTCTCAATTAAATTTACCATCTGAACTACATTCTCACATTAAATCATTTCTACACAAAAAATATACGATTTCTTCGCAAATTCATTACCCAGATCATTATCCATATCATGCACCAACTTGGACACTTATAGACACTACTATATCTTTATTTGAACCCGTCAAACAGTTTACATTTTTCAATCAACAATTGAAAGATTCGTGGTTGCCATGTGTGATCATCGAATCCGATATTCTTAATTATATTGTTTGGTTACAGCATTTGATTATTTAAACAATTTTTCAATATAGTTGTAAACTATATCATAACCTTGCGCAAATGCAGTGACATCCCGATAATTTTTTATATTGATTATTGTATTGTATACATTATAAAAAGTTTGATTGTTCATATATAACCATATCAAATAGACTACAAATAAAAGTGATGAATAAATTAATTCTTTATAAGTTATAGATACATCCCATAAATAATACAAAGGTACAACTTTTATCCAAAAATTCATAAATAGTAGACGAATAATTCCATACATTGTATATTTTTTTATCAATGCTACATATACAGCATACACTACTTCTAATAATGCAAGAATGATTAAAAGTTTAGGGGCAACTGTGAGTATATTCATAAAATATAATATAGCCCATGCAAAAATCCAATATGAAAATAATAAATCTGTACGAATTATTTTCATTTATATATTCATATATTTTTATTTGTTAAAAAATTGTAACATTGGTCATATGCATAACCAAGTATAGTATCGCATTTTGAAACTTGAATATATGTTTTATACATACATGAATAATATATACTAGTTATTGTTTCATTATTTATATATAACCATAACAAATATAGTATGAATATCAGGAAAGAATAAAATATTTCCTTTCGTGTTATTTTAATATTCCATAAAAAATAAAGAGGAACAATTTTTATCCAGAAATTAATAAAGAAAAATCTAAAAATATAATAAAAAGATGAGTTTGAAATCATTAACAATACTATAAAATTTTCTACTAGTCCAACAATAATTAAAAATTTTGGAGCAATCGTAACAATATTCATAAAATAGAATAAAAGCCAAGCTAAAACCCAAAAAGAAAATATAAAATCGGTACGAATGATCATTCTATAATCATATATTTAAATTGAAAATCAGTATATTTTTTTTGACTTATTTTTTCTTCTAATTTTATATTTTTTTGATTTTTTCTTTCCTCCATATCCTATATCTGGAGCAAGAGGTGGTATTGTTTCTCTAGAAACTGCTCTATACTCAGTTACATAAGTATCATCTAATTTTTGATAATGTACACGTTCTCTTTTATCTATTACTGCATTACATGACTCGTCTATTATACGAACAGTTTCAACACTATATTTTTTTTGAAATAAATATAAAATATAAAATATAACTTTGGTTGACATCCCCTTTTGGGTTCGAAGTTTAAACAATTCTTTAATTTTCATTAAAATTTTATATGAATTACTTCCATGAGTAAATTCTCTAAAACCAAAAATACGAACAAACTCATGATATGGTATTTGCATTAAATCGCATGTTGTATCCTGATATGCAAACATAATTATAGTTGTAGGTGAATATTCTTTCAAAACCCATTGATTGTTATTTTCAAATATTTGACATGAATCTTTTTTATCTATTTCATAACCATGAGAATCATATCTTTTACCTTTCGAGTAATTAAGTGATCCGTGTGTATATGTTTGGTATTCATTGCAGGTTATTGCAGAACTCATATCAGTTCTTAAACTACGAGCAACTGCTTCTGGAGTGGATGGTCGTCTTTCAAGATTAGTTGGATAACTTAAACACCCATACCCACCTAAATTACTTTTGGTAATATCTATACCCGGTGGAGAACGTATTATATCTGTTGGTAATAATTCTGCATGACCAAAAATATATATTCCAATATTATTTTCGGGTATTTCAATTCTTGTCCGTTTCGAATAAGGATTCTCATCATTTTCCATATATTATAAACTAATATTTTAAATGGTTTAAAATACTGGAATCGATATGTGTTGTTTTATTTCGTCCACGATCTGATTTGTTTAAATATACATAATGGTTAAAAAATATATCATGTTCATCTAGTACAATACTTGGTTTACCATCGGTAATGGTATGCACTGAAAACGTTTTCACATTTTTGGGTATCACGAAATTTTTTTGATTTGTGTGTTTTGTAGTTATATCGCAATTAAAAATGTGTAAAAATTTATTACCGTCTGTAGGTAAATTTCTAGGATTATAGAAAAATTTATTGGACAATACAAAACTTCCAATTGCGGCTGTATTTAGTTGATATTTTTTTAGTGTATCTTCAAAAAAGTCGTGTATATTTGTATGTTTCTGCATATTAATATATTCATCTATATCCATTAATCCAATATATTGACTTTCTGAAAATGCATAAATACAATGATTTTGTTGTGTCGTTTGGCCGCTAATTCCACTTTTTGGTAAACGATAGGGTACATTCCAGCGTATTAATATTACTTGTTTTGAATCAATATAGGTTCGAAGAAGAGTTGTTAATGTAGTGCTATTACTATTATCATAAATAATAAATCTAGTTATACCAATATGTAAATGAAAATCAATCCACTGTTTTATATAATTATCTTCATTTTTGACCAAAGTTGTCATTATAATTTCATTCTTACATATTGGATATGTATTTACATATGTATGAATTACTTCACTGTTTATTCGTAAAACGATTGTTTTTGTGTATGGAATTTTTAAAGTATATACATACGTATGTGTATGTGGACATGTATACATATTCATTTTTTTGTCTCCTACATAAATATCTAATAATAATTCCATAGGTCGTATAATAATAAGCTTGGTATCGTTATAAAAAATATCATAAATATTATATTTTACTATATGATTTGGAAAATTCATATAATAAAAAGAGCATTTAAAAATATAAACTATCGGTAATATTTATTATTTTACCAGTAGATAATTGGGGAACTTGTGTAAATTTATTTCTAGCTAAATATTTCTGCATATTTTGTACTAAGGATGCAACAGAAGAAGACCCTTGTACAGTTTGTAAAAAAGACGTTGTCATTGCACCGGCCCATTTTTTATTAATAAAAGCATCTGCACTAGTTTGAGTATCAGTGCAACCACTAATCATAATAACATTTGAATTTGTTTCTGAAGTATTTGAATTTAAAAAAGTTGGAAAATAATTATATTTCAAATCTAGAACAGTTCCGCTAAAACAACTGTCAAATAACGCAAATAGAGTAACATTTGCCGGCAAAAAATTTTGTATTAATGCTTTCATTTCATCATCTAAAATCATATTAAAATCACACGGAACAATTTGTTCATCCATTTTATCATTTTCATCCCTATTTTTATCTACTGTATTTGTACCATGACCACTATAATGAAAAAAACAGGTATCTCCTGGTTTAGACATGAGAAATAATTGTTTTAATGAATTTAATATGTTCATTTTTGTTGCACGAAATGGTGTTGTATCTGTAATTATACTGCATGTATAACCTCTTGTTTTTAAGAAATTAGATACATTGATCACATCATTGATACACCCATTCAATTGATATTGTGTACGAGCATAATTTATACCCACCAATAATGCACGTTTTTTGGGAACAATAGGTTTGATCAATGTTTTAAAATTATCACTAGTAATATGCATATATTAAGTTTATATTATTTTCTACATTTTAGTTGATCTTTTAATTGTTTAATTCTATCCGAACATGAAACTTGTTCTGAAAATGAATAGGTTGGTTTTATAATTGGAGTACAAATAATTTGTTTGAGTACATTAAAACTTCCTGTAAATACTACAGTATTGTCATATTCAATTGTAAACACAATATTTCCAGTAACAGGAGGTACTGCAGTAAATACAATAAAATCGTTTGTAGAATAAACAACTGTATCTATTAATGTATCCCCAAAATATAAATAGTATGTATCGCCTAGAATAAATGTATTATTGTAAGTTATAGTAAATTCAGTATTTTTATATATAGTATTAGGTAATAAAACATCACCTAGAATAGTCCAATTGTTAGGAGAACTTGTTAATATAGTTCTAGCTGCTTCATCTGTATAAATTAAATTAGATGTACTAAAGGTAACATTGGGTACAACAGCTAAATTACTCCAATTATTCAATAATAAATTATACGTGGAAGTAGATAATACAAGTCCATCAAACATGTTTTCCATACTGGTCACATTAGATACATTCCAATTAGCTACGTATAAATCAATATATGTATAATTATCCAAATTATCATATTGAGTTGGAAAACAATAATTTAAGTTAGTTACAGAGGATGGTAAAATTTGCGGAACTTCTATTAAATTAATACAATTGGAAAATGCATTGGTTAAAGAAGTGATTCCAATAGCTCCAAAACTAGTACATCGAATTAAATTTTCTGCAGATGTATTTATATTTTCGCTAGAATCTATATTAGACATAGATAGAACAGAACCATAAATTTTTACAGTAAAAATACCATCATATAAATATGTATGAGGAATAACAGTATCTAACGATCCATCTCCCCAATCAATATTTGTAATACCTACTGTATCTAATACGGGTGGAGTAAATACAAAGTTTTCTGAAAAATCATATACTAATATAAGAGGTTCTGACATATTATATATAAATATAATATATGAAAACTAGTAAAAATAAAGGTGGTGGATTTGAATATGGATTGCGAATTGGTCCAAAAAATAACCGCAAAACTCTTTTTAAAAAAAGTAAACCAGGTATTTTAGATGGTCGTACATGTTATCAAATAGGACCTATTAAATGGTGCACTCGCGAACAACCCAAGACTGGAACTAATCCTGTAAATCCTGTAAATCCTGTACGCAAGACTATACGCAAGACTATACGCAAGACTATACGCAAGACTATACGCAAAAAATAAAAGAGTAATGAATAAAACACTAAAACGACAATTAAGAAAAATGAACAAACTTAAATGTAGTAAAGTTGGTCCAATTCGTTGGTGTCATCAAAAACGTGTAACCAAAAAGGGTACTCAACTATGGAAATGGAATCTTCTTATAAAATAAAAGTTAAATATATGATACTTGGAGGCGGACTTGCCGGATTATATACTGCATATGAATTATTAAAACGTAATCCCGATCGTAAATTAGTTATTCTTGAAAGGGATACATTAGGTGGTCGTATTTTTACATACAAAGATAAAAATATGATGGTTGAAGCTGGTGCCGGTAGATTCAGTAAAAAACACAAAATTTTAATGAAATTAATTCACGAATTTCATTTAGATAAAAAAATAATTCCAATATCATCTGACGCAACATATGCAGAAGGATCGCCCTACAATTTAAAAGTAGTTTTAGGGAAAATCGTGGTTTTCAGTCAAATAGATCCGTTACACGATCAAACGAAACTATCGTTTATAGATTATGCCCGATTAGTTGTTTCTAAAGAAGAAGTACAATTTATAGAAGATTCATTCGGATATTATACAGAGTTGGTGGCAATGAATGCACGAGACGCAATTGCTTTATTACACAATTTAAATGAAGAATTTTGTATTCTAAAAGGCGGTTTATCTCAAATCATTGATGCATTAGTAAAAGAGATTGAAATGTGCCCCAATACAGAAATTCGGAAAGAAGAAGTCATTGGTATTCAAAAAATGAATAATCAATACCACATTCGTACCAATAAAAATACATATACTACGCCATTTTGTGTATGTACATTTACTGCAGATGTATTAAGAAAACTTGCATTTTTTAGACCAGTTATGCATTTATTAAAATATATTACAAGTTCTCCTATATGCCGTATTTACAGTACGTTTGATAAACCATGGTATAAAAAAATACATAAAATGACGACAAAATCGCCCATGAAAATGATCATTCCTTATGGTAAAAACGTCGTTATGTTTTATATGGATAACAAATTTGCATCTTTTTGGCATGATATTTATTTAAAACAAGGTATCTATGGTGTAAATAAAATGTTAATTTATCAGGTAAAGAATGTATTGGATATAGATATAAAGCCAATACACACTAAAATGTTTTATTGGGAAAATGGAGTAGGATATTGGACAGTTGGTGCAAAGAAAGAAATAATCATGCCCAAATTACAAGAACCATTTCCCAACTTTTTTATATGTGGCGAAAATTATTCGCAACATTATCAGCAATGGATGGAGGGTGCATTAGAGACAAGTGACAATATATTACAATTTATTGATTAATTTTTTTGATATTTTTATAGAGAACATAACCAGAACATAATGGAATACTAATTGGATAAGTCAACCCTGTTATAAATCCAATACCTGTATATCCTAGCCAATTTGAATAAACAGACAATAATGAAGTATCCGATTCTTTAAGACCACTATAAAGTCCTGAATAAAATCCAATAAGAGTAGGTATAAATGTCATCATAGGTAAATATGTTTTGTATAACCGAATACTCATTTTATAATTATTCAAAACATATCTTTAAACAGTATCAAATAAAAATAGAATATATTGCATTATTGTTAATTGACGAAACATAAATTTTTGTAATGTCATTAATAGTATAGTTGGTTAACATTAAAAAAGGAGCTACATTATCAGTAATTAAAGGTATTTTAACCCAATTATTTTGTACTTGTTTGGAATTTATATTAATTTTGCTTATACTAAAATAATTAGATACATACATAATGCCATTATAAATGGTTAATGAAATTGGTAGTAACAATCCAGCCGAAGCTGGAATCCAATCTTCAATTACTGCATTAGTTAACAAATCATATCTAGTAATTGTATTTATTTCAAAATTTACAATATATAACATATTATTATATTCTCGCATTGATACCATAATCTCATTAGGTGTATACCAATCTAGTATCAAACTACTAACACCTGTAGTTAAATTAATTTTACTTATTTGACTGGACCCTGCACTAACAAAATTAATGATGTACAAATGATTATTATAAATAGTTAATCCAAATATTTGTCCTAATTCTTCTGTAGCAGGTATCCATGTTTCTGATACACCTGTAGTTATATTGATTCGTATAATTTCATCTTGAATACCCGTATATAAATAATTACCTTGAGCAACTAAATCAAATGCTATAAAATTATCTGGAAATTGAACCCATTGGGCATCAAATGCATGTGTAACTAAATTATATCTACTAATAGTTGTATTTAAATAAAAGGATGCAATATAAAGATAATCGTTATATACACATATTGCTATAGGCTGTTGTATACCAAGTATTTGTTTAATACAGTTACCTCTTAATGATTTACATTTAACAGAAAATAAATTATCTGCTTTGCGCCGTGCTAAAACTCGTTCATACCCGCCATGTTTTACTCCTTCATTGTTTACATTTATTTTGTTGTTGGTTGCATTCAATACATTCATTCGAATTTCATGTGTAGGAACTTTTGGTTTTGCAATAAAATTCATACTTTATTCCGTTATTTTTTCTAAATCATTGACAAAAAACAATAATTCAATGTTATCTTCATGAATTGTATTAAAAATTGTTATATATTTACATAAAATTTGTATGATTTTATATTTGATATGATCTTCATATAAAGGTGATAGTTTCAAATATAAGAAATAAAATTCTAATATATCAATAACCGAATAACCATCTTGCTGAATAGTGGTGATTGTTTTAATTGCATTTATTTTATCTTTTTTCAGTATAAAAGAAGTAAATGTATCAAACAATTCATGTTTAATATCAGTACATAATTGATATACACAATCGGGTGTAATTGGAATTCTTATTAGTTTAAATTTTTCAAGATAGTTGAGTAAAACACGTGAAGATTGTCGTGATATAGTTAAAATATGAGGAATTGATTCAGGTTCAATTTGAATTTCTTCATTCGTCATTACTTTTTGTAGTAATGTTTCTAAATAAATGTTAGTAATGGTCGATAATTTAATATTAATAAGACGGGAATGAATATTATCAATAATTTTTTGAGGATTGCTACATGTTGTTATAAAATGTACATTGTTGCTATATTTATCCATGTAATTTAAAAAAATTTGTTGGCTTTGATTGTTGATCAAATCCAAATCATCCAAAATAATTATTTTTTTCTTTCCAGGAATACTAGAAGTTGTTTGACAAAAACATTTTACATCTGACCTATAATATTGTATACCTTGTTCTCTCAAACTATTAATAATTAAAATGTTATCATGAATTGCAGTTTCATTTTTATAATATTCATTCACAATAATATTACTTAAAATTGTTTTGCCCGTGCAGTGGCCCCCAATAATGATAATGTTTAATAAATTAGACTGTATTAAATCGTATACCATTGATTTCATTGTAGTTTCCATGTCAAAATCTTGTAGTGATGTTGGCATATATTTATATACAAATGGGCAATTCATACGTACATAATTAATTGTTGTTTATATTTGTGCGTTAATTAATATAGAATTATTCATAATTAGATACTATGGAAAGTATATTCCAGAAAATATTAAATCGAGATGGAATAAAACAACAAGTTGTTGATTTTTTAAAATATTTCGATGAAAATAAAAATAATATACTTACAAAACGTTGTATTTATCTGCACGGTCCGACTGGATCCGGTAAAACAAAATTTATTATGGATATTTTAAAAGAATTAACCTATGATGTTATTAATTATGATGCATGCGATTCTCGAACAAAAGACATTATTGACAATATTAGTACATACCATTCATCGGATACAAATGTGATTAGTTTGTTTACAAAAAAGAAAACAAAAATAGCCATTGTAATGGATGACATTGAATGCATGAATAATGGAGATAAAGGTGGTATTAATACATTAATTAAACTGATTCGTCCTAAAAAAACAAAAAGACAAAAATTAGAAGGAACAACTCATATACCTATTATTTGTATTGGAAATAATTACATGGATAAAAAAGTCAAGGAACTTATGAAATGTTGTACGGTGATTGAATTAAAATCGCCAACTACTATCCAAATCAAACAAATATTACAATATTTAATACCAGGTAAACCTGAATATAGTGTATATGTAGATCGTGACCTGAAAAAAATTATTCAATTATATACCATCGTGCATAACAATAAAATTAATCCTTTGTATTTGCCTTATTTGTTTGAACCAAAACCAATTAATGAAGATTCCAAACAAATTACAAAACGAATTATGAATACACCTATGAAATTAAAAGATCATTGTATAATGAATGATGCAGACAGAACCATTGTTAGCTTATTATGGCATGAAAATATTATTGATTTATTTGAAAAAATGAATATTACCAATGTTATACCATTGTACATACAAATATTAGAGTTGATTTGTTTTTCAGATTATATTGACCGAATAACATTTCAAAAGCAAATATGGATGTTTAATGAAATGAGCTCAATTCTAAAAACATTTTATACGAATTATTTATTTCAAAAAGAAAATGTAAATCATCACAAAATTTCCGATATACGTTTTACCAAAGTACTTACCAAATATTCTACGGAATATAACAACATAGGATTCATTCAGCGTATATGTAAAGAATTAAATATGGATAAAAAAGACATGTTTTCCTATATGCAGCAATTAAGAAAAATAGAGAATGTAAATAGTATGATGCAGCAAATAGATCATACCGATATTACACTATTAGATATTCAGCGTATTTTCAGATTTATGGATAAAAATATTTAACATGTATATGGATGATGGTCAACGTATAATGTATATAGCCATATTAGGAGGAGCATGTTTTTTAGCAGGAAATGGATGGATATCGGTTACAGATCTTAATGCAGAAATTGAACAAATTACACAAAAAGGCGGTAAAAGAAAAACACGTAGAAAAAAACGAAACTAATAGTATGAAAACACAAATTGCTGTAATTTCAGCTATACTAGGCACAATCATTTTAAGTAGAGGTGTATGGCAATATATCCATGAAAGAACACAACCATTAACACGCGCTCAATCATTAACAAGTCAAAGACGAACACAACCATTGACACGAGAACAATTACAAAGACATACACGAATACAACAATATTTACAAGAGCAAAGAGCAAGAGAAAGACGTATACAATTACAACGTGAACAAGAACGGCGTTTAACTCAGCGATTAAGACAATTACATAATTCTACGATTCGTGTGTAAATTTAATAATAAAATAAATCATTATAGTATGGAGGGCGGGGCAGTGCACGGGGAAGGAATGAAAGGGAGGGTAATAGATTATGGAACATTGAGAGAAGATTTGGAATCACTCGAACATATAAAATTGGATAATGTTACCAAAGTAAACGTATATATTTTGGAAAAAGAGGATATTATAGAATATGAAAAAGGTCCTGAAATAATAGATGAATTAATACATTTGGATAAAAATCAAAACTATGTTGTAAAAGAATTTACTATACCTAATTTGGCAACACGTACATTCGGTCAATCTAAAAAAACATATATGATGCGTGAAATTGATGGATTTAAACACATTTTACCAGTTGTAAAAAAATATGGTATTGTAGGTATTCCTTATAAAAACAATACATTGATTGGATTTGAAATTGTTATGAAAAATAAAGGTTTGTTTGATAGATCTAATTCTAGATGTTTTATAGTAAATATAAAATGCACGCAAACCATGTCTGAATTAATTGTAAATAAATTTACAGAACAAGAATTTGTGCAATTTGTAGACAATATTTTATCAACGTTAGTAGACATACAAAATTTGGATGTTGCACATGGTGACATCAAACTAGATAATATTATGAAATGTCGCGATAAATATGAATTAATTGATTGGGAAAATAACAGGCTATTGGAATATAAAATTTTAATTAAAAATAGATATTTTGGATTATCACCTATTTATTTTAAAATATTGTATGGGACAGCTTGGTATCCTGCATTCAAAGTTGCTTTATTAAAATATTATAAGGAAACTGGCGGGTATGATACTGAAGTATCTAGCGAATATGCAAACAATATCATAGAACATTATAAACAATGGTTTGATAAATATACACTAGAAGAAACATTTGAAAGTGTTAAATATTCGTTGGATTTGTGTCCATTAGGAATGATTTTATATGGAATTCTACAACGAAACGAAAATATAAAAAAGATTCATAAAGAATTCATAATGAATTTGTATAAAATGAAAAATGCATCTGTTGCCCTAAAAGAATTTAGGAAATACAATCATATTCGAAAATCAAAACATAGAATACATAAGAAAAATAAAACACGAAAAAAATAATTGTTATGTTTTGTAGTTAATATAACAATTATATCTCAGCCATTGTTAAACCTTGTTTCAAAAGTTTACTAATTCTAGATGGGTGTAAAGCAACCGATAAAAGTTCATCTTGTAGATATTCTAAACGTGCTTTAGCCATTTTTGTGTAATTGTATTCAAAAATAGATGGGTTACATGATATCCAATAACCATCGATTTTATCTTGATTTTCTTTTAAAATGTCAATGGCTGCAGGATTCATATTCAAACAACGCCAATTGATTTTATCCAAATGTTTATTCATATGTTCTATAGCAAGTGGATGTGTATTTTTTGAAAATGAATCCCATACTATTTTTTCAGGATTTTTTAATAATATATGTATTGCTGCAGGGTTTTCAGATAAAGGTTTCCATTTCATTTTATCTAAATGTTTTTCGATTAACCATAATGCAGATGGATTTGTGCCGATTGTATTCCATATAACTTCAGATACTGAATCTTGTTGATCTATATAATATTCAATAAGATCGATTGCCAATGGATTTGTATTTTTACATAAATGGTACAAATTGTGTTTCATGTGATGCGATTTTACCAAATGTAGTGCATTGGGATTTTCTAACAATTGTTCTTGTACCCATGGACTATTGATATAAGCACACTCTTCTATCAATGGAATAATTGCAGGATTTTTATTTTTAAACCAAGTTCCTTTTTTGATTAAAGTTGGGTCTTGATAAAGATACTTTACTGCATTCGGATTTGTGGATAAGGATGACCACGATTTAACAATCTTATTTTCTTCTATATAATCTAGTGCATTCGTATTGAATTGAATCATTTGATCCGACAATATAGTAGGGGAGATCCATGGTACCAACTTCATTGTATTATAAATAATAATACTCTTATTGAATTCAATTTTTAAAAATTGATCTTGTTCATCGTTTCATTTAATTGTAAATAAAATGAATGATGATGTTATCAGTGTTATTAAATCATTTGCAGGAATTACTTCACTTGATATAGCAACTGCTTATTGGAAATGGTATCCAGAATTAAAATCCATGAAAACTACACATTTTAAAATCAAACAAATTTACATATTAATACAATTTATTAACATATTATATAAGCAGTGTAATATAAATTCATTTACTATTTTACATGAGAAAGAATATATAAAAAGGGCTATTAATAACTATTTTCTAACAAGAAATACAGTAGATGACTTTTCATTGGCTATTGCGTTTGATTTGTGTGGATATCAATTAGATGTGTATCAACATTATAAAAATCCATTACAATGTCGTGTTTTAAATTGTGACAAAACGGCAACTGATTATAAAATATAATTTAAAAATTTAATAACAAGTATTAAAATGCCAAATGATTGTTGGAATACGATTACAATTACATGTAATAGTATTGAAGAATTGAATAAATTAGAATCAAATGAATTACAACATAACAATAGTTACCATCCATCTATTATTATGATGAAACGAAGAGAAAAAGGTATTAAATTTTCACAAACCACAGCATGGAATCCTGATTATAAATGGTTAGAAAGTTTGGTTACTAAATATCCCAGTGCATGGATAAAAAATGAATGGTATGAAGAAGGTGGATTTGCAGGAGTTTGGGTAGGATCGGTTAACGGTATTAAATGTATGGAATGGGAAGATTTGTGTATTGAAGCGAAATATGAAATATTTGATAAATAATTATTCATTTAATTTTTCTAAAATTTTATGCAGTAGGGTTTTAATTAATACTAATTCATGTTGTACATCAACAGGATCAAAAATATTATAAAGAGGCACATCTTTTGTTTGTTGTATTGTATTCACACGTTCTTCAAAAAATGTTTCTCTACTAGATTTTGATTCAGGATCTATTGTTTGCATACTATTGATTGCCGGAACAAATAAACTTAAAAATACTTTATTTTTTTCAGTTAACGTATTGTCTACTTTATCTGCAATTTGAATATTTTCTTCAAATACTTTCATAATTTCTTCTTTGTTCAATCCTGGTCTAAATAAATTCATTTCACAAACAAGATCCCATAACATTCGTTTATTTTCATTTGTATTCATACACTATAATAAGTTAGATCTTTATTAGGAATTAAAATATTTTTTTCTTAATTTTTCCATGGCTTTATCTGGAAATCGTTGTTTTCCATTAAATAAATTATAATTACGAGTAGTTAACATAGTAACGAGGAAAAATAATGTATACATACCACATTCTGTATTTTCAAATTGATGTTCAGAAGGATAATTTTCAACAAATTTAAATTTTGGATTTTGACCTTGAATTTGATCAACTAAATGTTGAATATTTTCATGTATTTTTTCTCCGGTAGAATCAAAATAATAGATAGTTTTTTTATGCATATGAATAAAAAGAGAAACCCAATGTGTGCCACTTCCATCATGTGTATCTAAATTAAATACGATACCAATATATTTATGTTTAGTAGTATTTACATTGAATGCACACAATTCTGGCCAAACGCATTTTCCATATTCTTTAACATAATAATCAGAAGGAGAAGGACCAATATATTTAAATTCAGGGTAAGCTTTTTCATATTGACGTAATACTGCAGTTATATCTGTACTAGATAACCATTCATTTTTATTGTTTTTCCAACTATCCGGACATTTGGGGGCAAATACATCTTTTACAGGTACGTTTAATTCTTTTGCCCAACAAGATTCTGTTTTACAATTTTGAATATTTTCATCTAATTCCTGCCAAATTTTTACAGGATTTTTTGTTTTTATTTTTTTGCTACGTGTCATATTATATTTTCGTTTTAATGTAGTAAGTTGTGCACTAGAATAACACGAATATCTTTTATTCTTTTTTGTAAGTGGAGAACATACTTCAGGGTTTACCATGTATTAAAAACATATTTTTTTGTTTTTTCTTAATGAGAATATCTATTTTTTTAGGAACAAAAATAAATTGGTCTCCATTAATAGGAACAATTTCTGATTCTTTTTCTTTTTCTTTTTCTTTTTCTAATTCTTGTTTTTTTAGAAACCGAATACAATCGGATACATAAGTTTGAAATGAATCTATATGAACTGTATTATTTTTTTCAAACATTGCAGTAGTTAACTCTATAATACGTTGTTTATAACTTTCATCAAATTCTTGTATAGGACGCAGTGTAGTACTTCTCTTTGGATTGAATAAATAAGTAATGGTTGGATCCATATTACTTATTTATATTATCGATTTGTATTTCAAACTTCTCATGAAAGGGATTTGAACCCTTGGCCTACGGATTTACAGTCCGTCGCTCTACCAACTGAGCTATCACGAGTGATGTCCAAAGAAGGAGTTGAACCTTCTATCGCTAAATTACCTTGATGCGATTTACCGAATTGGACATGATTAATTATAAGATTATTTCTTTAAATTATTTAAATTAATATAATGTCATAGTGAAATAAGTTAGTACACCAACTATTAATGAACGAACAATTAACGACTGATCATCATCCCGAATACCCATTTTCTTAACGTATTTAAATACAGGACTAGAAGCAAAAACAACAAAAAGAATCATATTGATTAAAGTGCCTACAATTCTGTAATCCATAACTATAGACTATATTTTTCCTAAATTGGAATAGAAAATTCCGTACACCAATGAATCCATTTTTCTTTCGAATCGTCATTATATTGTAAATGTTCAAATTGTATTTGACCATACATTGCGTTCAATTCATTTATTTTTGTTATAAAATAATACGGTATGACTAATTTATCATAATTGTCAATTTGAACTATTTTTTTAAATTGTGTACATACAATGTATTTTACTAAACTAGTATTACTAATTGCTCTAGGTTTACAAATATGTACGTTTTCATAACAAGCACATAATAAATAGATTAATTGTATAGTAGAATGCTGTGTTGTATCTGTAATTCGAAGAAAACACATCCCTCCTGAAATTTGATGATTCAATACGTATAATACTTGTTCCTTAAAATTATCAATATCTCCTATAATTAATTGTGTTGACTTTACTCGTAATTTGAAAGATATATTTTGTTTTATCCAATCAAATGCTTCTATACATGCATTGCTACCAACATAAGTAATTTCTGTAGTATCAGGAATACGATTTGTATGTAATAATTCTAACATAACAAAAAAAGAATCGGATTTAGGTTTGTATTTACTTAATGTAATAATTTTATCTTCTACTTCTGCACTTGTTTGAAATGTAGTTAAATAATGTTGTAGAGAATTACATGGAGTAAAATAAGGAGTTTCTCCTTCCTTATAAGATATATTTACTTTGGGTAATATATAATTCATAACGTTATACAAAATACATATTTAACTAATTTACAATAACCTTAAAATCATGGACTTTGGTTGCACGAAATTGTATATTTTTTCGTTTTTGAAAAACATAGTAACGATTTAAATATGAAATTGCTTCTTGATTTGGATCAGCTGCCATACCATTTTTATATTTACTATCTAGCGATTTAAATAGACCAGTACCATCCGGAAACTCTTTAATATGTGTTGCCAATTCAAATCCATGTTTGGACATAACTGGTATGAAATAATCGGCAAAAACTAAAAATTCTTGTAGAAATTTATCCTTGTTTAACGTTTCTTGTTTTACTCCAATCGATAAATTAATAAATTTAGTAGGATCTCGTGCATTCACTTCTGAATTCTCATACTGTTTTTGTATATTTGAAAATGGAATGATTGCTTTGTCTACAGTAGTAGATAATTTAAATGTGCCCTGTTCATCATGTGCAGTAGACATGGATTCGCCCTTTTTAATATTTTTTAATAATTCTACAATACTTTCGCCATCGAAACAAGTTGCACAAAAATATCCACCCAATTGTATACAATCCATTAAATTATAAACAAATTTCATTACAGATTCTTCAGAATCAAACATATAATGTAGAGCAAATTGTATACTTCCGATATCAAAACCTTTACTACATAACCCATATGGTATTTTTGTTTGTTCTGACAACATAGGAGGATATGTTGTTTCCATTCCAAATAAATACTGTACTATTTTGTTTTCATAATCAGTTTTTATAGCTTCGCCATTTTTAATCATTAAACTACTACTTCCTTCTACAAATATCATAGGTGTTACTTCTTGTCTAATTTTAGCTTTTTGCATTTTTTGACGAACTACACGAAGAAATGCACCATCTGTTTCATTATGTAAATTGTCATTATTAATATCAATACCAAGTACAAATGCACATTTTGCTTCATCCCATTTTTGAATATCTCCACCTTTACCAGAAGCAAAATCAATTAACATTGGATTTCGTCGATGTTTTATTTTGATTTGTTCTGCAATTTTACCAATTAACATTCGTTTCACATCATTGTGAAAATCTCGTATTAATTTATTTTTTTGTTTATCTTCTTTTTCTTTTAATGTATAATATTCACTATTTAATTGATTTGGACGAAGTGATTCATTCACATCGTCAGTTACATCTTTAGGTTTGATTAACATATCATAGGTAACTGGATTATGTATACTTATCCAATTTTTTACTGCAGTAGTATATGCATTCGGATCTGTTTTATCCCAACGAACCCGTATAGGTGTCCATCTCCAACCTTTTTCTTTTACCATATCATATTTAAATTCAACAATAGATCCATTTTCAATTACTTCAACTTGATTTTCACTAACTGTACAAATATTTCCTTCTTCATTTGTATAACAATTACAAATGTATGCAGAAACATCATATGGCCGACCTCCTATAAATGGTATACGCTTTTTACCATTTGAATTAATATCAAAATTCTGATAAACAGATACAGATGGACATACAGTATAATCGGATACAGGTCTGTTTGCATATGCAGTATACGATGATTTCAAGGTAATTGTTTTGTAATCACGACCTGTTATTGTTTTTTTAGGTGTATTATCAATATCTACATAAAAATCAATTGTATTTTCTTCGGGCGGTTTCCATTTAAAATTCAAATCCCACGTAGTTCTTCGATTCAAAATAGGTGTATCTTTATTACTTTGACCAACACCATATTTAACAGGTGTTAAAATGAGACCGTCTTTGTGATAGGGGGTTGGAGTTTCGTATAATAATCTACAATTTCCTTCAGAATAGGGTAAAAATCGTTTATATTGTACTCCATATTTTTGATCTAATAAATTAACATTTAAAAATACAGTATTTACAATACGCATTAATACCTCGCGACGTATTGGTAAATGATACTTTCTTATATCATTTGTATCAATACCTAAATTAGTTTTATTTTGTTCTGTCATTGGTTCAATATTCAAATAATACATATCGAATGCATAAAAAGTATTGTGAAAATTATGTTTAGAATCTTTAAACACATGTTCGCCATCTAATAACATAGGACCACTTGGCAAACCTTTTTGATTTTGTAGTACACAATTCATATTTTCAATTCTACCCGAAGTTGGAATAAGATATAGTTTGGATGACTTTGAAATAAATAATAGTTTACGCTCTCCATCCGCTTTATCTGTTACCATAAAATCATCTTCATTCAAAATTGGAATATTATCCTTTTGTAATGTAACTGTATTTGGTCCTATAAAATTCAGTTCTTTACTTTTTTCGCCAGATGGAAAAAGTTGTTTGTATTCTTCTTGCACATCTGCAATTTCTTTATAGGAAATAGGATAATTTGTTCTCTGTAGACCTTTCAAAACACTTGTCATCACAAAGGAAATTTCAGGTTTTATTTCTTTCTCTGACAATTTTTTATCAGGTAGTTCTATTAATTCTGCTTCTATTTCATATTGGGGTACCATATTGAATACTTGTGTCATTGTTTTTGTTGGACTATCTCTTAACATTTTTACAATACTACAATCTACAACCACATGGGGATGATCCGGATGATATAATTGTAAACGTTTCATGAATCGAAATGTATTTTTTTCGGTAATTGTTTCAACTGTTGGTTTGGCCGTTTCTGAATTTATTGAGAATTGTACATTGTATAAAGGATGAGTAAATGGGTCAACTACTTGTTGCTTTTCCACATATTTCATATTTTCTATGGTTGGATTATTACAATATTTTTTAATATTCTCAATACCATCTATTTCCGACCGAATATTTTTACCAACCGATATACGTAACAGAGATATACGTTCTTTAATTTTAAATCCACACATAAGTAACCATTCAATTACATTGTTATAATCACTTCTAGTGATTTTATCAGGAAAATAATGTTTAAACCGTAACTCAAATTCGTATTTAACCGAATCTGTATTTTTATGTTTAAGATACGATTCTAATATTTTATCCATTATATGCTATATACATATAATAATATTTAATCAATTTTAAAAAAGGATATTTGATTGAATATCACTATATATTTGTTTTTTTGTTTTTGAAACCGGAATAGTTAATTTTATTGCAATATCCTGAAGATCTTTTAATTTATAATGCGATAATGCATATAATGGATGTGTTACATGGTAATATTCCAAATATTCTTGTCCTTCCCATGGAATAATTTGATGATTATCTATGATATGCGTTGGTGGATAAGATCCAATACGATAAATACAATTATCTACTACCCATACATTACACTTTTTCCATCTACATAATCGTATGAATGTATTCAATGTAATAGTAGATTCAATATCATCCACAATTGTTTTTGGTGCATTCGCCAATATATCTATTTTGGTAGTAGACGTAAGATTGATAAAACAATCTAAATATGGGTCACGTAATTTATAATTATCAAAATTTATTTTATTTAAAACAAATTTTGAAATCTTCATACTTTATTAAAGAACATATCTTTAAGTTCATCCTTTTCCTGTTCGGTTTGATTAATTTGTGATTCTTGTAGGTTGACATAATCAATATAATTTTGAAGTTTTTGTGTAATTTCTTGAGATAAATTGGATAAATTAATAAAAATTCCATTTTGATTTTCATTATGTGTGCATTCATATTGTTTGATTAATAATTTTCCAATTTCAATTTGATAATGTTTGGGCATTGTTTCAATCCGATCTTTCATAACATGTAAATTCATAATAACCCATACTTTTATTTTTTAACTCTTTTTAAAAATTGATTTACTTTCATAGATATATATGTGTAAAGATGGAACGCCGTATTTTAGATAAAATTACATTGCAAAATGATACGTTTATGAAACAACTAGTGACTGAAATAAATAAAGTAAAACAAGAAGAATCTGACGTAGATCATCTTTTAAATTGGGTGCAAACGATGAAACTCGTAGATATATCAAAATCAGACTTCAGTAAACGCAAACGCGCTAAAAATTGTGTTCCTCATGATTCGCGATGTGAAGCTCGTTGTGCAAAAGGAAGTGGTCATGAAGGGGAACAATGTACACGTCGTAAAAAGGATGGTCATTTATATTGCGGTACCCATACCAAAGGTATTCCACATGGAATTATGAAACAGGCTGAACCTGTTTTTAAAGAAAAAACCATTTGGGCTGAAGAATATAGAGGAATTATGTACTATATTGATGAAAATAATGTATATGACACTGAAGATATTAAGAAAAATAAGGTAAATCCTGAAATTATTGGATCCTGTAAAAAGGTAGGAAATTCGTATGTTATACAGTTAAAATAATCATATAATATATGACATGTTCCAAGGATTTAACATTTGAAGAATGTGAGTTAGCTATATTACGTGTAAATGCAGACAAAATTGAAAAACAGCAAGGTAAAATATTAGTAGAATCTCCAGAAACAAAAACAATTATAAAATTAGTAGAATCGTTTATTAAACAAAAAAAATTAATTATTTATGGCGGAACTGCAATCAATAATATATTACCTGAAAGCGACAGATTTTATGATTATGGATATGAATTACCCGATTATGATTTTTTTAGTGAACATGCATTAGAGGATGCAAAAGAACTTGCTGATTTATGTGTAAAAGAAGGATTTACAAATATAGAAGCAAAGGCAGGTGTGCATCATGGAACCTATAAAGTATTTGTCAATAATCTTGGTATAGCGGATATTACTTATCTGCATCCAGAAATATTTAATTGTCTACTAAAAGATATTATTCGCATTAAAGGGTTATTGTATGCACCAGCAAATTTTTTGAGACAAAGTATGTATTTGGAATTATCTCGACCCAAAGGAGATGTATCAAGATGGGAAAAAGTATTAAAACGGCTTACATTATTGAATAAATATTATCCTTTAAAATTAAAACCTTGTAAATCATTTCAACGTAAAATGGAAACAGATCAATTAGATCAAAAAAAGATTTTTTCTATTGTAAAACGATGTTTTATAGATGAAAAACTTGTTTTTATTGGTGGATATGCAAATGCACTTTATGCACAATATTTGCCTAACTATAAAATACAAGACTTACCTGATTTCGATGTATTATCAGAAGATCCTGAAAAAACGTGTGATAATGTTAAAAATAATTTAGAAAGGGAAGGATTACAAGTAAAAATAAATAAATATCCAGAAATTGGAGAATTAATTAGTGAACATTATTCTATACAAATTGGTGAAGAGTATATTGCATTTGTTTATAAACCAACTGCATGCCATAGTTACAATGAAATCAAAATAGGTAAAAATAAAGAGAGTGTAAGAATAGGTACACTTGATACATTGCTGAGTTTTTATATGGCTTTTATGTATGCAGATCGCGAATATTATGATATAAATCGGTTACTATGTTTATCTACTATGTTATTCAATGTACAACAACGATTTAGGTTAAAACAATCAGGACTGTTAAAACGATTCGGTATGGATTGTTATGGTATACATGTTACATTATCGGATATTCGTGATTTAAAAACAGAAAAACGAAAGAAATTAGATTTTAATAGTAAAGAATATGAAGAATGGTTTTTAAATTATAATCCATTGAATAAAAGTAAAAATAAAAGTAAAAAGAAAAAGAAAAAGAAAAAGCAAACAAAAAAGAAAAAGTAAATCAAAAAGAAAAAATTGATAAATAAAAGAATACACGAATATAGATATAATGGCTACTTCATCCACCGATCTTTCTCAGTATGTTATGCGCAATGAGCACGACCATGTACTACTCAATCCAGATACATATGTTGGTTCCGTTGAAAATGTAGAAACAGACAACTGGGTTTTAAAAGATGGAAAAATTCAAACTCAACTGATTCAATACAATCCTGCACTGCTGAAATTATTTGACGAATTGATTGTTAATGCAAATGATCACCATATTCGTACCAAATCAGGTGAAAATCCTGTTACTCATATTCAAATTACAATTGAAAATGGAACAATTACTATTACAAATGACGGAGAAGGTATTGATGTTGCAGAACATCCAGAACATAAAATGTATATTCCCCAACTTATATTTGCTACATTGAGAACTTCGCGAAATTTCAACACAGAAGAAAAAAGAATTGTTGGAGGTAAAAATGGTTTTGGCGTGAAACTAGTATTTATTTGGTCTACTTTTGCCAGTATTGAATGTGTCGATTCTGTACGCCAGCTTAAGTATACTCAATCATTTGAAGATAATTTGAAAAAAATACACAAACCTGTTATTAAACCATGTAAAAAGAAATCCTATACAACTATTACATTCCGTCCTGATTATGCACGACTTAAATTAGCTGGACTAGAACCTACTATGCTATCTTTAATAGAACGCCGTATTTATGATATTGCTTCTATTACAGATAAATCTGTAAAAGTAAGTTACAACGGATCTATTGTACCTGTAAAATCGCTTATTCAATATGTAGATTTATTTGTTGGATCTAAAACAGAAACACCTCGTTCTCATTTTAGTTGTGAACGTTGGGAAGTAGTTGTGTGTAATTCACCGAATGAAGAATTTGTATCTATGTCCTATGTAAACGGTATTCATACAGGTAAAGGAGGTACTCATGTAAATTACATATTGAATCAGCTACTACGAAAACTTATTCTCTATATTAAACAAAAAAAGAAAGTAGATGTAAAATCAACTACATTGAAAGAACATATCATGTTATTTATTCAGTGTTCTATTGAAAATCCAAGCTTTGATAGTCAAACCAAAGATTATTTGAATACACCAAGCTCATCCTTTGGTTCTTCATGCGAATTATCGGATAAATTTGTTGAAGAAGTTGCCAAGAAAGGTCTCATGGAACTTGCTCTAACTATAACAAAGACGAAAGAAATGACAACTGCAAAAAAATCTACGGATGGAAGTAAAGTACGAAAAATTGTTGGTATTCCAAAATTAATTGACGCTAATTTTGCCGGTACTGCAAAGTCAGGTAAATGTACACTAATCTTATGTGAAGGAGATTCAGCTCGCTCTGCAATCTTATCTGGTTTTACATCCGAAGATCGTAATGAATTTGGCGTATATCCTTTGCGTGGTAAATTGCTCAATGTTCGCGATGAGTCAATAACTACAATCAGTAATAATAAAGAAATTAAAGAATTAATGACTATCTTAGGTTTGAAATATGGAAAAACGTACACAAAAGAAAATATTAATGAATTACGATATTCACATGTACTGTTTATGACAGATCAAGATTTAGATGGAAGTCATATTAAAGCATTGATTATTAATTTATTTGCGTGCTTGTGGCCAACTCTTCTAGAATACCCAGATTTTATTGGTTTCATGAATACCCCGATTATTAAAGCAACCAAAGGTAAAATACAGCAATGTTTTTACAATGAATATCAATATACAGTGTGGAAAGAATCAAATCCAAAAGGATTCGATGTGAAATTTTACAAAGGATTAGGTACGAGTTCTGCAAGTGAATTCAAACAATATTTCAAAGATAAGAAAATCGTAAATTTTACTACTACACCTGAATGTATCGGTCAACTAGATATGGTATTCAATAAAAAGAGAGCAAATGATCGTAAAACATGGTTGGAGCAGTATACCCCGCAACACTTGAATACAGATGTACAAAATATTTCCTATACTGAATTGATTAATAAAGAAGTGATTAAATTTTCAAAATATGATTGTGACCGATCGATTCCAAATGTAATGGACGGTTTTAAAATTAGTCAACGTAAAATCTTTTACTGTGCATTACTCAAACCTCTTACCAATGAAATCAAAGTTGCTCAGTTTAGTGGTTATGTTTCTGAAAAATCAGCTTATCATCATGGTGAAGCAAGTTTGAATGGAGCGATTGTAAATATGGCTCAAAACTTTGTAGGATCCAATAATATTAATTTGTTGAAACCAAATGGTCAATTTGGTACACGGCTACAAGGTGGTAAAGATAGCGCGAGTGAAAGGTATATCTTTACACAACTTAGCAAATGTACTCGTTATCTGTTTCGAAAAGAAGATGATAATGTATTAGAATATTTAGTAGATGATGGAACTAGTATTGAACCGGCAATGTATTATCCGATTATTCCAATGATTTTGGTGAATGGGTGTAATGGTATTGGTACAGGATTCAGTACTAAAATTCCTTGCTATAACCCATCCGATTTGATTGATTACATTCGACATTTGTTGCTATTTGAACCAACCCAAACCAATATTAAACCATTTTACAGAGGATTCAAAGGAACAATTGATCAAGAAAAAGAAGATTGTGATGGAAAATATATTATACGAGGTGTATATACCGTAAAAGAGTTGAATGTAACGATTACAGAACTTCCGATTGGTATGTGGACAGATACGTATAAACAATTCCTAGAAGATTCTATTGGTACTCTGATTAAAGATTATACAGATAAAAGTACAGATGTAAATATTCATATTGTAGTAACTTTATTAGCTCCAAGTAAAAATATAGAAGCGGATTTGAAACTGACTACATCCATTACAACAACGAATATGCATTTAATTAATGCAAAGAATCAGTTACGTAAATATAAAAGTGTGTATGAAATCATTGAAGAATATGCAGAATTTCGACTACAATTGTATACGACTCGTAAGGATTATTTGTTGAAAGAACTAGATATTAAATTATTAGAAATTACACACAAAGTTAAATATATTCATGCAGTATTGAAAGGTACGCTTGATTTGCGCAACAAGAAACAAGATGAAATTACAAAAATGTTGCAGGCGATGGAGTTAGTGCAGAGAGATGGATCTTATCATTATCTTATCAAAATGCCGATGGATAGTGTTTCAGATGAAAATGTAAAAAAATTAGAAGGAGAACTTGCACAATTAACCAAAGATAAAGAATTAATTATTTCAACTACAGAAAGACAAATGTGGTTGAATGAATTGGAAGAACTGAAGAAAAATTTATAAATGTTTAGGTTGGTAAACCATATAGTATGTGGGTAAGTCTTGTATATGTATACCATATAATTAAAACATGTACAAATGCAAACGTTAAATCATAATAGGGTTGTATTAGTTGGAAATATAGTTGTAATAATATATTAGTATATAATTCTATACTACGAGTATGATAAATAACTATTATATAATCTAAAAAAAATGATGGAATTGAAGCCATTATATAACATTTAGGTACTCGAATATATATGTACAATATATTTAATAAATGTATTCCTGCTAAAATATACCAATATTCATATATATTAAATAATGATACTACATGAAATAAATGTATTGCTGTAATATCCAATTTTATCCATTTAGGTTTGATTGGTGTAATACCATTATGATTTTTGATTATATCTTGATGATATACATAACTAGTTAATGCTAATATTGCAGATGTAATTTGTGAATTAGAATAATATGGATATGATCTATAAATAGTAATTGCGCTGTTTATTGCCATCGTATAAGAACAAATTTGATGTTGTAGTATAGTTAAATTATATGGTTTACAAAATACCCTTCCTATTTTTTTACACATAATAACAAACCAGTACAAATATACACTATAAAATAAAATTAATGGAAAGAACTGGATCGGTGTAAATATATTTTCTTGAAACATGTAATATCCATCATAAATACGATATTTAAAAAATGATATAAAAAATAAAAATTCTATGTATTGTTTATATTTATCATTAACAAATGGTATTGCATTAAATACTATTGTAGGTATTTCTATTCTACTTAAAGTTGTAAATACTTTGTCTGGAAATGGTTGCATATAACTAATTAATATTCCAACTGTTGCAGCACCATGATGTATTAAGAATTCACGAGATATATTCATATAATATGCATCATATGCATAATAGGATACTAAGGATAAATAAGATAATGGACGATATGGATGATTTGGAAAAAATGATTCAACAATCATAATTCCTGCATTTACAGTACTAAATATGTATTGAAATATCATAATAATATTCATAATATTCATAGTAATTATTTAATATAGTTTGTAATAAAAACTTATTTAAAAGTATATAATTGGCAACAGTATGAATTATACAAAACAAAATGATTTATTATTAGATAAATTAAAAACATATTATGAATCCAACCATTATAAAAACTTGGACCGAATTCTTAAAATTTTAAACGGAGATTCGATTATTTCTCTCCGAATTTTGGATTGGTTTGTAACCAATTATGCAAAAAAGAACTACATTGTGTATACATTAACTAGCGGTACACGATTTAAAGTGTACAATGATTACAAGTTAAAGTTGAAAGCTTATTCTAAGAAACGATTTGATCCTTTCTGCAGATGGGAGAAAATAACCATTCCATATAAGAATAATACGTTGATTCAGACGACGATTGGTCAATTAAATTTTTTTAAATGGGTGTTGGAAAATGAAATCATTGAATATATAGAATCAGAATACAGTAAGATTGAACAAGATATGAATATTCGAAATAGTACGTCAAAAAAAAAGCCGGCGGATCACAAGACTCGTAAGACCAGGCACGAATTATCTCCTTCGGCAATCAAAAACATTCAAAAAGAATTTATACAAATTTCTCTAACATTTGATTAAATAAAATTATTTATAAATAATATGAGTTGTGGAATTATTGTATATGGCGTAGATTATATTAGAAGTAAAGTGACAAATATAAAACAATGGGTACAAATGAATCCAGGTATTCAGTTTATTATTGTAACAACTTTATTGACCGATACAGAAGCAGAACGTGTTGCAATTGAGGAAATAATTACCGAACTAAATACCGAACTAGTAGGACTAATACCTGTTACAATATTATATATAGATGAACCTATTGTGAAATGGTATAAAATTGAATTACAACGTTTAAAATTACCTATTCATTTTTTATCAGATATAATTCGTTGGTTTGGATTATATGCAATTAACCAACAAAAGGGAGGACATGTATTTTTATTAGAAGCAGATACAGTTTGTAAAAGAAATGGATGGATGAAAGAGGTGATTGACCACTTCGGTGTAGTATCGGAAGAACAAATTACTGTATATGGACCAGATAGAGCATGTATTTTTTATTCCGGAATATCAGAACATAAATTACTTGACCACATTTTGTCAATGTATAGAAATGTATATAAATATCGGATTGAACAAAATATTTTTGTTGGTAATTTTGAACATTATATGGCAGACACAGATATAGAATATGGTCTAAAACAAAATACTCACTACCAAACATTAATTGGTAAAAGTTTAGAATCCCGTAGCACTGAAGAAGATATGCGTGAGTTTATTAAAGATTTACCAACGTCTATTTTAGGTATAGGAATTTTTAGATTTAATGAGTTTAAAATAATTAGACCATACCGTATGGGAAAAATGTATGATGCAGAAGAAAAACATGATTATGAACATGATGAAAAAAAGGAGTGGATGAATGATTCACCTTCTAAAAGACGAAGAATAGAAGGAGGTACAAAAAGGAAAAAAAATAAAACAAAAAGGAAAAAAAATAAAACAAAAAGAATAAGAAAGAAAAATAGTAATTTGTCTGTGTTAAAAAAGAAATTACAATAAAAATGTCGATAAAACTCCGTATTAACCATATATTGCAAAAAAAACACGAAAACATTCAATAGACTTTATTGAGTGTTCAAAATGGACAGGTAATTTTTAGAAGTCGTATTTATAATTCTCCTGAATTTTTAATTAATTTTGCTATAAATGTGGTAAGTAATACCGTTCTCAAAATTCAAAAATGATTTGTCAATGTTAAAAATTGAAATCATTTTTTTGAATTAAAACTATATAAACAATGGAGAAACAATTGTGTATTAATCGGCTTTCATTACCAGATGAGTTGTTATCCATTATCAAAGATTTCGCGTTTATAGACATAGTTTCACATAGTGCAATAACAAGAAAAAATATAATACATACTCTGATTCAACGCACACGATGGGTGTATAGAACTAAAAAATATAACCGTTATATGTTTTGGATAGAAGAAGATAGAAAATGTAGCCAATATCAAATGCTATTTTGTGACAAATGTGGTGACTATACAACCCATCAGGCGCCAAGTGAGTCCGACCAAATATTATGTAGGTGTTAATTTGTAAATATGTATATTAAATTATAGTAATATAATATGTGTTTTAGTCCAACAGTAAGTTTGATTGCGTTTTCAATAGGTTTTATATCGTTTTTTATTTTATTGTATTTAAAATTGTATTCACACTCTATCATTATTACGTCTTTTTTTATGATACAATTATTAGAATATTTTGCACATATGTCATTAATAAATAAGGACACGTATATGAATAATATAACATCAAAATTAATATATATATTAATAGTTGTACAACCAGTTATGTATTATCTTTCTTCATTAATGGAAACATCAGAATATAATATGAAAAACGCAAATGATTATTTATTTTTAATACCTTTTTATATTTTTATTTGTTTATTGTTGTTTATTGATTTATATAAAAAGGATTTATTCAAAATTACATATTTAACTAATTCATGTACAAATATATGTAGATTATCGTGGGATTTTTTTGGGTATAATAAATCGTATTATAGTGTGATTTATGGAATATTGTTTTTATTATATTTATCAATTTCTTATATTTTTTGGAAAAAATCTACTATAGAATTTGTTTCTATATCTATGTTACTTATCGCTCTTTTTTATACAATGTTTTTCAATAAAAAACAAAAAAGTTTCATGCCTATTTTTGCAAGTATATATTGTTTTCTTGGAGTAACATATGGTCCGATAACTTTAATTAATTATTATTTAAATCCTTCTTACTATAAATGAATATTGCGTATGATATAATCAAATAAGAGCTGGGTTAAAAATATTTTAAGAATCGAATCATTTTTTGAAGGAGAAACTAATTCACGGCGAAATACATATTGATCGCGGTGGGTTTGTATAGTAATCCAGTTTGCAGTGGGATCAATGTCATAAGATACCATCATTTTGGAACATTTGTGTTTTAAAGGAATGGTAATTCTCGGAATAATTTGTGTTTCAATATCGTAATTTACAGTGGGTAGCCAAGCAATTTTAGTTTTATTTTGTTCTCGTAAAAATACAGATCCATATATATTTTTTTTCACTTTTATAAAACCATATCGTTTAATAGGTGTAAACTTTATGGTATTATAATCAATCACTAATTCTGACCCAATATAAGATGGATCTGTGCACGCAATAAGGGACCAAAATCCACAGAAACGTACTGGAAACATTTTATCTCATTGTAAATTTAAAATATAGGTCAATTTTATAAACTGAACTAGAGACCATGGACAACAAAAGGACCCTACAAAGCGAATGCACGATTAACTTATACTTGCGAATATATAGAATATGAATATCCTAATAGTAACAAATAACTAACATGATCTGTCATTTCATATAATGGTTTAATAACATGCCCAATGAGTAAACATAAAAAAAATGTAAACAATTCAATACTTGGTGTTTGAATATTATGTACACCAATTACAGCAATATACAATGGTATAATTTTGGATTTATATTGAATGGATGATATATATAGAATATGTAATAAACAATTTATAAATTGTTTAGATAAAACGTACATGTATCCAGTATAGTAATTGTGAAATATTATTAAATCCCATAATAGTTCCGAGTTATTGTACCATGACGGTTCTGAAATATTGTACCAAAATGAAATTTCTTTATGAAATAAACAACCCAACATTACAAGTAATATAGACATTATATATACAATTCTTAATTGTGGAAATATAGTATAAATAGTAAGAATACCACTTGAAATCATTGAGTATGAATAAGTTTTATCTGTTATCGTAATAGCATTTAATTTTAAAAGTTTGCTTATTTTTTTTATAATAATAGAAAACCAATATAAATTTAAAATGTATAATCCTAGCAATGGAATAATTTGAATCGGTAAAAAATCATAAGTTTTAAACATATAATACCAATCATATATACGAAATTTATAAAATAAAACAACAAACAATAATGATAATGGAGTTTTGAAATAGGAATTAACATATGGCATTAGAAGGAAAGCTATTGTAGAAAATTCTATTCGTAAAAGAATAGAGAGTACATTATCATTATATGGATTAAAATAAATATTACCCATAAGAAGATAAGAAAACCCATGATGTAGTATATAATCTGATGTTAATGTATTCGCTACACTATCGTATATAAAATAAGATAGTGTACATAAATAAGAAACGGGGCGCAATGGATGATAAGATATAAATGATTCAACAATTAGAATTCCAGCAATTATGCTACTACATATATCCTGCAACATATATAATAAGTTGGTAATCTTTTAAATATTTTTAACTTAACAATGTAGTGTAAGTTTCAGGAAATTCTTTAATTTGTGTCCCATAATGTTTTTCAATTTCTTTCATTTTTTCTGTATCGTAATGTGTAATAAAATTAATACCAACCCCTTTTCTTCCCCAACGACCTGATCGTCCAATACGATGAAGATACGTATCTACACATTTGGGCAAATCAAAATTTATGACCGTACTTACTTGTTGAATATCAATACCTCGTGCAGTAACATTGGATGAAATCAATACTCTATACTTGCCATTTTTAAACTCTTGATATGAATTATGCCGATCTTGTTTATCCATATCACTATGAATACAGCATACTGGGAATCCACACGATTTCATCACATGATATAGATCGACTACACGTTTTACTGAATTACAATAAATAATCGATTGCGACATGGAAATAAAATTGTACAAATCCTTTAATGCTTCAATCTTATCTTGATCGGTTGAAAATGAAATATAAAATTGTGAAATACCTTCTAGTGTCAGCATTTCAGATTTTACCAACAATTTAATAGGATCGCGCATAATTTTGTTCGATATTTCGTGTAGTTCTTCTTTGATCGTTGCACTAAACATGACAACTTGTACTGCATCCGTTATAAATTGAAAAATGTTGTACAATTGTGATTGAAATCCTTGCGATAATATTTCATCTGCTTCGTCCAATACAATTAAATGTATTTTGTCGGAAGAAACAACACGACGGTTTAAAAAATCAAGGACACGTCCTGGACAACCAATCAATACCTGTGACATTTTTGTCTGCATTTGTTTAATATCTTTATCAATGGATACACCTCCAATCAAAAGTTGTGCAGAAATTCCCGTATGTTGGGATAAACTTTCAAACACCGAATGTATTTGCGTAGATAATTCGCGCGTTGGAGAAAGTATAATAGCTTGTAAAAAAGGTTCATTTGTACACTTTTGAAGTGTAGAAATACAAAATGCACCTGTTTTCCCAGTTCCTGACTGGGCTTGTGCAATAACATCTTTACCTGATAAAATAAGAGGTATAGATTGTGCCTGTATCTGACTGGGCGTTTCAAACCCAACAGAATATATACCTCGTAATAAATTTGTTTTCAAACCAAGTGAATCCCAAGTGCTTCCCATACAGCATATTAGCTCAATTATGTTTAAGTTTTAATTTAAAAGATATTCTATATAGTTAATATGTATACGTTGGCAGATTATAAACAAATCAAAAAAACAGCAACACATGTTTTGCCACAAGAAACATTGGATATTATTACAAAATTATCAAAAATTATTGGAATTGATCAGCATATACAACCTGTGTTTAAACCTGAAAAAGTATATACAATACCACACCAAATTACTATCTTATTGAATAAAATTTCAGAAGATAATTATAAATCAATCGAAGATAAAATAATAAAATTAATAGAGACAAATCCTTCTGAAATTGAAAAAATTAGTATAGTTATTTTTGATATTATTACAAATAATGCATTTTATGGACATATATATGCCGGATTGTATATATCATTAATTAACAAATGGTCTTTATTTAAGGATTTATTTTATGTGCGGTTATCGCAACATATGGATAATTTGAAAAATATTAAAATGATACCATCTAGCGATTATGATGAATTTTGTAAATGTAATGAAGTTAATGAAAGGTATAGAACCTTTAGTCAATTTATTGTACAATTAACACTACAAGGTGTTGTAGATATTAGTGTATTTAATACATTTTTGAATCAACTTATTGATTTATTGTACACGTTGAAAGAAACAAATAAAACAAATATGGATGAAATTGTTGAACATTTGTACCTATGTATTATGAAAAGTAAATCTATTCATAAACAACTTACTATTCAAAAATCTAGATTGAATATGCCGGGAGTATCGAATAAAGTCATGTTTCGTTTGATGGATATTTTAGATGTTATTTAAAGAATAGAAATAGTATACATATATATTATGAGTAAACAAATTCATGAAAAAGATATAGACGAACAAAAACAAGTTTTTGAAGTGACGTTACCATTAAACCAACTTGAAAAACTACAAATTTGTGTAGGTAATGCATACGAATCTACTTCATCTACCAATAAATACAATATTTATAATGTAGATAAATCGTCTAAAAAAGTAACCGAAACTATAGGTTATTATGAATTGCCCAAAGATACATCAAATATTTTAGACAAAGAGGGTGATTTCAATGTACGTGAAATGGGAGAAGAAAAGATGTTTATCTATGAAGACTTTAAATCTCGTTATGGTAAAGGAAAATCTAAACCAGCTAAAAAGGCGAAAGCAAAGAAATCTGAAGAAGAGGAAGAAAGTGATGATAAAGTTTATGCATTAGATGATCAACAAAAATATATGGAAGATTATTTCAATGGAAATTATAAATTAGATAGGGCAAAAATTGTTCCAACCTATTTAGAAAATTTGGCAAAATCTGAAAATTGGGCAAATGATGTAGCCATCAGTTTAACTGGTATGTTTAGTAAAGTATATATTATTATAGCAAATGAACAATTTTTATATACAGAGGTAGGTGAAGCCATAAAAAATGCAAACGCTGATACGCCATTATTGGATTTAAATATGGGTATTTTTCCATCCATAGATCAACTTCCACATGACCCATCCATAGAATATGTTATTGTTTCCTATAAATCTCAAACTCATTATCGGTTGGTACACCATAAAGGAAAAGTAAAGTTCAAGGAATCTGAATTACCAAATGTAATTGTTGATAGATTTTGTAAACGGCATCACGATGGTGCAGTTAAAGGAGTAGAGGATGATTCGTTTGATACAGAAGTGATTGAAACCTTATCCAATGGTGATTGTTTCTTTGATTCTATTTATAGAGCAACTCGTGCAGACGAGCCTGATCGTAAACCAGGTACTGCATATGCCAAAGAAGTAGAAGCATTTAGAAAAGAAATTGCAAAAGATATGGCAGGTAATCCAATTGCTCAAAAAATGATTACACAAATCTATATACGTCAAACTGAAGAATCCTATGATTCGATAAAGGAAGATTTTTTCAAAAAGAAAAATGGATCTTCTAAATTAAATAAAACCGATGATAGTATTTTTCAATTTGCAGTGGCAACTATATTTGGACAAGAACATAATGAAGATGAGTTTACGTTTGAAGAAAAGAAAGATGTGTTAACTAAATTTTTAACATTGTTTTATGAATTTGTAACGGATATTAATGAAGAAAACAAAGATGAATTTAGAGATAAGTATAGATCCATTTATGGGGTAGGTTTAGATGATATCAAAGGCGACTCAGTTGATGCACAGAGAGAAAAATTAAAACCATTGTTTAAAGAATTAAAATCAAAACCAGCTGATGCGCCAAAACCTCCTACAGATGAGCCAGCCCCCAAGCCATCTGCAGAAGAACCTAAGCCGTCCGAAGAAGAACCTAAGCCAGAAGAAAAAGAAAAAGAAAAAGAAAAAGAAAAAGCTAAAAAGCCAAAGAAACCCAAGGTTGTAATTGCGGATGAAACAGATAAACTAGCTGTTGAAAATATAGATCAACCGTCTGCACCAGGACCAGATAAACCAGATAAAAAACCATTTATTAATATACCAGATGGAACTGATCCAAAGGTAGTTGAGATTATAAATATTTATCTTTCTAACAATACAGATAAAGAAAAACAACTAGAAAAGTTTTCAAAAGGTCAATTAACTAGTGCATGGGAACTTGTTATTGCTTCTGACAAAGGTAATTTTCAACCAAGAACAACTGTGGCTAAAAATGTTGCTTCATTAGTTAAATGTTTAGCTGGAGATACATCAGTAGCATGTGTAAAACAATCTAAAAAAGCAGGCGGTGCAAAATCAAGTAAATATACGCGTAAAAAATAAATGTATATATCATGAATCAGATTCGTATGGATTTAATAAAGTTAAATAACATATCAAATCCATATACTAGAATATTTAATACGAAATTAGATCCATTTAAATATGAATGTCCTCCAGAAGTAACAAACTGTATGCATAAATTAAAAAATAGTGTGCATTATCATAGTAATATAGGTATTAATGTGAATTTGTTTTTTTATACATATGAAAAAGATGACTGCATTCATCGATTTCATATTGTAATGACCGTACTTCGATATATGTTGAAATTTGTTGCACCCAAAGATATTCGTGTAGATTTTGTTCTTACAGATAGTAAAAAACAATTACCAAAACGCGGACTAATAGGACCATCTACATTAAATACGGGATATACAGATGGAAAACATATTGTAGTATATAGAGAAGAAGAATGGTTAAAGGTTTTTATACACGAATGTATGCATTTTTTCATGTTTGATGGAGAATTAAGAAGTAAACCAATGATACTGTATCATTTATTTCCAATACATAAAAAAGTAGATGTCAATGAATCTTATTGTGAAATTTGGGCAAGAATATTAAATTGTTGTGTTATTTCTGTTATGAATAAAGTATCATTGGAAATGTTATTAGAACGTGAAAAAAAGTTTTCTGTACAACAAATGGTAAAAATATTAAATTATATGAACTTAACTTATACTGATTTATTGAATGAAAATACTATATATCAAGAAGATACGAATGCATTCGCGTATTTGGTTATTACTGCAATATTAATTCATAATCCAACATTATTTGTATCATGGTGCAAAAAACATAATAAATTTTCAATGTTATGTATTGAAAATACACCAGAATATGTAAAGTTCATAGAACAACAATATAAATTACCTTCTTTTTTAAAAACAACAAAAGATACAAATACATTATTAACTACAAAAATGTCAATTAATAATATATGTTTATAGTATGAAAACACGCAAAAATGGTGTTCGTCCAAAAATGAACATAATAAATGGTTATAAAGTTTTATTTGTTCCAAGAGGAGATGGTATATTACATATAGAATGTGTTATTCGTAATGGATTTTGTGTAGAAACAAAAGAAAATTCAGGTATTAATCATTTACTAGAACACGTTTTAGTAGAAGGTTGGAAAACATGCAGTCCAAAATGTAATTCTTATTGGGATAATAAAGGTTATTACGTGAATGCATCTACTGATAAAACTACAATGTCTTATTATATAAAAGGATTAAATGCCGAATGGGAAAAAATGGTAGAATATATAACAACCATTATACATAATCCTATTCTTACAACGGAAAGTTTAAAAAAAGAAAAACAAGCCGTTATCGATGAATTATTAACTTATTCGAATGATCCTGATCATAAATTAGCTAATGAATTTAATAAATTGTTTTATAAAGTAGATGGATTGAAACATTCAGATGATTGGAAATTACAAATTGAAAATTTAAAAAAAATAGGAATAAACGATATATATGATATATTTAATCAATATTATAATATTCAAAATATATTATTTATTGTCATGGGAGATTTTAATGCACATAAAATGAAAATTGCATTAGGAAAACGTTTACATACTCCAAAACAAGGAAAATTAATGACAATGGATTGTTTTACGTATAAACATGAAGTTGCTTTTGTAAAACAGGATATTAAAAATACAAAAGTACATATTGGGTTTCCATATTCAAAACCATATAATTTTGTACATATTAATTCATGTTTACGATTAATACGAAACTTATTTTTCAATGAATTTCGAACAAAAAAATCATTATTATATGGTATTGATGTATTTGAAGAAATTAATGCATGCGGTACAACTATATTTATAGAATTTGATTCTCAAACCGAACATGCTTTAACTGTTATTAAATTATTATTTAAATACATCAAACAGTTACAAACAACTGCACTCCATAATATAACTGGATTTAAAAACCAAGAAATTTATAATTATATAACAAATAAAAAATCAGTCATGACTTATTATATTTCATTACTTTATTCGGATTCGCCATTATATACAAAAGATGATATTATTGGAATAATAAAAAAAATAGAACCAAATGATATTAAAAAAATAATGGTTGAATTGTTTGATATCGATAATGCATTATTAATTTATCAATGTAAAAAAGATTTACATTTAACATGGGAAAAAATTTTATGATTAACAAAGGGAATTGTATTCATAGAATGGTTGAATAAGTAATATGTTTACAAGTAAATATAAAAATAAAGAAATGTCTGCATTCCAACACATATTAATGTTGTATATTAAATAGTTAAAATTAGGAAAAATTGATTTAATCAATCAATTAAACATATAGTATACATGGGAGTTAAATATCTTAATAAATTTTTATATGATCAATGCCCGCGCGGCATGCAGTATATTACATTTGATGATTTGAAAGGAAAAACAATTGTAGTAGACATTTCTATTTATTTGTATCGGTTTAAGGCACTCAATGATTTGAATACATTGATACAAAAAATGTTACTGGATTTCATTAAATATGATATTCGAGCCATTTTCATATTTGATGGTAAACCTAAACAAAATAAACAAACTGAATTACTATTTCGCAAAGAACAAAAGGAAAAAGCATGGCAAGAATATAAACAATTAATGGATAATAATACTTGTAGTGATAAATTACAAGTATTAAAACAACAATGTACAAAAATAAGTATACTTGATGTAAAAAATGTAAAAACTATTATGGATTCAATGGGAGCAATATATACAGTTGCACCACATGAAGCAGATGAATTATGTGCAAAATTATCTGTGCATAACCAATTATACTGTATGAGCGATGATATGGATATGTTAGTATATGGGTGTAATCGAGTGTTAAGAAATGTAAACTTTGATACCAAAACTGCAGTACTTTATAAATTGGATGATATTTTAAAATACCTTAATTTATCCTATGATGATTTCAAACGATTGTGTGTATTATCAGGTACAGATTATTATAAATCTAATAAAAATATTTTATTCAAAATTTATTCTAAATATCGTTTATCCAATTGTACAAATTTATACGAATGGTTGAAATCAAATAACATTTCAGAAAATTTTGAATTATTAGAAACCATTTGTAATGATTTTAATATTTCAAGTATGCAATATGAATATTTAAATGAACTTATGGTTTCTCTGAAATAAAGCCGTTTCAATTATTCTTTAAATAAAAAATACAAAAATTGTACTTTTTATTTTACCCTTTTTACCTTACCTTTTTATTGTTTTACCTTTTTTATTATTTTTTTTACCTTTATTCCTCATACGGCAGGGGCAACAGCGGGGACCGTCTTCTTGAAGTGCTGGGACATGAACTTCTGAAGATTGAAGTAGGTGAGCTCATCCTCTGCCTTTACAGCAAGGAGCTTCTTGAGCTTTGCATCAGGGTTGATCTTACGACCATTGGCGCTGTCCTGGAGCTTGTTGGCACGGATGTATGCGTTGATCTCACGAGTGACATCGGTACGGGCAAGAAGCGAACCATGGGGCTTCGAGAGGAAATCAGCAAGCTGGTCACTGATTAGGGTTGGCTTTACAAAACCACTTGGGGCGCGGGTGGCATTCTTGTTCTTGCGCTTATTGCTCGACTTGAGAGCAGCCTTGAGCTCGCGATCAGAACGCTTCTGGATGCTGCGGATGTCAAGCATGACAGCCGAGAGCTGCTGGCGAAGACCAGTAAGCTTGGTCATTGCGCTAGTGAACTCGGCGGAAAGATCGGTAACATCCTCAACAACAGGCTCGACTACTGCAGGAGCAGGAGCAGGAACAGAAACAGGAGCAACTGGTGCTGGGGTAGCAGGCTCAGTAACCTTAGGAACGGACTTCGACTTGGCAGGCATTATACACTATATAATGGTAGTTATTTAAGTATTTTTAATTTATATATTTATCTTGATAAATGCGTTTAGTTTATTTATAATACATGAAATATTTTTGTAAACTTGTTTAGCGAATAAACTTTAGGAAATTGATATTTAAATATATAGTTTGTTGGATATTATGTTGTTATTAGAACATCTTGATTCATATAATAAACAATTTTTATTCTTATTGCCTGCAGTAAAAAATAATTTAATTGCAAACAGTTTATTTACACGTATTATTTATTCACCCCAAATGATTGCTTTTAATGGATTATATTTATCTATACCTTATCATATTGTGTCACAAAGTGGATTTTTGAATAAAATAAATGAAATTGAAAATGATATTTTATCAGTTTATTCTTGTTCTAAAAAGAAAAATTTACACATTAAACAACTTTTTATATATAAATCAGATCAAATAACAGATAAAGTAATTTTAAAGATATCTGGTATTTGGGAATCGGAAACTGCATTCGGCTTAGCTTACAAACTTATATTGTAAGTCCTTCGGTTTGATAAAATGTAGAAATAATGTACTGAATATAAACAAAAATAAAAAGAAAATGACCGGCAATAATTCCTTTTTGTTGATTACTTTTTGTATTTTCGGTTGTTTTATTGATTGCATTCGTAATTTGATTATTCATAATAGGTGTAAGTATTACTAATGCTATTATAGCTATTATCCATGAATACCAATTCCATTGATATGGCATTTTATCTTCCATAACGTTTTGATTACTATTCCAAATACAATATACATAAATACCAAGAATTGTAAAAATATAAATAAACATAAATATTCCGTTTTCGTACATCTTTGTCATAATTTCTTGTGATGTTGCATTTTCCATATTCGAAATTGTACCTAAAAGAATTAAACACTGAAAAAATATTCCAAACATATAAGCAATTGTTCCCCATAATAATGATTTATTGGTAAACATTAAAACTCCGGATGTAAGTTCTATGATCATAAAAATAGTATTTGTGATTTTTAATTTATCATTTTCCATTATACTATAATAATAAAATAATATAAAGAATTATTACCAATAGTAGTATGTCGCGTGTAATTGGATGTGTAAAGTGGTTTAACACCAAAACTGGTTATGGGTTTATCACCCATGAGGGCGAAGATATCTTCGTTCATCATGCAAATTTGACTGTTGAATTGAATCAGTACAAGTATCTTGTACAGGGCGAGTATGTAGAGTTTATACGAACTGAGTTGGATAATTCGAAGCACAAGTTTAATGCAACTGATGTTACAGGTGTACATCGGGGACGTCTAATGTGCGAGACTCGCCAGAAGATGAAGGATTCGCGAGAGAAGTCGGATTAATTTTTATTTTAGTATTTTGACGTTGTAATATACCAATACAAATATCAGGCAGAGTAGCAATTATGTTCATTACAGTTTTATACTGTAATGTACACAAACATGCATCTTTTTCAAATTTTACGCTATACCACCAATATGCAGGTATAAATAACATTTGCCCTTTTGCTAATGTAATTTCTAAAAATTTTACTTTGTCGAGTGAATTATTCCATGGATGCACTTTTGAATAATATTGTTGTTTTGCATAATCCTTTTCTACATCTAAATATTTTTCATTTCTAGGTGGAGTTAATTTTATAGTGACAGATCCATTCGATACATACATGTAATTACGATGTTGTGTACTATATTCTAATGGTGTTGTAGATCCAGTTGCTCCAAATAAAATATCATAAGAGATAGATGATACCATTGGTGGTCTCAAATAAGCATCCGTATTAATAAAATATCTAGATAACATAGTTTCATGTAAAAAATCAGAATTATGATTTGAAAAATAATTTTTCTTTTCAAATAATTGAAATGCGCTGTTTAATGAAATAACAGATGAATTATAACTTGTATCGTATACAGTTACATCAAAAGCCTTATATTCTAATAATTTAGCGGGTGTAATTTGATTTATATCATTTTCGCTATATGGGAATAAGAGTGGTTGACGTAAATTACATACTTCTTCTAGTTTTGATTTAATAGGAGTATCTAGTTCAAATAATTCTAAATCATTACTTGTTTTTAGTTGATAAACTACATGCATATAAATGACAACTACAATACAAATTGTTAATAATGTTAGTAAAGTATTCATTATTAACATAGTATACTTCTTTTTATACAGTTTTACGAAGAAAATGTTAAACCAGGTCCAGAAACTGCATCTGTCAATTCATTTAATTTCATTGTGCTCTTTTTTTTAGTAGAAGGCGGCTTGATATTTGCATTCGATTCTAATGCAGAAATACGATCATTCAATGATTCTAAATCTAACAACCGTTTATTGATGTCAGAGAATGCAGTGTTAAAATTATCCAAATCGGGTAAATTTTCAGTTACATAGGTTTCATGATTTCCTAATTTAGTTTCAAGAATAGAAACAGTTTTAGATAATTTAGTCTCAAGATTAGAAATTTTAGAATTTAAATGATAAATAGCGTCTTGTGTAGAAATTAACTTAGGATTCATAGTTTTGCTAAAGAATTAAATATTATTGATTTTAACTAATAATAATTTCTTATTATACATCAATGGAAACCGAAAAGCCCAACTTTTTTAATCATGTTTTCAATTTTGAAACAGAAAGCAAAAATGAAATGGTAAATATTATACAATATTCCGTATTAGGTGTTATATTTGTTACTTTATTAAATAAAGGTGTTCAGACCTATATGCCTGAATTAGATAAAGACAAAGGAACTGTAGCAATATTGACAGAAATAATAATACAAGTTATTATATTATTTTTAGGTGTACTATTTATTCACAGAGTTATTACTTTTATACCCACAGTAAGCGGTGCTCCTTATACAGAATTAAATTTAATAACTACTATACTTCCTGTATTACTTGTCATGCTAAGTGTTTCTAAATTAGGTGAAAAAGTGTCTATCTTAATGGAGCGTTTATTTCAAGGATCTACTGCAACCAATGTAAAATTAACTCCTAAACAACCTATAGGAAATGAAATGTCGGGTATACCTCCTCAACTTCTTCCGCCAGGTTTAAATACTTCTAATCCAATGGCAACACCTGAACCGGATTTCAATGGTATGTTTTCAGGTAATTCAACCCCTTTACAAAATCAACAACAATCGTTTGAACCAGTTCCTTCTAACTTTTCTGGAAGTTTATTTTAGTATACTATAGTATGAACGCCTTTACTGATCTTTGTACACCTGCAAAAATTTATTTAATTTTAGCAATAACGGGTCTGGTTAGTTCTCTTTTTAATAAATTTAATTTAGTAGGATTCGTTTTTGGACTTATATTTATGACAATGTGGACATTTATTTTGAATTGGATATGTAATAAAGGGTACACAGTTATTTCATGGTTTTTAGTTGTATTACCATTAATGTCTGCATTCGTACTTATGGGAATGTATATTAATCAATTATCTAATAAATAAGTTTAGGAAATTTCATATTTTATTTTGTATTTATACAATATGAAATCGATTACTACATTTTGCACACCGGCGAAAGTTTATTTAATTTTAGCAGCAACCGGATTTATTGCATCGTTATTCAATAAAATTAATCCAACTCAACTGATTAGTTCACTGATATTAATACCTTTGTGGACTGTACTGTTAAATTGGCTATGTAGCAAAGGTTATTCTGTATTATCTTGGATTTTAGTTATTTTAAAGTATTTTGTCTTTTTTGCTTTAATGAGTTTATATGTAACAATGCTGATGTAATTCATATTTATTTTTATTTATCAAATATATATGAATGAGTTCACTGTATATAAAATACCTGGTTTTCGTGTACGAATTACACAATCATATGAAGTTTATCCAGTTATAACAGATGATTTTGATACAGAATTACATGAATATAAAGAATTCAATATTCCTATTCAACAACCTGTACCAAAAACAGAAAAAGATGTTAAAAAATTAGTGCACGATAATGATGAATTAACTATGTCGCTTACTACATATCAAATGTTTGTCAGAAATTTCATGTCAAATTATACGCCCTATAATGGTATGTTGTTATTTCATGGATTAGGAACAGGTAAAACATGTTCTGCAATAACAATTTGTGAAGAATATAGAAATTATCTGAAAAGTTCTGGTAAAAAACAACGTATTTATGTGTTATCCATGACGGATGCAATCATTAAAAATTTCAAATATCAATTGTTCAATGAAACTCATCTAGAAAAAATAAATAACAAATGGGTTTGTAACAGTTGTGTTGGAGATAAATTTTTACAAGAATTAGATCCGTATCAAGTTTTACCTATGGAAAAACAAAGTTTATGCAAACTAATACAATCATTGATTGATGATTATTATGTTTTTCTTGGTTGTGCAGCATTTGCCAATGACTATGGACGAAACACCAAAAACAAAAATGAACGTGGTAAAATACATTATATTCAAGAAAATTACGAAGGTGCACTATTTGTCATGGATGAAGCACATAACATTAAAGATGATACATCCGATTCATCAGCAATGCGGTTTTCAACCTGTATAACAGAAATTGTTACTTTTACTACAATAAAATTGTTAATGATGACTGCAACTCCTGTATTCCATAATTGTAAAGATTTTATATTTTTATCACAGTTATTGAACCGTAATGATAAAGTACCTTTTATTCAAGATGCGTCTACCATTTTTGATGCACATGATAATTTTGTAGAAGGGGGGAAAGAAGTACTTATTCAACATTTACATGGCTATGTTTCTTATGTAAAAGGTGAAAATCCATATTCATTTCCTTATCGTATTTATCCAGAGATTACTTATGAACATCCCGAAAATGCAAAATATAAATTAGAACATTTACAAATATTTCCAGTTACATTAAGTGAATTTCAATCGGATAGATACGTAAAGGAACAAACGAATTTACCGAATTCAGGAATGGAATTAACCGTATTTATTATTTATACTCAGCTTGCTTTTATTGCTTATCCCAATGGAACAAAAATTGGCGATGCAATGACTATAAATAAAAGTGGTAAATTACCAGATATATCTTATACAGGAAGTGAACACTTTTTTGATCCTCAACATATTCAAAAATATAGCGGTAAATTACATCAAATTCAACAACTTGTTTCCAAATCAGATGGTATTTTATTAATCTATGTTCAACAAATTGATGAAGGTATTTTTCCAATTGCAGTTGCATTAGAAGCAATCGGTTATAAATACAAAGACAAACATCGACGAACCAATTTATGCAAGGATTATAGTACAGTAAAAGATACAAATTTTTCTTATGTTATTTTGAATCCATCTATAGTTACATCACCCATTCAAGATATAATCACATCGATTAATGATGAAGATAATAAAGATGGAAAACATATTAAAGTAGTTATTATTACGGGTGCATTAACTGAAGGTGTAGATTTCAAGAATATTCGGCAAATTCATATTCTTAATCCATGGTGGAATTTGAGTCAAATTGAACAAATTATTGGTAGGGCAGTTCGTTTTCGAAGTCACAAAGATTTGCCATTTGAACATAGAAACGTAGAAATATTTTTACATACTGCATTCTTACATGATAATTCAATTGCAACCATTGATTATAAAATGTATAGTGATTGTGAACAAAAAGCTAAAAAAATTGGCGAAGTAACTCGTGTATTAAAAGAAATCTCTTTTGATTGTAGATTTAATTCTGTTCAAACTCAAAGTAATGAATCTTTACATGGATTAACTGTAACTCAATTAACATCTTCTGGATTAAAGAAACAAACACCAGTAGGAGATATACCTTATACAGTATTGACTGATTACATGAAAGATTGTAATTATACATGTGCAGTCGAATCCTCTGCACCAGGTACAAAATTATCGATGGATTATATAACATCTCATATCAATGCAATTATTCAACAAATTAAAATATTATTCAATAAAAATTATGTATATACTCGCGAAGAAATAATAGACGAATTAAATTCTACTATTCCAGAAGAAAAAATAGATTATACATTATCCCAAATGATAGATAATAAAACTCCTATTTTTGATCGTTTTAATCGTGAAGGATACTTAGTAAATATTGGTGATGTTTATATGTTTCAACCTCCAGAATTAACTACAATGATTCCAACGTATGAACGCCGTATTCCAATGGCTTATGTATATGACAGTATTATTGTTGAATCACCAGAACGACAAAAAGTTCAATTAGATGTACAAAAATTAATTACAACACTTAAAGGTAAATTTGATTTAGCCGAACAAGAATCTCCTCAAAAAATGCGTGCAGTCGGAGATGAATTTTTAGTTTACAGTGCATTCGAGGAATTGTACAAAAAATTAGTTACATTATTATCCGTAGATCCAAACGAATGGAAAGAAGATAAAAAAATTATCTATATAAATGCTCTTATGGACAGATTAACCGATGTTCAATCTGTAGAATTGGCAAAATATCTTTATACACAACCTATATTGAATGAGTTTGAGCATAGATTAAAAGCATATTATACACAATTTCAAGTAAAAGATATTTATATTTTATGGGCATACAATGTGAATCGTATTGCATATTACACAAAAGACTGGAAAGATTATGTTCATTATGATTATCCTAGTTTGAAATTACTTAAAAAAGATGCTGAAAAAAATTTAGATAACAAAGAGTTACCATTAGGAGGTATTTCTGCATCCAAAGATTTATCAGAACGTGAATTTAAACTGTCTTTACCCAACAGATCTAATGAAAAACCTAGATATGGATTTAAAATTACTAAGAAACCAGAAGCATTAGACATTTTATATGAACTTATTCCAACATGTCCAAAAGAAGAAACAAAACATAAACGAGAACACATCATTTGGCAAGTTGAATTTTGTTTACGATTTTTTGACATGAAAAAATATGGACCTAAAGGTAAACGATGGTTTTTAAATCCAGTAGAAGTCATACAAAATGTAGCAAGAAACTTTAATTTGATTAATGAAAATATTAAAGAAAAAAGTAAGAAAAATTGAGTTAAAATGAAGAATAGTATCTGTATATAACATGATATATACAGATTCACTTTTGACCCGGTCGGTACAAATTCCTATGGCGGATTGCGGTAAAAATATAACCGAAATTCTTGAACATACATTGAAACCATTAGAAGGTAAATGTATTACAGACGGTTACTTGAAAAAAGATTCAATTCATGTTGTGAAATTTTCTAGCGGAATTATGAAGGATCATTATGCAGTATTTACTGTTGTATTTCAATGTAAAATTGCCGTACCTTTTATCAATCAAGAATTAGAATGTATTGTTGAAACAAATACGATTGCTGGTCTACAATGTAAATTATATCCAGATGATGAATCACCTTTTATTATATTCTTAGCTAAAGATCATCATATGGATGACAAAGTATTCTTTACTTGTGCAGTGGGTTCTATTGTAAGAGTGTCTGTTATTGGAAAACGTTATAGTGTAAATGATTCAAATATTTCAGTAATTGCAAAATTGCTAAGTAAAGAAAAATAAATTACGTTTGCCAAAATAATTATATACCATAACATAATGTCACTCACTTCTTTTTTAAATAATCGAGGAATTTATGAGATAGAAGGGTACAGTCAACAAGTTCCAGGACAAGTAAAAGATTTAATTTCGTTAACCAATAAATCATTATCTGTTATGGAAATTGGATTTAATGCAGGACATTCTGCAGAAGTATTTTTACAAAATAATAAAGACTTGACATTATTATCCTTTGATTTAGGCGAACATCATTATGTTAAACTAGCAAAAGAATATATAGATTTTATTTACCCAAACAGACATACTTTAATTTTGGGGGATAGTACAAAAACTATTCCTATTTATTTAGAAAACAATACAAAAACATTTGATGTTATATTTATTGATGGAGGACATGATTATGAAATTGCAAAGTCAGATTTGGACAATTGTTTGAAGCTAGCGAACAAAGATACAATTGTTATTTTAGACGATACAATATTTACATGTGGATGGGAACAACATTATACAATTGGTCCTACACGAATTTGGAAAGAATATGTGGAACAAAATAAAATTATAGAATTGAATAAAAAAGATTATTGGAAAGGTAGAGGAATGTCGTGGGGTAAATATAATTTATAAAATAGATGATTTTATTTTAAACTCATATACTATGAAAATTGAATTATTATTCATTGCAGTTATTGTTTTTTTTGTTATGGATACCATGCAAGATGGTAAATATACAAAACAACTAAAAAGTTATAAAAAACATATAAAAATAATTGGATTTTTATTTGCTGCATTTTCTATGTATCTTTTTATCAAAAAGAATCCATCTGAATCTAGATCTATGTTGGGACATTTAAACGGAATGATACATTATATGCCAATTGATAAACAATCTAAAGATATGATAACACCTTTTTTGAATACGCATGTAGTTCCACCACAAGAACAACGTATTATGACAAGTGGTAATGAATCTACATCTAGAAGTGTTAGCGGAACAAAGAAAAAGTATGTAGCAGCAAGTCAAAATTGGAAATGTAATGGATGCAAAGGAACATTAGATGCATGGTATGAAATTGATCATAAAATTCGTCTTGCTGATGGTGGATCAAATCATATAACAAATTTAGTTGCTTTATGTAGGAATTGTCACGGAAAGAAAACAATGATTGAAAATTTTTAACTTTTTTATAGAATAAATTATATGGATAGAATAAATGTTCCACAAAATAATAAGAAAATGATGTATTTATTAGTTTTTATAATAATAGTTGGAATCATTCTATTTTTTTATATCAATCCTAAAAGAAAAATAGTTGAAAATTCGAAACAACTATACAAAATATCAATTGATAAAATGAACACTTCTTATGGTAAGGCAAAAAAAGAAGCAGAAGAATCGGCAACAAATGCTAGATATTCATGGGATGCAAATTTACTTGCCATTTATAAAATTATAATAGAATATTTGTTATTTATATTAGCTATTGTATTTAATCTATATAATCCATTTTCAAAAATAGAATACAAATTATCGGCAACCATGGGTGTGAATTTTCTTTTATTAGGTGCAATATTATTTGAATATTTTACAGATGTAATTGATACATTTTTCAAAGATAATCTGCATTCTATTGATAGTGTAGATGAAAAACCAAATAAAAAAGTTCATCCAAATTTACAAGATAATTATCCTAATAAATTGTTAGTATTGTTGAATACAGTAAGTATTGGTATTTTTTCTATTATGTACATGGTATGGTATCATGATAATTTATTTATTGTATATGCTCTTATTTCCTATATTTTAAGTTTATTTACATTATTTGATGTACCTGGATTTGCTTCTGAATTTTATATTTTTATTTTATATTTTATTCTAAATATTCCAATGGTTACCATGACAGTAGCTCATTTAAATATACCAATGACATCTACAACACATGGTGTGTACATTCCATTATTAATTGCCTTTTATATTTTGACTATTATTGCATTAACAACATTAGGTATAGTAGATATTTATAATACAGATAATGTGTTTGTTATTTTAGGATTGATTGGAATATCTTTTTTGTATCATGCACAAACTTTAACTAATTCTATTTATAGAACCTTTCTATTTATTGTTTCTATGATCATGTTATTTATTGTTGTTGTACATTATATTATTATTCAATATGATTGGATTTTATACATGGTTATATACAGTATGATCATTATCTCTACAATTTATTTTGCCCCTAAACCAAATCCTGCACTATTAGGTCGTTTAAAACCTACAGAAATTTCAAAAGAAGAAATAGGGTTACTTGCTGCAGAAATCATATTTATACTTGCGTTTATTTATATTCGAACCATAAACAAAAAAATATACACAACGAATGGTTACCAAATTATAAATAATCCGGTATCGTTAGAAGAATATAATAATATAACATTAAAAGAAAAACCTACTTATGATTATGGAATATCTTTTTGGGTATATATTCAACCTATGAATCCAGGGTCTGCACCACAAGCAACCGAATATACTACTATACTTTCGTATGGCGGAAAACCCCGTGTTTCATACAATGGTGTTTTAAATACAATGCAAATTGAAATTAAAACAGATGGTAAAATAGGAACTAAACCAGTAAGTAAAATTGTAGCAAATATTAAATCATTTCCACTTCAAAAATGGAATCATGTTGTATTAAACTATGTGAATGGTACATGTGATATTTTTATGAATGGAGAATTACATTCTACCCAAAAAGATGTTATTCCTATCAAAGAATCTGAATCGATTGAAATAGGTACAAAAGACGGTATCAGAGGTTCACTATGTAATATTATTTTATTTAATGAACAATTATCAGCTTCCAATATAAAAGCTCTTTATCATCAATTTTCAGGTAAAAACCCACCTACAATTTAATCTCTTTCAGAAATACTATACATAGATAAACAAGAATGTATATAATTCAATACTTGTATTCTTTCTACATTATAGGGACGTATCATTTGTATTGCTTCATCATAAGTTACCCATTTCATATCAGATACTTCAGATTCTTGAAACGAATTTTTAGAATGTATTAAATCACTTTTCCCAATATAATATTTATGTGTATAAGATTTATAATTAGAACCTGTGAATATTTCTTCATATGGAAAAACATTTTTTATAATATGTAAACAATGTTTATCATATCCCGTTTCTTCTTCATATTCTCTTAATGCACAAGCTAACTCTGTTTCATATGGATTTCGGCGTCCTTTTGGAAATCCCCATTCAGGCGTTTCCCATGTAGTCGTACTAGATTCTATTAATTTTTGTAACTGTATATGCTCTGTATTTAACTCATATCCTTTTTTTATTGTATAAAATTTTTCTTTTGCATTGATTTCATCTACAGAATTGTCTGATTTTACACCCCATAAATCACACCATAAATAATTAAACTCTTTAGTTAAAATATTTTCTTTTTCTGATATCGTCATTTCATTAATTAAATTCAAAATATGATTTATGTTGTGAAATGAATATTTACCACGAATAAAATCAGTATATCCAAGTGTTTTTCTTCTGCATATCATCAAATATTTATCGTTAACTATATGAATAATGCCATAACTTGTAATCGGCATAATACATGATTTTGAGCTGTGTTTTGATTTATTACAATTTACACATCTTTTCATATGAATAATAAGTTGGGTTGTTTTTATATTATATTACATATATGGATCCGACAGTATGGGGACCTTCGTATTGGTTTTTTTTACATAATGTTGCCTTTAATTATCCAAAAAATCCTACAACTATACAGAAAAAAATTCATTATAGACTTATTCACAATTTTCATGAATTTTTACCTAATAAATCAATGGGAACTATCTTTATAAAATTATTAGAAAAATACCCTGTTACACCTTATTTAGATAATCAAAAAGATTTTATAAAATGGATGCATTTCATTCACAACAAAATAAACATACGATTAGATAAACCAACCATCACACTTCAAGAACATTATAACCAATTTAATGAAGCCTATGAACCTCGTCAATCTAAACTACAACGTTTCTTTAAACAACGGTATACCGTTATTTTTGTTATTCTTATTTTATTGTTATCAGGTTATGCATTTAATTATTTACAAAAAGAGGGCGGGCAGTAACATAGCATGATGGTTTGGGAATAGTTAACGTAACATTTGGTTTAATCGTAAATGTCATATTGGGTGGATAAGATTCAAAATATACTATAGTTGTAGTTGTTTGTACTGGAACAAATAATATATAATCTGTATCTATATTTGTTTCAAGATCGATTGGAGGTGGAATAGTTGCATTTACTAATTGTGGAATACTTCGTGAATTCACAATATATCCATGTAATTTTGGTCTGTTTTGTTCTTGAGGAAGAATTAATACAGGTAACGGTGGTACATTAGGAGTATATTCTGCAGTTTGAATTATTTCTCCTCCTAAATAAGATGCAGAACCAAATAAATCTTTATAATTTGATGTAAATGTTTTACCATCATTATTCAATACTTCTATAAATTGACAATTGGTTGATATTGGAAAAATAGAATCAGATAAATTCAAAATTGTATGCCAATTCAAATTTGGGTTTCTCCCATCGTTCGATGGAAAAAAATAAGTGTTATTTTGTGGATCTTGTGGTTTCGGTACAAGTCTTGTTTTGTAAGAAACATCAATCGTATTTGTAGTAGGTCGTACTGTAATTGTATTTGTATTAAAATTAATCTGAGGATACGTATACAATCGTTGAAACTGATATACATTAGTACTTGTAAGTGTCGGATCGGGTATATTGTATCGTTCGGTTAATATTTCAAATACCTTTTGAATCGAATTTCCTTGTTTTAATAAAGTTATTATACTACCTTCTCCCTGCCATGTATATACTGCATCATTTATATATGGTCTAAATCTACAAGGTATTTTATAAATTGTATTTAGATATTGAACACTATCTACATCTAATTTATAAGATACTTGTTTAAAGGAAGGTTCATTTGTGATACTTCCAGGACCATTCGTAAGTGTAGAATATTTGAGAATTAATTGTTTATGTTTTTGAAACATATCTGGTGTTGGTCTTTCATATTGTAATGAATATCTTGGTGTTACTGAATTTGTCATATTATATATTGAATTTCCCAATATATAAGATTTATTGGATTTACAAGGATTTATCATAGTTTATCTATATATTTCAATTTGGATTTTGCACATACCATTGTAATGATAAATAGGGAGGATTATTTGTCATATTGGAATTTTGCCGATTCACAGTCAAATCGGGTCCACTATCTACTATAGAAATTATTTCTCCTGGTGATAGCGAATAATTATGATATTTCAAATTTGAAATAAAACCATTAAACCCGCCATTTAGACCAACATTTACATTACCATAATTTTGTTTTGCTACATTTCCTAATACGTGTCTTTTTGCCAAGGAGCCATTAATATATATGTCTAAATTACTATTTTCTACTCGAATAACAATATGAATCCATTTATTTAATGGAATATTTGGAATACGAACTTCTTCATTAATTGTTGTAAATGTATTCATAATTACAACTAATTCGTTTTTGTTAGGTGCTAAATAAAGTCCGGGTGCATTATTTGGAAAATTCATTCCAATATGTTCTCCATCTACTTGAATATTATTATCACCTTTATGAAAAATATGTTGAAATTGATTTGTTTTTCCTAAATCTGTTATATTTAACCAAACCGACCATGAAAATTCTAATCCATGATCCTTGTTCATAGAACGTTCAATTGGTACAGCTCCATCTAAATTTGGATCTTGTTTAATTATTAAAGGTACATTACCAGGAATCATTCCTTGTATTACATATGGACTAGAAGATGGTGCTATAAAATAAGCCATAACGTGTATGCCTACTAGCAACAAAATAGTAAATATAATTAATGCCAATATAATAATAATAAACTTTTGTATAGGTGAATCCATATATAATAGTAGGAAAATTAAATAGTAATTGACGCTTGAACACTATTTCCTTTTAAGAAAGTTAATTGGAATTTATATTGATTCAAGAAATTACTTAATATATTTCCTCCTGGTCCACCTTGATATATATTCCATGCCTGTTGAGGATTTACAGTATCATTCCAATAATTAAATCTAGAAGTATATCCTGAAAATCCTGACAATGGTGTCAAATAAATAGACTTTGTATCATCTACAAATGCAGGAGAAGGCAAAACACATGTTTTTAATAACTTTCCATTAATATAGCAATCTAGAGAACGATTATTTAAAGTTACAATTATATTTGTCCATTTTTGTATAGGAATGTCTTTTACTGTGCATGTAAACAATTCGTCTGTATTTGTCATAGCTACTTTTACGACAATGTTATTTTCAATAGGCGATAATACCAAACCAGGCATTAATTTAGTATTTCCTCTACAAAATATAACTTTTTCAGATCCATAACGATACGACCAATCATCTATATAAATCCACACACTATATGCATAATTTACAGATGCTCCTGCAGGCAAAGAACTTGGAGGAATAACTAATTGTTTTTTTGCATCTGCAAAATTACTTAATGCAGTAGGTCCATTAAATAACCATGCCAATACATATACAATAAATACAAAAAATATAATCATCAGCAGAAATTGAATCATACTATTGAGGTAGAAATTAATTTTACGGTATTAGCATTATTGAATCCATACTATATGTTCTACGTGGAATTGATATATTTTTGTAATTTACCTTTGTAATGGGAACATTTATCTTATAATTAATAGTAAAGAATGGGTTTTCATTCATAAAAGCAATTATTTTTTTAATTAATTTGTTATATTCAGTATGTCTATAGCTAGAATTCATTGAAAACAAAGAATGATGGTAATGATACAATAATGGTTTAAATCCAACCAAAATAGTATTAGGAATTTCATCCGAATTCGGAAGTATAGGTTTATATTCTAAAGTTGCTAAACTGTAGATTGTTAATTCATCAAACATCGATCTTAATTCTCTACATGTTACTGTAGATGTAAATTGTTTAATTTTATTATCTATAATATATTCTTTAACTAAACCTTCATATTTAAGTGAAAATATAGCTAAATTAAAATTTTCTTTCATAAATAATGAAAATAGTGGATGAACAATAAATCCACGAGTCAACATACAAAAATATATAACATATAAATTTTTTACAGAAAACGGAATATTTGTATATGGATTTTTAATACGTAATGGTACAGAAAAAAAGTGTTCATCTGAATTTGTTAATGAATTAAATACAATATTGGACAAATCAAAAATTCTGAATGTGTATTTTTTATAATCATGCATAATATCAATTAATTCAAACGGACGCAACTCTTCTAATGGTTTTAAAGATAAATCTGTTGTAGAATGTGATTTTCTACGTTTTCGTATATAGTTAATAACAACTTTTTTTATTCTATTTAGTTTTTTAATTGCATCACAATAAGTATTCAAAATAACAATTTTTATATATGGATGTATAAATAAATTTGCTTCTACATAATCAGAATATAATCTAGTTTTATATTCGTCATACATTCCAAATATAATCTCAATTAATGGAATATTTGCATAACAAACATCTTTACACCATGTTTTTATCTTTTCTTGATTTTTTTTAATTTCATATTTAAAAAAATGATCTATCATTTATTTAAATATCTATTTATTTTTATATTAGTTACAAATCTAATACATATGCCATGCTACTGAACTCTTTGTTTTCTGTTATACTAGTAATACTACCCAGATTTTCTTTAATTTCAATTCCATCACACATTGAACTTTCAATATTAAATTTATTTTCTTTCTGTTTTGTATTGATTTCGGTATGTTTCAATCGATCAATGTCTGTCATAATATCAAATGCATTTGTACCATATTGGCCGGGCTGTCCTAACATAACATTACAGGATACACCTCGTGCAGTTTCAAATTCAGCAAACATTGCCGCTTTCAATAACATTTCTGGAGTTTCTTCAAACGATGCCTTTGCAATAGGCCCAATATCATCATTATTAATACCATGGCGTGAAATAGCAATTAATTTAGAATTACATGTCATACGATCACATAGCAATGAAAGGTGATGATCATTGATCGTTGATCCACCTGATGCAGAAATCACATATTTAAATTCATTCAGAATACTTTCTCGAGCAGCTTCAATACCAAGTACATGAGCCATTTCACGAATGTCATTACTATATGTTTTAGTTGCATCAATGTAATCTAGACCAAGAATGTCAATCAAATTAGACCCTACCGTATCCAGCACATAAATTTTGGGTTGTTTATCATTTTCATTTTTAATCACAATGTTACCATTTTCTTTCACCAACATATTTTTAACTTCTCGGAAATTAATTTTTTCAATATGTTTAATTCCTCTCAATATTGTACTATTCAAAATATGTTCTTGCATAGATTTCAACTTATACATGTCATCAATATCTTTGTATACGTTCTTTTTATTGATTTTAGTCATTAATTGAATACGAAAGATTAACTCGTCTTCATTATAATCTGTATAGATACATTCAATTTCACGCGTATAATGCTGTTTCAATGTGAAATTAATATCATCCATCGTTATCTTTTTATTAAACATTTGTTCTTTATCCAATACCAATCGAATTACCCACTTTGATTCTGTACTATACTGTTTTTCCATCTCAGTAGTACATCCATCTAGGATTGAATCAATATCCATACATGCTTTAATTAATTTACTATCACGACTATTTTTTTCAAATATAATACTTGCTGAATAGACAATATCAACTAATCTCGTATGTTCTATCATATTTATAATTGTTTTGGCTCGTTCCAAATCATGTTGTTCAAATTCTTTCAGATAAATTGTATCCGAAGGCTGTTTAATGGTTGTAGACAACGATAATATCTCTTCAATACGAGGTACACCAAGTGTTACGTTTGTTTTACTTGCTACACCAGCAAAATGGAACGTATTCAATGTCATCTGTGTAGTTGGTTCACCACATGACTGTGCAGCAATAATACCAACCATTTCACCTGGATTTACCAACGCTTGTTTGTAATGAAGCATGATATTTTCAAGTAGAATTATAATCGATGATCGGTTCAAGTGATGAGATAAGATTAATTCACGTGGCGATAGATTGAAATCAAACAACAATTCGAATAGTACAGTTGGTGCATAAGATCCAAGTGCTCTTAGTTTTTTTAGATAGGAATTTGTTAATTGATAAATTTCATGTGGTGTAATATCAATGGTTGAATCTTTCGAAGCATTTGCCTGATTTTTTATATTTTGAATAATGTGTGCAAAATTCACAGGTATTAATATTTTATAGGACTTTTCACTCGTATAATTGAATACATTTTTAATAATTTTATCGCGCATAGTTATCATATATTCGATAACCTTCTTACTATGTGCAGTACATTCTAATTTCTGTTCTTGATACCTTTGAAATGTATCTTTATCGAATATTCCAGCAAATTCTTCAAAATTACTATGAAAATGAGCATATATTTGTTCTTGTTTCATAGAACATAATTGTATAGATTGTGTTTCTACTTTACATGGATCAATATTGTCATCACCATATTTAAACTGCATAATTTTATTCTTTGAGTTACGAACCGTGCCATCATACCCCGTAATACAATCTTCTAATGCTTTGATTAACCTTCTCTGAATATAACCAGTAGTAGATGTTTTTACTGCAGTATCAATCAAACCGATACGACCACCCATTGCATGGAAGAAGAATTCAATCGGAGTTAATCCTTCAATAAAGGACGAAGCAACGAATCCTCTTGATTCAGGTCGATCATCATATTTTGTAAAATGCGGTAGCGTACGATCATCAAATCCATAATCAATACGTTTGCCGTCGATTTGCTGTGGCCCTAAACAAGCAACCATCTGAGCAATATTTACATCAGAACCTTTAGAACCTGAATCTACCATTCCTTTGAAACGATTGGATTTATCGAGTGCATCAATCCCAATTTTAGTAGATTCTTGATTTGCTTTACCAAGAATACTATTTACTTGAAATTCAAATTCTTCCAAATTTGTTTTACCCGTATCATTTTTAAATTCATTTAAATGTACGGATTGAATCAATTCTGAAACTTTAATATAATGATCATAAATTTTTTGTTTAATATCTTGTTTCAAACTGTGTCCATCTTTATTCGGTAAATATAAATCACTTATACCAACACTAAACGAATGTGTTTTCATATATTCATTGACAATGTATTGAAGATTATCTATAAAATCACAGGTTTGAATATGTCCAAAATCATTGTAAATACGATGAATTAATCCGTTTGAATTTCCACCCAATACACCTTTTTTCAATTGTCCTTTCACATATTTTCCATTTTTAATAACTACACCATCTGAAGCAATCGTCATTGCTGGAATAATCATCGATAAAATATCATAATTTGTAATCTTTTTTGCAGTAAATATAGAAGTATCAATATGATTACATTTGTTTAATAATTTCATAGCTTGAAGTGGTGAAAACTGAATTTCTTCTTGCGAAAATACATATGCACCTACTAATGAATCTTGGAAAATTCCAATAATAGGTGAACTCGATGCAGGACTGACAATTTGATATGGCACTGCAGCCAAATGTCTCAATTCAGTTTCTGTTTCTAAACTTTGCGGCATATGTAAATTCATTTCATCACCATCGAAATCTGCATTATATGGTTTTGTATCTCCTACGTTCATGCGAAATGTATCTCCTTTATACATAATACGTACTTTATGACCCATCATACTCATTCTGTGAAGAGTTGGTTGACGATTGAATAGAATTACATCTCCATCCATCATGTGACGATGTACAATATCTCCTATTTCTAGCTTAATTAGAGATCGATTTGCATATTTGAGAGATTTGAAAATTGCATTCTTTTTCTCAATCAGTTTTGCTCCAGGGTAAATATCAGGTCCATTTAGAACAAGTTCAGTTAGAGCATGAATATTGCGCTCATTCACTACAACTGGTTTTGTCATGTTTTTAGCAATTTTTAATGGAACACCTAGTTCACGAATCGATAAATTTGGATCAGGCGTAATAACAGATCTAGCACTGAAATCTACACGTTTTCCCATCAAATTTCCTCGCAAACGGCCTGTCTTTCCATTCAACCGATCTTTAATGGATTTGAATGCACGACCAGAACGCTGTTGTGCCGGTTTTGCATTTGGGATTTTATTATCGACCATACTAGCAATATAGTACTGTAAAAGTGTATGATAATCATCTAGTTGTCCTACAGACACATTTTTAATTTCCATTTTTTCCTGTAGAGCTTTATTTGTTTTTACAATTTGTACTAACAAATGACTCAAATCATCTTCACTTCGCTGTGAAGAATCCTGTTTTACAGACGGACGAACCGCCGGAGGAGGAACAGGAAGTACAGAGCAAATCATAGATGCAGGATGTGACCATATAGGACTTAACCCCATAAAGGAAATATCTTCATCTGATATTTTAGAGAATAATTTGATAAACATTTCAGGTGGAATTTTCATATTATTTACAGTATCATCTTCTACATTTTTCATTTTAGCCCATTCAGCAACTACTGTAGCTATACCTTCACGCTTGTACTTGATTGGCTGAATACAACCACAACCATGGTCATTTTCACCACATCGTTTGATACCACTGCATAGGTCCTGTACCTTTTTCCATCGTTTTTCATTTGGAAAGGAAAGTAAATATTGATATTTATGTTTATCTAGAAGAATTTTACTACACCGAATACAAATCATTTTAATCACTGAAATAACTGTATCTAGATACTGTATGAAGAATACTGGTCTAGCTAATTCTATATGTCCAAAATATCCTGGACATTGAATATGATCGAGTCCATCGGTAGGACAAATTGGTCCAGGTTCAATTGTACCCATTCTTGAATCAAATAATCCATTTGGAACAGGTTTATTATTAATATACGTATCTCTGTTGGTAATTTTTGCTACAGAAGATTTTCGTATTTCTTCCGGAGACAAAATACTGAATTGAATTCCGAGAATTTTGGCATCTTGAACAAGATTACTCATTATATATATAACCATACATATTTTGTTCAAATCAATTTTTAATTTATTTAAACCATTTTAAAATTGATTTGAACAAATCCTTTTATACTATTATAAAATATGAAAAAGGAATATAATTTCAGACATATGAAGAAAAAGGTTGCTGCACTACCTCCATCTGAAAGCACCGAGTCAGAAGAAGAAGAAGAAGAAGACGATGACTACACTACTACTTCTTCGGAAAGTACTGAATCTGAAATCGATGAAGAAGAAGAAGAAGAAGAGGAAGAAGAAGAAGAAGAAAGTGAAGATCCGTTGAATTTGAATATTACATTTACATTATCTAAAGATGAATATGAATCAGAATCTGAATCAGATGATGAACCTTTACCTGAAAACAATATACTAAAACAAAAAGAAGCATTAGATAAATTGTTAGAAATGAAAACATTATACAAAGATTTACCTATTGGTAAAAGTCTAGAAGCAATGTATGTGACTGAAGAGAAAAAATATGAAAAACGCAAATCAAAACTAGATGAACAAACCAAAGAATCTTATTTGAAGAAATTTGATAAATTAACTACTTTTAAAACGACTACAGATTCTAAATATTTTTCAAAAATGTCAGTTGAAGAACAATCTGCATTCTTAGCTAAATTAGAATCGATTACCAATATTGATCCTAAACCATTACGTATTCGTCTTATTGAATCTGATATTCCAAATGAATATAAAGTATTTGCTCTTAAAAAGATGCAAGCTCTAACTCATCTAAGTGAAACGGAAGGTGGTGAATATTATAAAATCAAATATTGGATTGATGCATTCATGGATATTCCATTCGGAGTATACAAAGATCTACCTGTATCGATGGATGATGGTGTTGAAAAATGTCACGAATTCATGGAAAATTCCAAAGCAATTTTGGACAAGGCAACGTATGGTCTAAACGATGCAAAAATTCAAATTATGCAGTACATTGGTCAACTTATTACCAATCCAAAAGCAACTGGTACATGTATTGCGTTTGAAGGCCCAATGGGTACTGGTAAAACTACATTAGTTAAAGAAGGAATTAGTAAAATCTTGAATCGACCATTTGCATTCTTCGCTCTTGGTGGTGCAACCGATAGCAGTACTCTTGAAGGTCATTCGATCACGTACGAAGGAAGTGTTTGGGGTAAAATCGTAGATACATTGAAATCATGTAAGTGTATGAATCCTGTATTCTATTTCGATGAATTAGATAAGGTAAGTGATACACCAAAAGGTGAAGAAATCATTGGTATTCTAACCCATTTAACCGATACTTCACAAAATGATAAATTTCACGATAAATACTTTGCTGAGATTGAATTTGATTTGAGCCGAGCCATTTTCATATTTAGCTATAACGTTAGAGCAAAAGTTAATCCAATTCTTAGAGATCGTATGTATGTGATTCAAACAGAAGGGTATACTACTCCTCAGAAAATGATTATTTCCAAAGATTATTTGTCTCCTTCTATTCAGAAAAATATTAATTTTAAACCGGATGAAGTTATATTTACAGATGCTGCAATCCAATATATTATTGAAAAATATACCCATGAAGAAAAAGGTGTTCGAGAATTGAAGCGTTGTATTGAAACAATCTATAGTAAGATAAATTTGTTCCGTGTTATGAAACCAGCTTGTAATTTATTTGAAAAGGAACTAAATGTACAAGTTTCGTTTCCATTCACAGTGACAACCGATATTATTCAGAAACTCTTGAAACAAGAAAGTTCCGGACCAATGAATATGATGTACATGTAAATTATTAATTTTTTCTTGATCTTCTTTTAGATTTTCTTTTAGATTTTCTACTTTTTTTACGTTTTCCACCTTTTAAAAATGAGTCGTCATCATATATTTTTACTTTTTCACTTATTCTATCAATTGTACGTTGATCAAGTTCTTCCGTGGCCCAATCCATTATATCTTTATTAGAGATATATGTTTCGTAACTTAATTTACTCCACAATGTTGTTTTTGTCCAATACCGATAACCTGGTTCAAAGTTTCCACACCAATATTCAGGTGGATAATTATTTGCTTCTGGAAATATAGTGTTTATATTTTTAACAGTCCATGCTAACAATTTAATACCTAAACCTTTATCAGATTGTGGTAAATGGTTAGTTTTAATTTTATCACCCCAATAGTTAGGCGTTGACGAATGACCATGATGTAAGTTAGCAATATAAACTTGTGGTCTGTTTGGAACAAAGCTTTGCATAGAAAAATTACCCGATTCATAACTAAGTTCTAATATTAAATCATCCACTACAATAAATTTAATTATTTGTTTATATGGTATTCTCCCTTCAGATTTATTTAAAGCATAAATGGACATATTATAATATTAGATAAAAATATTAATTTTTTCTAGATTTTATTTTATTTTTTTACGTTGTCCACTTAATTCAATAAATTTTTTATTATTTATATATTTTATAACAATAGGTGTACTATAATTAACAACTGATTTATTTTCTTCTGAATTTATTTGTTGTATTTTTTCTCTAATAAAACTATTCAACCAACATATTGATTATCTTAATTATCATGATCTTTAATAACATGATCTATATATAATTTTTGTTCATTTGTGACAAATCTTACTTGAATACTTCCAATTTTATTATGTATTCCAAACAAATACATATGTCCATTAGGTAAGGAATATTTATGAAAAAATTCTGCTTTCGGCATTATACTATTATAATATTATAATATTTTTATACAAAATATTATAAATCAAAATTCTTATATATCTAAATTCACTGTATGTTTGTCGGACTTCTTGCGACGAACCTTAGGACCCATTCCTAATCCGTCTTTCATATCTTTTAATTCACTTAAACTTACAGTACTTGTTGCATCCTCGCCTTGCTTTGGTTTCAATCCACTCAAAATATCATTAATATCAGTTGGTCCTCTCATGTCGGGTCTATGATCGGAACGATTATCTTGTTTATAATCTGGGGGAGGATGAGGGCGAGTTGAATAGGTGGGTGGTGCACTTGGATGAGACATGTTGGGCATTACATTATTCATAAATCCTGAAAATCCTGGATTCGTATTTCCCATTGAATTTACTGCAGCCTGCGTAAACTTCTGCATCAATTCAGGATTTTGTCTCATAATATCATCCATTCCAGGCAATGATGACTTGAACATTGTATTCGTCATGTGAAGCATGATTGCACCACCTCCCAACTGGAATAATAACTTCAGCTCTGGAGCAAGCTTTGCCTTGGATCTATATTTGTCATGTAATTCTGCAAAAATTTCATCATATTCGCTAATATTTTCATTGACTTGTTCTGCCCATCCATCTAACTTAATATCAAATGGATCAAATTTAGAGTTCAAAAATTCAATACCCGTAATTGCTGCCATTAACATTTTTCCTTGAAATTTCACATTATTTGATTTTTCTTTCTCTGCAATAATATTTTCATATTCACCTTTCATTTCATCTAAAGATGAATCCATCGTGTATTTTCGTGTAAGTCGTACACCTTTACCTTCTAAATCTTCAAGTTTTCTTAACATTTTGAACTTTTCACGTAGAATATCTGCAGGGTTCTCTTTTGCAGTAACTTTATCAGGATCAATAGAATTAATCGATTTAAAACCATCCCATGACTTATCTACTTTAGCTGGCTTGTCAAATTGTACAGTTGGTTTAAAATTAGAACTAATATCATTGGTTAAATCAATTCTTGGAAAATCCATACCAGGCGTATCTTGTCTTTCTTTATCTTGACGAATCTCTCTAACTTCTCGTACTTCGGTGCGTGGAGTATCAACTTGTGACAATGAATTTAATTCATTTTCTAGTTTATCTAAATCAGATATTTCAATTCCAGGAGCTTCTTTCTTTTTTGTGTTCATTAAAAGTTCAACACCTGGTAAATTAACATTCGATGAATTTGAAAAAGTAGAAGGTGCCAAATCAATAGGATCAAAGTTGAGTTTGATTTCTTCTAAACCGTCTAATTTTGGGCCAAGTTGGATTGTTTCCATTATGTTTATATAAGAACAATTAATTTTAAGTAATCCGCATTTATATTGTTTAAATACCAAATTAATTGTAATAGAGTATCTGCCAAATCATCCTTTTTCTTATGTTTTTCAAAACCAGTATCCCACTTATTTGCCAACACTAATTTTCGTACACAATCTATACCTATTTTTTTACGTTGTGCATACGTAGTTGTTCCAGTATGAAATAATTTTAATTTATTTACTGCAGAAACACATGTTACTTCTGCATTTCTCATAATCCAATATTGTACTACCATTCCTTGTAACATTTTCATACGATTTGCAAGTGGTCCAATTTGATTTTCTATAACAACTTTATCTACTTTCTTAAATCTTTCGTATTGAATCATTAATTCTTTTCCTAAATCAATCACAGAACAAGTTTTTGCTGATTTTCTAATTACATTACTTAATTTTTTAGTATTTAATTGTTCTATCATTTTTTCTTTGGATTCACATTGAGTAATTCCATGCTGTGTGCATAACTTTGCCAATTCTGGTTTGGCTAATCCAGATAGTGGAGGAATTGGAACAGCGTGTTTTTTACAAAAAAAAGAAGTATCTCTAAAAAACAATGCAGGTTGTTTACATTGTTTTTTACAATAATGGGTACATGTAGGTTGAGGTCCAAGTAAATCAATTACGTCCCAATCGATGATTTGAAAAGTATCTGTTACCGATACAAGACAATGTGCTAAATGTGTAATTCCAATATCAATAGATAACACCAACATAGTAATATAATTAAAATAGTTTTATTATGTTTTCTATTATTTATTTCTATTATTTCTATTATTTCTATTTAGTTATTTTATACAATTCTAATACAGTAATTGCTGCAAGAACTTGAACTAATACATATGGAACTAAACTAGATATTTTTTGTTTTCCTGCAAGAACCATTAATACAGTAACTGCAGGATTGAAATTTCCGCCTGAAATAGCACCTCCAATATAGATGGCTAAAGCAAGTGCAGCTCCTATTGCTAATGCATTACCCGTTGTAATAATTACATATAAGAAAAAAACAGTTCCTACATATTCAATTATTAGATCTTGCATAAATAATCTATAGATTATATTTTTACAATTTTGTCTTTTGTTATTTTTACTAAATGTGGGTTAGGAATATCGGGTTTTGGCGGCGGATTTTTCAATTCTTTCATAATTTCAGAATACGATTTCTTTGGCATTTTTTATATTTATATTTTTATTATTTTATTTCAATTTAATAACTTAAAACTATACATTGATTCGTAGATATGTATCCTACTGTAATATTTTTCAGATATGAAATATATTCGAATATTGATTCTGTATTTAATAAAGATAAATTATTGTGTGATGTTCAAATTTTTAACAACACATCGTGTTTAAATAAATTATTCAATCCAAATAATCAAATTTTAGTTACATTTGGCAATGATTTTTCCGAATACATGAATGATGTTTGTTCTATGATTCCAAATAGAATTAAACATAGATGGATTCATTTATCATCTATTAATTTAGATGAATTTAATAAATCAGTGAATTTTTGTTATATGGATAATATTGTTAAACAACTATCTTACCGTCCTATTTTTTCTATATTCACTACTTGCTATAATTCCTATGATAAAATAAAACGAGCATATACTTCTGTAAAAGATCAAACACTACTTGACTGGGAATGGGTTATTTTAGATGATTCGCCGGATGATGCTCATTTTGTTTTTTTAAAGCATTTGTTTGATGGAGATAATAGAATCAGGTTATATAAACGAAGTGAAAACAATGGAAGTATTGGAAATGTCAAAAATGAAGTTGTATCTTTATGCAGAGGAAAATACGTATTAGAATTAGATCATGATGATGAAATTACACCAAATTGTTTATATGATGCAGTTACTGTTTTTGAAAAAGATTCAGAAATTGGATTTGTATACATGAATTTTACAAATATATATGAAAATGGTGCTAACTTTAAATATGGTGATTATTATTCATTAGGATATGCAGGATACTATATGGAAAAATATAAAAATAAATGGGTATATGTATCTGCAATTGCAAATATTAATAATGTATCTCTTAGCCATATTGTAGGTGTGCCAAATCATCCTCGTATATGGAGAAAAGATGTACTTATGAAAATTGGAAATTACAGTGAATTTTTACCAGTAAGTGATGATTATGAATTATTATTACGAACTGCAGTACAAACTAAAATGGCAAAAATTCAACAATTGGGATACATTCAATATATGAATAATAATAACAATAATTTTTCACTTATTCGTAATTCCGAAATCAATCGGTTATGCAGTCATCTTAAACATCATTGTTATTCTGGATATAAAATGGATGAAGTGATGAAAGAAAAAAATGCATTCGAAGAAAGACAGAATCAACCTATTTGGGAATTAACAGATTATACTCCTAAATATTGTAATGAGCTTATTAATTTACATCATACAAAAGATTATTGTATTATTGGATTAGAAACATTATTTCAACATTATCACGAAATAAAAGAATTATATAAAAATCCGTTGAATCAATTCTTTATCTTAGATAATAATACTGTATCACATGAGATACTATGCAGTACATTAGATAAATTAGATTTTACAAAAATGAAGTGTTATTCATTAAAAGCAACAGATGCACAACTTATCCAATATTTTCTTCTGATGTATAAAAGTACTGTCGAATTTCATATATTTGAACGTACTGATTATCCTCCATTGCCTTATTTAAATGAAAATACAAATGAAAATACAAAAATAACAATAATAACACCCTCTATTCGACCTGAAAATTTATTAAAAATCAGAGAAAGTATCAACCTTGATTATGTAGATGAATGGATAATTGTATATGATGGCAAAAAAATTAAAGAAAATCCAAACCTGTTTTCATCAGAAAAAATCAAAGAATACATATACACCGGAGACGGGTGTAGCGGCAATCCGCAAAGAAATTTTGCATTAGATCATATTCAAAATCCAGATACATATATTTATTTTTTAGATGACGATAATTTAGTTCATCCAGAGTTGTATACAATACTGAATACATTAGAAGATAATAAAATATATACATTTAATCAAGATCGTCCCGAGAATGTATTTCCATTTACAAATAATCTAAAAGGAAATAAAATAGAATTGTGTAAAATTGATTCTGCAATGTTTCTTATTGATTTTAAATTATGCACAGATATTCGATGGAATTTGTATAAATATTTTTCAGATGGAATTTATATATCAGAAGTGTATTCACAACATAAAGATAAATGGGTATATATTGATCAAACATTATCCTATTATAATAAAATTTAATTACCACATTTATCTGGCATATTTGTAATACCATCCCATGTTAAATTACAACCTTTTGCCCATTGTTGTTTTTGACAAGTTGTAAAATTACTAAAATCCATAATAGGATAACACGCATCTGTTTTATTACCTAGTTTTTGAACATTGTAACATTTTGAAAGAGGACAATTTGTTCCAACATCATCTGTTTTAAGTGTATTCATATCTGGACAACATCCAAACTGAGAATTTTTACAAGCAGCACTTTCAGTTATATTACTATCTACATCATAATACGAACTATACCAATAATCTGGACAATTGTCTACTATAGGCGGATATGCAGTAGTAGATTTATTATTAGTTAATATAATACCTGTAATTGTTAAAGCAATAATTAAGAAAATAACCGTCACTACAAAAACATAAAGGGTAAATTTGTCCATTTATATTTCTATATATTTTTTATTTTGAAATATATATGAAGGCTAATGGACGAGTTGATATTTTAAACGCCTCAAAAAGGATAACTTCATATGATAATACGCCTAAAGTTTATACATCTGAATTCAAGGATGCATTAACTGGCATCTGGGAAAATACTCCATTATCCAATACCTTTTTTTCACCTCAAAATCAACAAATTATACAAAATGGAATACGTGCAGGAGTATATAAATTATCGAATAATAAATATGTTATTGCGCAACAATCCGATACAGATATAAAAGTAGTCATGCGAAGTATATATTTAAATCATTGTCAAAATAGAATAGGAAATATTAAGGAACAAATTCAAGAATTAAACCAATACGTTTTTGATTACTGCATTCCAAGAATATATGGAGAAGCACAAGGATATATGAATTATTTACGAGATGCAAGTACTCTTGTAGTTCCTATGGCAAGACCAATTTATACAGCTACCAATAAAACTCTTGAATTAAAACCATTTTTTTAAAATTTAAAAACAAAAACATTTTCTATACATGGATATTCATGTATTTGTGCTTTGTTACAATGAAAGCGTTATACTACCTCATATGGTAAAACATTACAAAAAATATTTACCTTCGTGTAAAATTACCATATATGATAACGAATCTTCTGATAATTCTGTTGAACTTGCAAAAAGTTTAGGATGTGATGTAATTTCATGGAATAGCAACAATGTTCAAAACGAAACTATACAGATTGAAATGAGAAATAATCTATGGAAACCATGTAAATCCGGTTGGGTTTTTATGATAGATATGGACGAATTTATATGTGTGACTGAAGAGGAACTGAAAAAAGAACAAGATTCTGGTACAACTGTATTAAATATAAAAGGGTATGAAATGATTGGCGAAAGTAATACATTAGCGATTGATGATATTGATCTACAAGAAATTAAAAAATATGTACCTAATCATTATGAAAGTAAACATTTGTGTTTTCTAAGAAAAGATGTTATTAATATGAATTATGGTCCAGGAAGTCATACATGTAATCCTCAAGGAAATATTATTTATAGTGAAAACGTATATATAAATAAACATATGTGTTATTTAGGATTGCCGTTTATTATAAATAAAACAGTTGACCGTTATAAACGAACCGAACAAATACGTAAAGAAAAAGGGTATAATACACATTATACATCAAATGTTGCCGAAATTGAAAATAGATATAAGACACATTTAAACACATGTAAATTTATATAAAAATTGATTATACAATTATCAACTATTTAATTGTATAATGAACATTGGTATGTTATCTAGATTCAATCGTTTTGAAACTATATGCAACCAACCCTTAGATAAATATTTTGGATTGCAACACAATTATGATAAATTTGATATATTACCAACAAGAACCAATGATAAAATAGAATTGTTAATTCGTGTCGAAAAAAAGTATTATTATGATTTTGGTTCACTACCTACTGATATGAGTCGTGTTATTTCTGAATATTTATCAAAATTTATATACATTTGTGTAGAGATTACCTTTCCATATGATTATCCATTTAAACCACCTAAATATGCCCTACTGTATACCAAGCACAATTTGAATGTTCCTATAAATTTGGAGAATTATTATAAAGGTATTGTTATCAACCATAATTTACAATATAAACGTGATTGGAGTCCAGCCATAGAAATTGTAAAAGATATTCTTGATTTTATACGGAAAATTAATCATTTTGAATATTTATTCTAATACACCAACTTCTGCACACGGTTCCATAAATTCCCAAACACCATTTTTTTTATTTTTCGGAATAATTTCAAGCAAGTCTTTTTTCAACAATGCAGTAAACTTGGCCTGTTTTTCAGGCAAGTACCACTCAAACATAGTAACAAGATGAGCACATGATTTGGCAATAATTGCATATTTCGTTGAATCGGGAACGCATATTTTCAGATCGGGCTCTGCTTCGTTATCAGTTGAATCTTCGTCTTCGTCTGCGTCTGCGTCGTCTTCAGTGTCTGAACCCGGCGTGTATTCATCTTCTGTGTCAGAGTCATCTGATTCTTCGACGAACGCGATCGGATCGGCTGTATATTCGTCTATGTGTTTTTGGTATTCTTCAGGATCGTCAATATCGTCTGTGGTGTGTATCAGGTGTAAATATTCCGGATTCCAAAAGGATAAAATGTGATTGATATTGCGAACCGAATTAGTAGAAGAAGCATCTGTCATGTCGTCTTTCTTTGCAATCAAACAATCGTTTAGAAATCCTAAAGCAAGTATTTTGGCTTGAAGAATGACAGAAAATCCATAACCATTCACACTGCAATAGGTAGATCTTATATTGAGAAGATTTTGTGATTCGTGTGGTTGTAAAAGGTGTTTAGCGTCTTGTCGGGTAAGAGGCCCTAATGATTCGTCATCGTAAGGTGTAATTTGGAATGTTGTGCAGTAAAAATAAACCTTTTTACTATCATTTTGTATGTACAAATAAAGTGTCTTGAATCCGTCGCTGTTTAGATACATTTCTTGAAAAATTTCACAACTTTTCAAGAACTCGTCCACCACCTCTATTATTTTGATTGCATTTTCCATTGTAGAGATCCTTTAAAAGCACTATTTTGAAATTTACATTTCAATTTTAATAATGACCTAACTAATAAAAATTGAACTTGTTTTATATTTTATTTTTTTTATAATATGACGATTCGTGTATTTTCACATCGGTTCTTTACCAATATTACTTCTACACAACTTCCATCTCTAATAGGTAATGAAGTAATTTATTCGGAAGAATTAGCCGAACCTTTAATTAAAACATTTTCGGGAGATTCAATGACACCTTTTTATTTTACGATAGACTATTATTATTTACAACCTAAATATACCACTTCTATTAATCATTTTGGATTGTGTATTATAATAAGCGACGAATTGTTTGATAAATATTTTAAACATGATCTATTTGATCTACTTCCATTCACGATTAGTTATCAAATTCCTACTGTAGACATTATTACATTAAAACGTGTTGATGGAGATTTTCCCCAAGATAGTTCTATTGATGAATTACTTACTTCTTATCTTGAATCTTGTTCTATAGTAAATAAACATCAATTATTTACTATACTATTTGACTCTAACAAACCTCCATTCAAAAATCATATTACATTTGAAATTACAGAGTTCACAATCCATCCCTATGAAGAAATTGAAAATACATTTCAAGAATCATTAACTACCAATTTACATGATCTTGGAATTTCAGTTGTAGTGCACAAAGCATCTCAGTTGGTTGGATTAGTTGCAAATCATGAAATTAAAGTTGATTTTGTGTTAGAGCCAGAACGTGTAAAACCAATAGAAAAATATACTTTACCAGAACCTCAGCGTGCATTACAACCAGTTTATCCTGAATCAAAACAATCTGAAGGTCTCCACATGACAGATACAGTACATATACCATTAACTAAAGAACAATTAAGACAAGCAAGAATACAAAAATTTAATGTTTAGAAGATCTTTATCTAGAATACTTACCAGTTTTAAAAAAAGAATCCAACACGAATAATACAAATACTCCTAAAAATACATATAATATTACTTCTTCTGTAACTTGGCCAGTTTTTTCATCTTTTTGTTCTTCTAATAAATAAATCATATAGTTTAATTTTTCAAGAAGTTGAGATTCTTTTGAAGATGGTTGTGAATATTCAAATGGTTTATCATATATTGGATAATTATTATGTATTTGTTGCTGCTCAGCAAATGGATTTTGATAAATAACTGAATTATCGTTTCCTGATATTTTATTTTTTTTTACTTCTTTTTCTTTTACTATTTCTTTTTTAGGATTATAATCTTCCAAATCAGATTCTTCTGCTTGTTCTTGTTCTTGTTGTTCTAATTGGCGGGAACTTACCAATTTAGGACGTATTTTCTTTTTTATCATATTCATTTGCGAATCTTCATGCGGAAATGGTGAAGACCAATTCATTAACATTCTATATTATTTTAATAGATTAAAATTAATAATGAAACTACTGAATTATTTAGAAATATACATTTTCTATGTTTAATACTATTGTTTTTTAAATTTATAAAATATAAAATAAAGTAATTATATGATTCTAGACCTTTTAATTACGTTCGTATTAGCTATTTTTGTTTTTTATCCTTCTGTTGCTGATTCGTTGAACACAATCGTAGGTAAATTACTCTTTTTGGTATTTACCTTTTTTGTAGTAAAACAAAATGCCATTTTAGGACTTGTTGCAGGAATCATTTTTATGTTCCAATTTGTTAAACCTACATCTACTATTTTTCCTAAATCTACTTCGCAGTTTTCATTATTACCATTAGATGAGAGTATAAGATCAAAAGATTCGAATTGTATACCTGTAGATAGAAATAGTGTTGCTCCACCAAGAGAAGAATTAACGGGATCTATTCAAGGAACTTTTGCAAATAATACAAATGGATCTTATACACAATTTAATCTATAAATAATATATGATTTTGCCATATTTATTAATTTTATGTTTGTTATTAATCTTTTATTTGTACAAATCAAAAGAAAAAGAAGGCTTTGTACAAGATTATATATTAGCCGTTATTGTACCGCCATCTCCTATGAAAATGATAGATTCATTAAACAAAAAAATTACACCATTTATACCATACAAACAACAGTACAATCGTTTAAAAAGACAATTACGAATGCGATAAAATATACAATGAATGTATGAAAAAACAAATAAAAAATATTGAAAAATATTTAAAATTAATTGACAATTCAAAAATATTTACTGCTTTAATGATGATATGTTTGAATATTGGATCTAAATATATTACCATAAAATTGTCTAAATCACAAGAGGAATATATGAAAAATTATGTTGCCCGTGAAGTACTTGTATTTGCCGTTATTTGGATGGGTACAAGAGATGTTGCTTTATCTTTAGTACTAACTTTTGTTTTTTATGTTATCACTGAATATTTATTTCACGAAGAAAGTTCGCTATGTCTTATGCCAAGTTATTTAAAAAAAATTCAATATTCTATTGATTTAAATTCAAATGGTACTATTTCACAAGAAGAAATAGATAAAGCTGTTGCTTTATTAAGCAAAGCAAAAGAAGATAACAAATTACAACAAAAAGATTCTGTATATAAATATTTTTTAGCAAATAAATATTGATTTACTTTATTTATTGTTATTTAATCAATCATGGCAGAACAAAGAGTTATGCATAAATATTTTATTCAAAAAATCGTAGACAAGTTGCCAACATGCGAGGATATAAATACAATTATACTTTCTTATGTTTGTGAACCAAAACATGGAGTATGTAAATTATTATCGTATAAGTTGATATACTTAGGAAATGTAAATTCAGAAAGATCTTTGGTAAAGAAAGCAATCCGAATGGATCAATGCAGAGCTTTATTAAAATCGTTTGATAGTATTTGGGATTTATTTTCAACCTTTTTAATTAAGGATGAAGATAAAGAAATTATTGAATATTGGTACAATATGATTTCTACTGGTAAAATTTAATATTTAGCAAATGTATGGAATTCGCAATCCCCATAATTGCTTTAGGTGGTTTGTTTATTATATCAAATCAAGACAAAACTAAATGTAAAGAAAATTTTGAAAATAACAGTTTGAATAATACGCCAAATTATTATAATAATATCCCTCGTGTAAATAAACATTTTTCATCTCCAACATCCTCTCCTGAAGTAAAGCAAGAATATACAGATTTAGCAGGAAGAACTATGAAAATTGATGAGCAAACTGTAAATTTGCGTCCTTTTTTTGGTAAAACAAAAAATATCGGAAATAATTCTAAAGCAAACGATGGACGCGATTCTACATTAGATAATTATACAGGATCCGGAAGTACTCAAATCACCAAATCTGAAAATGCACCATTATTCAAACCACAAGATAACATACAGCATGCATACGGTATGCCAAATCAAACAGAATTTATACAATCACGCCAAAATCCATCGACCAATATGCACAATGTTAAACCATTCCAAGAACAGCGTGTTGCCCCTGGAATGAATCAAGGATTTTCATCCGAAGGTTCGGGAGGATTTAATTCTGGTATGGAAGCAAGAACAGAATGGTTACCCAAAACAGTAGATGAATTGCGTGTTTTAACAAATCCAAAAACATCGTATGAATTGGCAAACCATCAAGGTCCCGCCATAAATAAAATAACCAATACAGGTATTATTGGAAAGGTAGAAAAATATTTACCTGATAAATATTATGTGAATGATCCTGCACGATATCTCACTACTACTGGTGCCGAAAAGGGACCTACATTAAGATCCATCCAACCTGCACCAACTATACACAGAGCAACAACTACAAAAGAATATGCAGGAATTCAAAGTAATACCGGACCACAAAAAGAGCCACAACGTGGTCTATATCGGATAGATACTCGGCAACAACTTGAAGCACAACATTTGAATCCAGCAACTACAACTGTTGAACGAAGCAATTTAAATTCAGTTGCTCAATCTATTGAATTTTTACCCAATAATCGTACTACTACTCAACCAGAAACATTTAATATTATGTCTGGACTTGTAAGCGCAATTACTGCCCCTATTACAGATATTCTTCGTCCAACTAGAAAAGAACATTATGGATTAACTCGATTTGTAGGTGTTGGAAGTAGTGTTCCGAATAATACAAGTGTTCGAACGGATAAAGTAGCTTCTACCATTCGTGAAGATACAACCTACAGTCCATATACAAAAGGTCAACGTGCTTATAAACCAGTAACAGTTGGCGGATATCAAGTAGCAAGTGATCAACCTATTGCTAATCAGAGACAAGATACCAGTGTGTTTTATTCTGGTATTCCTGGAAGTATCATGCCTCAACAACAATCAAATATTGCAGAATATAATTCTACGATTAGTTCGACAAGAGGAAATGAAGGTAGAATTGCCGGAGGAAATACACAACGATTTACTCCTATTATTAATCAAACATGTTCCGACCAAAAATCAGTAACCCATCTTCCTTATACCGGTATGGCGGCATCTATTGTAAGTAATGTACCGAATGCATCGCAATTTAGTGGCAGAAATATTCAAAGTTATGAAAATACAGATCGTAATAACCCAACTTTACTTGAATCCTTAAAACAAAATCCATACATGCATTCCATTACGAATAACATGTAATTACGAATAATATCCCAGAATAAATGTTTCTAATTCTCTATCATAAATAAGTACTATATGTACATCTGGTATACTTTTAGTTTCTAATTGAAATAGTACAAACATATATCCAAACAACATTTCATCATAATAAGGATCAAATAAATATATTTCTTGTTCTTCTTCTTCTTCTCTATCACTTTTATATAAAATAACTTTATTGTACACTTTATTATTTCGTCTAATAAAATGTATCGTCAATTCTTCATTTCTTTTTAAAGGAATCTTAACTGGATCTTGTAAACATTCCGATGATATCTTTTCGAAAATAGTTTCTTCCATAACTTTATTTCTTTTTTAAATATAAATTAATCCAATTTTATATTCACTATCATTTGGATACATTGTTCCTCCTAATTTATCTAACCAATATTCTCCAAAATTATATTGCGGGTATTTATGATGTAGTATGTGATGATTACCAATTAACCATGTAAACCGTGTATCATGCCGTAACATTCCTCTTAAATTAAGTATCATCAATGAATATATCATGGTGCGTGCATGAAATTGTAAAAATAATAATGGAAACAATATACCTAGCCCCTGTATCGGACTTTCAAGTAAATGACTTATATACGTATCTTTATATCGTAATGTGGATGGTTCTGTTGCATGATGTACTTTGTGAATAGATTTATAAAAATTTGGTTGGTGTAATATTATATGGGATATATAAAACCAAATATCATAAGATAAAATATATAGAATTAACATTTAATTATATCTAACCAAATTTTTATATTAAAACTGAAATTAACTTTGTACAATTACACGTATAAAATGAATAAAATTATTGTAATATACCAACTACAATTACCATCCGATAGTTTAGATTTAATTTGTAGTTTTTTATTCTACACATTAAACGAATGTATAGAACGTTACAAACAAAAAAATAAAAAAATGTTGAATGATATTACTCAAATTGAAACTAATTACGTTGATATATCTTCACGTACAAAAAAGTACTATATGAATATATTGTATCCATTACGAGAACATAAAGTAATTCATACCTATTTATGCGGAGTTTGCGGTAATTTTATAAATATTTTTCGTATTCATTCATTTGGGTGTAAATGTTAAAATCACAATAATATTATTCGTCCAATAACATGACAGCCATTGCTGCATAATTGTGTAAATCAATTAATGTATCTCGAATTCCTTCATCTTTTACCAAATTTACTCCATTTTTGGTAATAGATAATGATCTCTGTAATTTATCTTCAATTCGCATCAATACACCAATCACTCCATATTTGGCGAATGCATCTCCATAATCTGCATTCTTTTTAACAAACAAATCCAACGCTTCTTTCTGAACTTTTTGTAATTGTTCTGGACGATTCATTTTATTATTCTAAAAAAAATATATTTATATTAAAATCGATGATGAACAAATGTTTGCTCCATTTTATCATAGTATAAATATAAATACATTGGATCTTCTCTATCTTTTGTTTCTTCCGTAAACACTTTCAACATATGATCCATTAATTCTTGTTTGTAATATTTACCGTAGTGCACACTTTTATATGTTTCATAATCATATACATTCAATTCATACGATGTTTTACCATTTTTTTTAATAAGTTTAAATTCTAATTCATCATCTTGATACGGCAAATTTCGAAGATCAAGATCAAATGGAACTGTCAAACACTCTTTCCTTATTTGTTGGTAGACTGACTTTTCTTCTTTATCCATTGTGTAAATAATAGAGTACTCTTATTATATTTCAATTTATTTTAGTTCTATAAAGTATGGCAGAAGTGGATCGTAGATATAATCCCCGAGATGTAGATCCTCATTTTAGACATTGCGTGATATGTAGCGATTTTATAGATATAATGTCAGAAAAAGTGTATTGGCATATGAGTTGTATGAAACCAATTCATATAGAATGTTTTATGAATTGGATATCTCGTAATAATGACCCATTTGTAAAATGTTTGAATTGTTTTAAAGAAGAAGGTAGAGATTATTTTATATCTGAGATTGCAGACAAAGTGGATACAGAATTTGCTGGTCAGTATCCGGAAATTCAATACCGTCAACATATGCTACAGCAAACACGTGTGAGAGAACGTGAAATTGGATATATAGCAAGTATGGCCTATCAACATGTGCAAACCACTATAGAAAATATTCGGCATGAAATAGACCATCAAATGACAGGTCCAAGACGTTTGCTTACTTTAGCAGGTTTTATGGCAATTGGTCCATTTATTGGAAAAGACGATTTTTTGTCTGAATTAATTATTGCCGGAACTGTTGCAGTTACTCTTGTTGCAACATCGGTTGTTGGACCTGAAACTGCACTTGGTAGACGTTTTCCTGGCGGCGGAAGAACTTCACGTAATTCTTCTGGTAAATATAAAAACAAGGTTGAAAACTTTTATTTAACTACTGACTCGGATATAAACAAATTAAAAAAATTATTAACTAAAAAAGTAGTATTATGTACATTAGATATACCAGATACATATCAAACAAAAAAAATAATAAATAAATGTATATCCGATTTAAAATTCAAACTTCATGAAAGTAACGAACAACATGTTATTACCAGTGCAGAAAAACGAATGTCTAGAGTAGGATTGAAAAAACGATCCTATCGACCAAATAAATCTACTCAATATACAAGACGAAATGTTATACCTTCAAGAAGAACCAGAACAATAACAATAACGCCAAGAAGATCTCGTACTCGTAGATCAATATATTCTATTAAATTATAAAATTTCCTTCAGCTTTTCAATCTTTGCTGATGATAGTTCAGGGAATATAATATTAAATGTAATAATAAATTGTCCTTGATTTCTATCACGTTTCATTCCGCCATTTTCTACCACTTTTTTATATTGAGGTGTAATAACAAAATCATTATTTACAATCTTAAATTTTTTATTCTGCAGATATTCAATCTCAATCGTAAATCCACATAAGGCTTCTTTTAATGTAATCGATTGTGTATAATATAAATCCAGACCGCGTCTTTCCAATTTAGTTGTATTTTTTACAATTACAATTACCTTTATATCTCCTACCATTCCATCTACATGATTTCCTTTATTTGGTAATATAATAGATTCATTATTATCAATTCCGCACGGAATATCTACATATATTGTTTCCATTTCAGAATGCCGTGCACGATGAAATTCTAATTGTCTTTCGATTTCAACTGGAATACAACATCCTGTAAATGCTTGATCTAATGTAATTTCAACAGTGGTTAATAAAGGTTGAGGTTTATGCATAGGGAACTGAAAAGAAAATGGCATTTCTTTTTGAGTAAACATGTGCATTTCTGGATTTCCACCAAACAGTGCATCAAATAAATTCATTGGAGGATTTAATGATTGATCATACATTTTACGATTTCCTTCATCCGATAATTGTTGATATGCCTCTGATATTTTTTTAAACATTTCTTCATTGCCATTACATCTATCCGGGTGATGTTCTAATGACAATTTTCTATATTGTTTTTTAATTTGTTCAAACGATGCATTTTTTGGAAGATTTAAAGTATCATAATGAGTTGACATATACTAACATATTACTATTGTTTAAATCATCATTTGAAATTTATTGATGTTTATTAATATAATTTTTATAAAAAAATGATGAAAACATATATACTAATCCCCATAAATAGATAAAAAACAGAATCATCACAAAATAATTCCAATGAGTTTCAACAGGAGGTTTGTATTTTATCATCACATACGGTTGTCCTGCCAATAATTGTGTAATTTGCAGTGTTGTTATATATTTTTTAACAACACGAACTTGATTTATTTTCAATAGACAACCTAGATAATAAGAATACATAATAACATGTACAAATGAATTACATAGTGTTCCAAACCATACACCATCCACTTTATATACATAAAACAAATGCCAACTAAGTACTGCACCTATATGATGATATTTTTGAAGAAATATTGGTGTTTTTCCATTAAGATACAGTAAAAACGTATCGAAAAATTCATAATATTTTGACATGTAAAACCAAAAAATAATTCTATCAAAATTTGGATTTTGAAAATAATAATTGGATTGAAATACGAGTCCTTCTTTGTATAATAGTTGCGATAAAGATAAAAATGTCCAACCACTGAATACAATCAATAATCCATTATGTAGAAGAGACAAATTATACAATAAAGATGGATTTATTCTCAACTGTGTAGGATAATTAATATATCCAGTAATGGCTAATATAGGAGGTATGTGATGTAGCATACTCATATTACTATGTTTATATTTTTATATTCATATGCAAAAATATAAATCATACTTCGGTTGTAAGTATTAATATAATACCAAATAAAAATAATAATATTTTAGTTTCTTTATCAATGAATACACTTCGATCTGTTCTAGGATTAAACAAAAAAATAAGTAACAGTGCCATTAATAATTTAAATACAAACTCAACTTTAGTTTTCCAGTATTTTATTTTTTTATCCATTTCAGAATCGTTCTCTCCTTTTACCAACAAATAAATTTGTACCACCACAAAAAAGATAAAAATAATTTTTACTGCAATTATACTTTGAATATATGAATTATAATGGTTCATATATTCATTCAAAGAAATTAAACAATTTCGCGATATTCTTGTGCAAGACCACATGTAGAACAACATGTGGTTGCCAAACATGTATTCGCATCATATTCTATTTCTTTCTTTTCTTGTATTTCTTTTCTAACACGAACATGTAATAACCATATAGTTGTATAAATCATACTTGTCATCACAAAAACAAATAAATTAATTTTTCTATAGGTAGATACGTCTATACATGATTTTGAATCATATATACACAAATCTACATCAGGCCGGTATGTACATTCGTATGGAACATTATCAATTGTAGTATAATAATTATTACAATTTGTTTCATTTAATAATATACAAAAGGGTGTTTCTAAAGAAGGGCACGTATTATTGTATAGGTAATAATTCCATGAATATAACATGTGAATTATAAACCAAAGTCCTAAATATATCACACAATGTGTTGCATAATTTCGTTGTTTTAACTTTGCATAGACATGACATGGTACTATACAACTTACAAAACAAGATTCACAATCACAATAAAATAATGGTGTTTTCCAATTTGTTAAACGAGTATACATATTGTACTATAGTATAATTATTTAATTTACTTTTTATTTTTTAATTGAGTTGCCATCTTATATGCAGTTTTATTATGATCACAACCATTTTCAAGTATGTTGTAATCTACTAAAGATGCCTTTCCTGCAGTAATTGCACTAGCTAATCTTGCAAATCCCCATGATTGTGGAGTTTGATTTGGTCTAGATCCAGAGGAATAATAAGCCCCTTCCCCTTTTTTTACAATTTGTTCAAGTGCATTTATAGAACAACCAGTTTTTAGTGCCAGTTCTTTTGTAGGTCGTATTGTTTCTATATTATATATCATTCGTGCACGAATGATATGTTTCGATGTTGTATGGGGATAATCTACCTTTTTACGAGTAAAATATTTACCTTTTTTATATAATTTACGCGATTTCAAAATCATATTCGTTTGTTGTTGTTTATCTTTTTTGGATAAAGAATTTGGAACGTATCTTTTGGGAATCATATATAAAATTGAAACATAATAATTTTATATACAATATCATAAAATGACGACAATCAGTAACGACATGTATATGGTTGATGATATTGATTACACTAATATTACAACCAATGAATATAATATTATTCCTAACAATACTTACTGGCTCAATCGAATTATTTACTATATGAACAACCAATTATATCACGATGAAGAACAGCTAACCAATATTCAATATTATCGTATTCTTGACTTTTTAAATTCGTTTATTTAATTCTTCAGAGTCAAAAAATGACTCCAAAAGGATGTTTGTTGTACCTTATTTTTTTCAGTTTGTTTCACATATTTAAATGCCTGCTCTGTTGCCCATTTACTTTCAAGTTCTTCTTTATTTAGTATTTGTTCATGTGCAGCTTGTACACTTAAAGGCGTAATATTTTGTGTATCTCTTTCGCGTTTTAAATCATGAATTGTTTTATATTTTTGTACATAATCATCTTCCGATACACCTAAAACACTATTTACCGTGTATGCACTTTTTAAATCCGTATAATTTTCTTTTGGACATTCATCAATTGTATTTACTACGATTGCACGCGATTGACGTTTTCTATCTTCATAGCTTATATTCATATCTTCATTTGATTGTAGCCAATTTCCATGTCCATTATCTTCTTCTTTTATATAATAAGTTTCAAATAATTTATTAAAATCTTTATTGAAATTTGGGTTGACCGATAAAGAATCTACAATTGTTTTTTTATCATGATCTGTCATCCCATCTATAATTTCATCAAATGTAAGATGTGCATCTACATTTTCTTCTATTTTATGTTTGAATGAATTCACAGATTCTAACAATTCATATGCCTTTTTAAAAAATAAATAATATTTAATATCTTGTTTACATTTGTCTGGATGTAATGCATGAACAATTCGTTTTGCATCCTTAAATTCAGCTGCACTAAAATTATCTTGTAATTTAAATAATTTTAACAATTCATGTAATGAATAATGATCAATATTCAAATCCATACTTTATTGAATATTAAAATGATTTTAAATTAATATTTGCATAGTTTATGAAACCGGTTAAATGTAGAACTCCTACTCCTTATCCATTTAAAGATGAAAAAGAAGAAGAAAAAATAAAACAAAAAATATTAAAATCGCTTAAAAGAATAAGAGACAACTATCGTGCTAAATTTAAATTAAATAAAAGTAAAAAAATAAGATTCATATAACATTGAAAACACGAAAAAAATGGGAAATTTGACTCCTAATAATTTTCAAGAGTTCTAGCACTACAATCTTTAGTATTTGTATATTTTGGCATCCACATATAGGGCACTACATTACTCATATTTGAATACGATTGTTCAAACAACATTCGATAATAACGTTGTTCTGCAGTTGCCGGTGGATTATGCATATTAGTTGTATCCACTTCCCATTCTGGAACTTTTTCTTGAATAATTTGATACCATGATCGTTTCTTGGAACTAACTCCGTCACTAAATGCTTCTTTGGTACGATTTGCAATAACTGGCGGCAAATATTGCTCAAATGCATTCCTCAACAATAATTTTTCACAATGTGGCGTAAATCGTATCTTTGGATCTATCGTAAGATACCAATCTACAAATTCAGGATCCAAAAATGGCGTTCTCGCTTCCAATCCATTACTTGATGGTCCTTTATCACTTCTAAGAGCATCAAATAGATGAATATCATTTACAAGACGTCTACATTCTTTATCAAATTCTTCTGGGGTTGGACATTTTTTCATATATAAATATCCTCCTGCTACTTCGTCAGACCCGTCTCCATTGAACAATACTTTTGCTTCACTTCGTTTACTAATTTCTTTACATACCAAATAATTGCCTACACTGGCTCTAACAGAAGTTGTATCATAACTTTCTATATTATAAATGACTTCTGGGATAATGTTAAAGAAATCATCTTCAGTTACAATAATATTGGTATGCTTTGTACCTAAATGATTTGCCATTATAGTTGCATATTTAAGATCTTCTGCACCTTCCAGTCCAATACTATACGTTTCCAATGGTTCTGTTATTCCTGCTTCATCCCTTACATTTTTTACTAATGCAGTAATAATACTACTATCTAGTCCACCCGATAATAGACAAGCCATTGGACGATCTGTAGTTAATACTCGATGTTTTACACAATTATACAATTTATCATGAATTATACCACATAAAACACTCCTATCTGATTCTTCAAAAAAAGTTGTAGACATTTGTGTATATGGTTTAGTGTTTACCAATTGCCCTTGATGAAATGTAGTAATTGTTCCTGGCAAATGATGATGAACTTCTGACATATTTAAATCATTCATCATTTTCAATTCAGATGAAAATACATGCATATTATTCAGGGTAGAGTGATAGAGAGGTCTTACTCCATATGTATCTCGTACTGCATAAATATAATCTTTATTTGAATCATACAGTACAAATGCACACTCAGATGCATTTATTTCTTTCATTGTATAGTCAATACCATACAATGTATACAAATGTATAATAATTTCACAATCTGAATCTGTTTGTGGTGTAACTCCCAATTGTTTATACAATTCTTTGTAATTGTAGATTTCGCCATTACATACCAAATAAATTCCATTCATGCAAAATGGTTGATTCGATGCAGAATTTAATCCGTTGATTGCAAGACGATGAAATCCCATCCAAACTGAATTATCAATAATTTTAAAATCAGAATGATCCGGTCCTCTGTGCTGACCTTTTTTAAAATTATCAATAACAATAGTTGGTGGAATAGATGGATTGATGACAGCTATAATACCGCACATGTAGTTTAGTTATTGTTATATATTTAAATGAATAATAAACTATTATAATAATTGTCTCCTTCAGAAATAGAAGTTGGTTTATAATCTTTTAATTTTATAGATTCAAACCCATCCATTGTAGAGTATACAATCCTTTTTATTTTTAATTTACATAATTTTTCATAACAGTCACGACATGGTCTAGAATCTACCCATTTATGGTGTGTTTGATTTAAACGTACTATATAAAGTGTCATTCGGTTGAACTTAGGAGCGGTGAACTACTTTGGTTGCATTTCGTACTGCATCTATTTCTGAATGACAAGAACAACACTTTTGTATAATCTGATCTTTAGAATAATTACGATTACTATTGTATCCAACACTAATTGGTTTACCATGATATACAAGTACTGCACCATGTTTATAATGCATGGATGATTTGTGTGCTGCAGAACTTGCTATAGCCAAAAATCGTTCTTCTTTTCGCATACTATATAAATGTTTATTTCTTTACATTTATTTTACATATAGTAAATATGGAGACAATAAATAATATTATGTCAAAAACATTAGATGCAACTGGGATGGGAAAATTATTAAAATCCTCTCTAAGTGGTACCAAAAAATATGGAAATTTTTATAATTTTTTAATCGATGAAGGATACAATGCATTATATGTTACCTGGGTAGGATTCTCGGGAGCTTGTATACTGATTATGATAAATTTAGTAAGACCAACGTGTCCAAATGGAGGCAATATAGATGATTTGTTTCCTACCGATATTTATTCTGCTCCTTATTGTGCAAATAGAGATGAAGTAGCTAGATTAACAGTAATGGAAAAAATATTTTCAAATAAATCAGATTTTCCATATTCTATTCGGTGTGGTGTAAAAGGTGGAGATGTATATACGTCGTTTGTATTTGGAATGGCTGTATTTTTATTTTCGTTTTCGCGTTCATGTTTAAAAAGTCTTTGTAAATTTCTTCACAAAAACTTAGAATGGAAAATCATGGGATGGTCAATTGCTGACACCTTTTCGTTTTATATATTACCTACTGTATTAGCTTACATAGTAAATATTGGTGTTCTTCCATTTATTGCAGTATTGGGTCCTAATTTTTATTCTTGTTTTACACAGCAAAATTTAAAATTTGCTTATTTAATAGGATTTGCGTTTTTTGCCAATATTTTTATGTTTCCAAAAATGGATGATTGGTGGTTTTTGTACAATATAATGGTATATTTATTTTATATTGCTGGAGGATACATGTTGACATTTACGATAGTACCTATGATTTCCTATTTTATTGGAGCCCTATATGGATTGTATATGATGTTATTTTTTAATTTTTTACCTCTATTTTTAGTATTTTATGCAGGGATGACATTTACAGAATTTTTTACACAAGTATTTAAACAAATAGAAAAACATTGGGTTGGATTAACTATTCTTTTCTTATATTTTTCAATTAATATTGCCTACAAAAATTTAGATAAAAATATTGCTCTTGGAGTTCAGATGGGTATTATGTTTTTAATTTTATCTTTATTAAATGTATTTAATGCTGCAACAAGTTATGCAGTAAATTCATTGGGAAATAAAGAATAAGATTTAAACATTGTACTCTATATCTATACTATGTTAGTATCTGTTTGCACACCAACATTTAATCGGCGACCATTTATACCTAGTATGTTTAAATGTTTCAAAAATCAAGATTATAAAGGACCCATAGAATGGATTATCGTAGATGATGGTACTGATAAAATAGAGGATTTAATAGAATCAGCGAATATACCAGAAATAAAATACTATAAAATAGATCAAAAATTAACTCTAGGTAAAAAACGAAATTTAATGCACAGTTATACAACTGGACAAATTATTGTATATATGGATGATGATGATTATTATCCACCTGATCGAATTTCACATGCAGTACACATGTTACAAACTCATCCAAAAGCATTATGTGCTGGATCAAGTATTTTGTATACCTACTTTAAAGAAATTGATAAAGTTGTACAATTCGGTCCGTATGGTCCAACTCATGCAACTGCAGGAACGTTTGCTTTTAAACGACAATTACTTGATATTACTTCGTATGAAGAAGATGCTGCCCTTGGTGAAGAAAAATTCTTTTTAAAGAATTATACCATTCCATTTGTACAATTAGACCCTAAAAAGGTCATTTTAGTTTGCGCCCACAATCATAATACATTTGATAAACGAACGTTAATTAAAAATCCAGATGCACGAGTCGTACATTTTACAACATTGAAAATTAAAGATTTTATAAAAGATTCTGAATTACGACACTTTTTTAAAGTTCAGATGCATGTAGATTTAGAAACATATAAACCAGGAGAACCAGCTATGAAACCGGATGTAATTGAATATATGGAAAGACGAAAATTAGAAAAATCATTTTGTATTCAATTTGGTAATAAAACATTACAAGGAAATGAAATTCTTCAACAATTAAATCAACAACAAAATTATATCAAAATACTTTCTGATAAAATTTCTAAATTAGAACAAGAATTAAAACAATTTCGTTAAAGTCGCTGAATTGGTGGCATGACCGTTTGTTCTCGTTCAGCCTTTATTTCTTCTAGTGTTTTTGAACCATTTTTACCAATTTTATCAGGAACATAATCCTCTGCAGGAGTATTTATACTAAAGTTTTGATCTAATGTTACATAATTATGCATTTGACGAGTTCCACCCATTCCTTTTGTAGATAATTCATTTGGATCTTGATCCCAAAAACTGTATGAATCTGACATACAACTCATTTGATTCAAACTATAGCATTCTGGTTCTCCATTTCCAGAAGTTGCTAAAGTATTGATAACTGTTTCTTTTGGTTGCAGAAAATTATAAATTTCATCTTCTGTAAGTACCTGTTTATTCTCTAACAATAATAATGCAGGTACTTTGGTAATTGTTTCAGGCAACAATACTTGATGTTGTTCCAATTGTAATATTGTTTGGCCCTTGGAATTTCTAAACCGTTTATCAATACATATAAAATGAATTTCATGATTTAGTTTTGTTTTAGCAAATAATTGTAACAATTTTTTGCTAGGTTCACAGAAATTACTATAATAACATATTGCCATATTCACTAAAAATATTAACAAATATTATTTTAAACTTAAATTGATTTAATAATTTGTAGTTAGAATATATACTAATGGCTTATCCTGTTCTATTCAATGAAGATGTTGATCATGATACTCTTACTTTTACTCTCAAAAATACAGACGTATGTATCGCTAATGCACTACGCAGAACTATCTTAGGTAATATTCGTGCCGTTGTAATGGCTAAAACAGATTGTAATATTTCAGTCAATACAACACGATTTAATAACGAAATTTTGAAACAACGGTTTGCGTGCATTCCAGTATGTTTAACACCAAACGAAGAAGTAAGTAACTACACCGTACAATTATCTAAATCGAATACGACTGCAACTACTCAGTTTGTCACTAGTGGTGATTTTAAAATTTTAGAAAATGGTAAAGAATCTTCTAAAAAGTTATTTCTTCCCGATCCATTTACCAAAGATTATATTGATATTTTGCGACTTCGTCCTAAAATGGGAAGTGTCGTTGAATCTATTCAATTTCAATCCACTCTTTCCGTTAGTACCGGTTCACAAACAGGCACGTGTAATTTAGGTAATTGTTTCTATAAAGCATCGATTAATCATGAATTGTCCGAACAAGAATGGGCTAAAAAAGGAAATGATAATAAATTCGAAAAAAAGGATTGGGATTTACTCGATGCAAAGAGGTATGTCATTCCTAATTCATTTGATATCAGTGTAGAAAGTTATGTATTAGGAATTTATTCACCTACACAATTAGTTCATATTGCTTGTAAAGTTATTGAAAAAGAATTAAGTACTTTTGCTCCTCCTATAGAAATGAAACCAAGTGATACTACAATGGAAAAATGTGTAGATATTATTTTACCAGGATGTGATTTTACAATTGGAAAAGTAATCGAATATTATTTATTTACTACCAAATTTGATATTGATATCGCCTATATTTCCTTTCTAAAAAACCATCCTCACGACAAGCATGGTATTTTACGAATTGCATTCAAAGATGAACAAACGGAAGAAATGATAACAAAAATGTTTTTAGACGCATGTAAAGAATGTATTAAATATTTTAACTTTGCTGCAGAGTTGAAATCAAAGTAACTAACATTGCCGGTGGTAATGTAATCAAATATTTTTTTACTTCATGTTTCGAAACATATTTTTTCTCTTGTCTCAATCGATGTAAATAATGCATATGTAGTTCATATAAATGTTTTTTGTAATGGGAATCATATTCTCGTAGCGGCTTTACTTTTTTTATAAAACATTCAACATACAATCCATGCAGCAATGAAATCATCGTATTCAACTGACCTTCATACAATGGAAAACAATGATCCGGGAAATATTTCTCATATTCTGTTTGGTCTTCAGTGGACCGAAGGGTAAGATAAGTAAACAATAAGCTAGACGAATTTCCTCGCAATTTCTTTACCTTTTCATACGCTGGATTGCGAATTTTTGTTCGTTCACCTTGTGTCTTAATCATTAGCCCTTTAAATGTATACGGTTGCTCATGTACAAACTTTTCGGCCTCTGCATAACTAGAAAACACGAATGATGCAGGAGTTGGGAATACAGTTATACAATGATTTGAACTATGCACTTCACTAATTCCAAGCATATGAATATGATATACAGCAATCAACCACAAAACTGGTTTTGTAATTGGTGTTACAATTCGATTTTCAGGATGTTGTAGTACAAAACTGTAACAATATTCTTTATTCAATACTTCATAATCTATATTCGTTTCTTGAAACATTTCAAGAAACGTTTTTGTCGTATAAAAAGTACAATTTGCACCAACAATCGATCGTGTAGAAATAATCCATTTGGGTTCTTCCAACTCTTTATCAAAAAATATATTAATCATGGTTCCATCAATAAATTCATCGACTACACATTGCTCTATCTGATGCTTTTCACAAAATTCATTATACGATATTGATTTTGGTGGAGAAAAACAAACCACTTTTCCATTTTTATAGATAACAGACCGGTGTAATCCATTGTACATTTCATGCTTTTTATAAGATGCTAATGAATAATCCCCAAATTGGGTTGATTTAGATAATTCAGGAATACTGTACATATAAGTAGATACATAAAGAATCTTTATATTTTCTTCTATTATAATAATGGAAGAATTACAACAATATGACATCATAGAATTAATTACAACCGAATCGGTTCATATAATAGGTAGTTTTCATTCTATGGTAGATGGTGAAATTATTCTATTTGTACCTCCTTTAATCCAACATATTCTAAAAGCTGATGTAACCAATGTTAGCCGATTAAAAAGAAAAGATGAATACGATACTTCTAAAATAGATGCATTTTTTAAACATTCTAGTTTTATTTTTAAAAAACGGTACAAAATTCACGACATTCTTATTGTTACATTTGATGATGACTCTGAGATTGAAGCAAAAATTACTGAAATTGTAAATGATTGTATTACATTACAATTGGAATCACAAGATCTTATTTACATTAATTTTAATTATAAATCAAGTATTCCTAATGGAATTTTAGAAATAAAACGCAAACTACTTCATGATTTAGATGATGAATCCGAAGAAACTAATTATACAGTTGTCAGTTACAATATTGATGAATCAAAATGTAGATATACTCTTGAAATTCAATTGAATGCAATCGTACAATATTTAAATTTTACCAAACAATATGACGGTGAATTGTATGCACAAAGGTACAAAGAATTACTTGATTTATTTCCATACGGGTCTTCGTTAGAACTTGATCAAACTAAATTGAAATGGATTGTACCTGTTACCAGTGCAAATATACAAATTGCTAAAAATGAAGCTATTAAGAAAAGTTTAACGGGAACTCTCATGTGCTATAAAAAGGGATTACTTATTAATAATACCAATGTTTTTAGTGGTGTGCAGTCGTCCTTACATTCAATTCTTCGTGTCTTTGACAAGAAATATCTGCATTCACAAAACATTCAAACTTATTTAATACCCGAAACTGTTATTTTAAAATTTGTTCCTACAACTGCTTCTAAAGAACTAGAAACAAATTGGGTTAAAAAGAGTCAATCCATGATCAATTATACAACCGATGAAACATTACCAGTTACAGGATACTCTTTATTACCACCCACTTCTATTCCATTTTCTAAATATTATCTGAACCAAACACCATTAATGAATAAAATACAACTTAACCTAATTTCTCATTACCATTTGTTCAATATCAATTGTGAACCTTCTTTTCATTATCAAGAAGAGCCATACGATAATTTTATTCCAACATTAGAACAATTATTACGAAAACCCGGATATTATTCTAAACATAATCCATCTAGTTCATTCCCAACTTGCTATTCTATTTATGAATTTATACAAGCATTAGAACCGTACCATATTTATTCAAATCACATATCCTATGAACATCGTGAACGAATACAAAATCATGTTTTCAAAAATATTAAAACATTTTTATCTAAACCTCCTCCAATCGTAAATGAATCTACTAGAGAGATTAGTAGAGACGAATTATACCAAAAATCTTATATATCTTCTACTGAATTATATGCATATGCATTAGCACAAGATTCAGCAAATGCATATGTTATATCTCTTCTTACCAGTGAAAAAATAGATCCGTTGAAAAAACCACAAGAATCAGATGAAAAAGAAAAATCAGTTGGATTTGTTTTGAATCCTTCTGATCCTACATGCGAATTAAAAAATGATTGTGAAAAAGATGACATTAGACAAGATAAATTAAATAAATTTGCCTTAGCTACCTATCATGCTTCTAATGTTGTGCATAAAAATAAACTAGATCTTTCATTATTGAGTAAAAAGATAAAATACAACACTAACCAACACCTTAAATACAATAACAAATTTAATGAATTAAGCAGTGGATATAAAAGTGCAGAACGATTATCACCAACATACGAAATGTTCTATCAACTTATGACTTTTCCTTTGAAAAAGAGGTACACTTCTCTTCTATCCTTTTTAACAAAATATACTACATTTGATAAAGAAACACGAGTATTTATTTGTACTACAAGTATTATTCCTCTTGTACCTTACATTTTTAAAGTATTTGCAGAAACATATCTTACCGATATTGATGAATACAATACTAAAGTATATGATTATTGCCGTTCTTCTCCCGAAATATATATTGAAGACGGATTTTATAAAGATAAACTTACAGGTCTTTCTCTTGCTGCAATAGAAAATGTATCTTCCTATGATGAATTAGTTCGTTCTGCACAAATCGAATTAGACGAAACAGTACCTCTTGAATTTACACCAGATCAATGTTTTATTGAAAATCATATACAAATTACTTGGAAAGAAATTACATATAAACCATTATTAAGTCGACACACATTAAGTGTATTTATTAACGATATGCTTTCTCAATATAATGTTACTGTAAAATCTACTAAAATATCTCCCAACTATTTAATATCATTACTTATTTACGTTTTTATTCAATTCAATACTCCATGTGATAAAATTGTAGATGAAATTGTAAAAAATAAAAATATTCTAACGATTGATATAGGTCTAAATGGAAATCCAAAACCTTTTTCTTTTTTATCTCGTATCCAAAATTATACACCAATGATTGCCAAATTATGCCCCACTCTAGAATCCAAATACACAAAACAAAAGTTTGACATCACAACCTTACGAAAATTAAAGCGAAAACGCGACAAAAAAGAATCGGATGCAGTGGCGGGCGAGTCCACTGTAGACGAAGCAGACGAGGATGAACAATTCATGCCCTATCGCGATTCTACCCATCCTGTATTAACTAGTATTAAATCAGCCATTCAAAAAAATGTCCCCATTCATTTTGATAACGGCGAAATGAAACGTGTTAATCAAACATTTATTGAACCTCTTGCCCATAAAGATTTCAAACCATTATACTACAATTTTCATGCATTTATTGCCAAACATGATTTTCCACCAAAACCAGACATTGAATTTCATTTTGATATCGTTGACCCTGTTTTAATTCAACCCAAAACATATCCCCCTTTATATGATGATTATAAAACACGTGAACCACTCGAAGAAATTAATCGTCAATTGGCACAATTACAAATTATTATTCAAGACTTGACACGCAATTCTGTCAATGAAATTATTAAAAAATATCCGCCGTTATATTTTGCCAATTATATTAAAAATGTATTACAATTTTATGCAAATGTACGACCTGATATGTACAGAGATTTACAAGATGATGTAATTCCAATTACGCATGTTCATCTTATTGCACCAAGTCACAGAAATACATTGGATCGTATTGTTGAAAATTATTATAAAGATTTTATTTCTAATGAAAAATGGGGAAATCTATTTCGTGAAAATAGAAATATTCTTGAAGAATTAAAACAACCATTAACTGAATCTACCAAAAATATACTTGTTTATTATTTATATTTTTTGTGTAGAAATTTACCTAGAGATGTTACCCAATTTATAGATACAAAATTAAAATCCGAACTACATATTCCAGATTATGCAGAAATCAAAAAACGAATGTCTGTGCGTCAAAGTGTAGAACGACAAAACTTTGTGCACGCAAGTAAAGAATTATCAACCATTGCTAAATCATTAAAGATGATTATAGAAACCGAAATTACAAAAACATCTTACAATATTGCACAATTTACTTCAAGAGAAGAAGATGCTTTAAAATCAGATAACCCAACTGGTGATGACGGCAATGAATAATACGATGTTAGATTGTAAAATAAAATACCGTTTCATTGTATGAACCATTTAGGGATATCTATTCTATTATTTATATTCATCTTTGGATTAATTGTTTGGACCCAACCTACGTTTATTTATAATAAAGATGGATCATTGCGTCAATTTGGAGTAGGTTATCGAAAAAAAACTGTTTTTCCGTTATGGTTAGTCGTGTTTATTTTAGCCATTTTTTGTTATCACGGCGGAAATTTTATTTATCAACGCTATATTTAGGAAAATTTTAAATAACGGTATAATGTATGAGTTCGTTGCAATCAAGTACGTACGGTTCGTGTTCCGGTGGTAGACGTTCTAAATCGAATGGAAAATCTAGAAAGAAACAAAAAAAACAAAAACAACAAAAAATTGTACGTGATCTTCAATTACAAGATGACCAACTGGATTTACAAGAGTTGTATAAACGCGTCAAAAAACAGTCGCGAAGCTCTCGCAGTTCTCGTAGTTACAGTGGTGGTAATTATGGAAATAGTGAAGCACAAGGTAGTTTAGGATTTAGCGTAATTGGTGGAAGACGTTCTAGGCGATACAGAGGTGGTCAGACTTCCACAAACGGTGCTTCGACTGGTGCTTCGACTGGTGCGTCGACTGGTGCTTCGACTGGCGCTTCGACTAGTGCAGTAGGATCCACATCGGGCAGTACTAGTTCCACTCTATCTAGCGTAATGAATCTGTTTGGTAAAGTTGGCGGTAGAAGATCGCGTCGTAGACGTTCTCGGCGTTAAATATTTAGGCGTTTTATTTTTGAATTTTCAAAAATAAAATATTTACTTAATATATAATGGCTGATGAAGGACAAAAACTATTAAGCTCGTTCAGTGGCGGTAGACGCAGATTTAGAGGTGGTGCAGTAGACCCAGTACTTACTACAGCTTTAAGAACCGCACAAGAAGCACTTGCGAAAGCCGAGCAATGCACTGGGGAACTACCAGCAACTGAAGAATGTACCAAGTTAACAGAAGCAGTTGAGACCGCAACTGCAGCAGTTGCGGCAGCAGAAGCAGCAGACGCAGAGGCATCAAAAGCAGTAGAAAACACAGAAGCAAACCCCGAATCAGCAGAAAAAAAAGAAGGTGGTCGCAGACGGTCCCGCCGCAGATCGTCCAGTTCTTCTTCGTCTTCGTCTTCTTCTCGCCGAAGAAGGTCTTCGCGCAGATCTCGCAGACGTCGTTAAATTTTATAAACAATATATTTAGCAATAAATATATTGTTCTTTATAGTTTCAACATTTTAATAATTACACTCCTATTTACGTCTACACTATTGACCTCTATATGAGGTGACTTTATTACATTTTTCAGATGAAGTTATTACAGTATATTATATTCGTCTCGGAGATAAAGAATTTGTTTTTGTCAAGAAGATTCCAAGTTGGATTGAATTTCCGACTACACCTATTTTTTATGTTGTGATTAAAATTCTTTTATTCAAATGCATATTCCGGTTTTTCATTCCATAGTAACATTACTATCCTGTAACTGTATACACTGTTGGTTTTACTTCAGGAGGTGGTGTATTTGCCAATGCATTATTATGACTATCCACATATTGGTCTGTTGTTTTCGTACATTTACTATACATTAACGTATTATAAGAAACACTAATAGCAATAGATGCCGTTAGTAAATACCATAACCATTCCGATATCATTTCTTTTAATTTTACAAATTGTTTAAAATCTGCAATTTCTTTCTTTTTGTGAATATCTATGATATGGCTTAATTTCTTAATCGTTTCATCAAAATTTTCCATTGTAAATCGATTAATCAATAAGGATGGATCTGAATAAACATAATGTAACGATGTATTTACTTGTCTTTGTTCTGCATTCGGATTTGGCGGTAATTTGGATTGTAATAATTCTAATGCAGACGTAAATTGTTTCGTAAATTCTTCTTTTGAAATACTTGAAAATTGTTTACTTATTTTATCAATTACCATATTCAATTTATCCGGATTAAACATATCTACAAAATCTTTTGGATTTTTTTTCATAATTTCAATAACTTGTTTAGAATTATTAATTTTTTGTTGTGTAATGCTAGAACTTGGAGCTAATTGATAAATAGAATCCGATGCTATTTTTAAATTTTCAGGTGTAACATTTGACGGAGCTTCAGGTTCTGGATACATCATTGCCAAAAATGCAGTATTACATCCAGCAAATCGTGCAATCAATAAACCAAATGTATTTGAAAATGGTCCCAACCACCATGGAAATTTACTTAATATAAACATCATATTGGCAAATATAAATATCCACGGAAATAGAGTTGCTTTCATTACTGTAAATGAATTTACATTACCACAATGTTCCTGTAATATAGATACGTTTATAAAATACATAAATATGATTATAACCACAAGAAATAATACATATCCATGTTTCGGCATATCAATTTTCAATTTAACAAACATGAAAATAAAAGATAACCAAAAAAATGTTCCTAATGAATTTGACATATTTGCCATAGTTTAAATAAGTATTAAAAAATATACTTATTTAACATTATGAACCATTTAACAGAACCAGGCGTTCGCGATTATTTTATTGAATCGTTCAAGGCATGTAAAGAATATAAAATGCAATACCATACATGGGTTTTAAATGTATCTTTACTTGTGTTTTTTGTAGGATGTACTGCATCTATTTTATACTATAAATATAAAGGAAAACAATCACCTATTGTAAAAAAAAAGAAACAAGAAGAAGATAGGGTCTATATCATGAATCGTATTCGTTCACTACAACTTGAAAAACAAAAAAATAATAATCAATTAATTACTAATTTACCATTTTAATTACAAGGTCGATATAACCTGTCCATTTTTGTATACATTACACTTAAATTGTTGTTTTTTAGGTCTAGAACAATATTCTTTATTCGAAGATGTTGTACTAAAATATAACATACTATCTCCTCCAATTGAATAAATAAGATAAAAACACAAAATTCCGTATGTTATTCCTGTAAACGTTCCCGTAAATGTTCCTATTCCATCATAATTTGGAATTTTCGGATCGCCTTTATATAATATGTACCGTCTTCCTAAAATATCATAAATGAAAAAGAATATGAAAATGGCAACAACTGCATAATTAATATTATTTACATAGATCATTGGCATCCATAGATACGTAAATGAAAAAGCAATCAAAAAAGAGGACAGCGAACATGATTTATAATAAATTGCAAATAATGGCAACATTGTGTAATTTCTCCATCGTTGATCTACTCCTTGTGGATTCATATAATTAATTACATTCGAAGCAATTGTTAATCCTAATATAGTAAATATCAACCAAAATATACCTTTTGTATCTTGATTAATAAAAGAAGACATCATCAACAATGAAAAAATAAATACAGGTATAAATTCAACTCCCCGTTCAAAATCCATTGTCCCTTCAAAATGTTCTGGTGCTGGTGTTGATGGTGCTGGTTTACTCATATATTATTCTATCATTATTATTCTATCATTTTAATTTTATCTAAAATGGTATCTAATCGTGCACAAGTTTGTTTACAATTTACATAAGTTTCTTTTAAATTTGCTATACCTACACACGATTTGATTACATATTCTTTAATACATTGATCTTTATTTTCATTCACTAATGTTAATGCACAGTTTACAATTTCATTTATTTTTTTAATTGTTGTATCTCGACCATCTTGTCTTTTCCATCTTCTTATACATTCTGGTATTAAAGACGGAGGTTCTATATTTAAAAAAACATCTCTAGTTGTTAATTTCTGCATTTTTTGTACCGATTCTAATAATTTTAAATTAACAATAATTTCTTCACGTTCCATTACACTTTTAAATTATTTTTATTTTGTTATTTATACTTGGTTTTCTAAATATCGAATTGAAATAGATGGAGCTTCTTCTAATGGAGGTCTAGCCCATGTTTGGCGTCTATTATGTAATTCGTGTCTATGAAGTTCATTTACACATTTGTTACAATGTCGAGTACCATACCGACCTTGTACTATTTTGACAATATCAAATACTCGTAAGCATCTATCACAGGGGTAAACATTTGGTTCTGCATCTACATCAACAACCATTTTATATTTTATTTTAATATAATTTTCATTTTCAATTTTTATATGTTTATACTATATGAACGAAGATGTAATACCAATTACAGATAAAAAAGAAGCAAAAGCATTAGATGAAAAAGTTATATCGGGTAAATCAAACAATTTAAGTGATACGGTTCGATTTTCTTTTATGATCGTTTATACCATTTTATTAACAACAGGTACAATTACGTTAATTGAATCATTAAGAACTAATATAGCTGAAGCACGACACGTATTTAATCTTGAAACATGTATATCTATTATTGCCGGATACTATTACAGTATTTTTATCACAAAAACGTCCAATCCAAATGTTGAAGTTGATTGGGGCGAAATTACAAAATTGCGATACATTGATTGGTCCATTACAACTCCTCTTATGTTAATTGTATTATGTATTTTCTTAGCAAAAAATTCAAACAAAATTATTACATTTAGAAACATGTCTGTGATTTTAGCCTTAAATTTTGCAATGTTAGGTATTGGTTATTATGGTGTTGTCAATCCTGAAATTAAACTATTTACATTGTTTGGAGGATTCATAGCCTTTTTTGTAATGTTTTATTTGATTTATACTTCTTATATGGGTTCTAGTAAACCCAACAAAATATTACTTGGAATTTATTTTGTAATATGGACATTGTATGGGGTGGTATATATGTGGACGGAAGAATATAAAAATATTGCCATGAATATACTTGATTTAATTGCTAAAAGTTTTGTCGGGATAGGATTATGGATTTATTTTACAAAAATTGTTAAGAAATATTAAAGAAAATTGAAATAACATTTTAAATCATTACAATGTATAAAATGTCATCTGCAACTTCATTAGACAATTTTTTAGCTTCTAAAGCTGGTAAATTTAAACCTTCTCAGCTTGAAAGATATAAAGAAAAAAATGCTCCAAAAAATATTCAAACAATTATTGGAATAGGTGGCGGCCCCAAAATGGGAATAATAATGGAAGAATACGCACGATTCCAATGGCCAATTCTTCAAACACGCAACAAAGGTAAAACAGAAACAGGATACGATCATTTGATTAAATTACATGATCAAACTCTATATATAGAACAAAAATCGTCTGGTCATTGGGGAAATGATGACTATAAATGGCAACACGTTGAATCTAAACATAAATGGAATATGCTTCTATTATGTGGAATTGATTACACCGAAGTTAAATTTTGGGCAATGGACCGAAAAACATTTCATCAATTAATTTCTGATAAAAAAATTACAAATCAAGGAAATAAATCCGGAGATAGCTCAGAAGGTATGTGGTTTAATTATTCAGCTGTTAAAGATTCGTTGGTAGAGATTCAGTCGCAGGAAGAACTTCTACAGTTTGTGTCGTCTCTTCAAGCCTCGTCTGAATAATAGAAATATATTCAGGATTGATTTCTATTCCAATAAAGGGTAGATTCATTTTTTTTGCTGCAACACATTCACTTCCAGATCCAGCAAATGGGATAAGTACATAACCATCCGTTTGTTTACAAGATTTTATCAATTTTTCACATAATGATAATGGTTTTTGAGTAGGATGGTTTACACGTTCATTCATTCCTGCTCCTCCAGCAAGAGCAGGAATTTTAATTACATCTCTTGGTAATGCACCATTTTCATGTGCAGTATATGTTGTCTTTTTATCTCCTTTTGAAAATCGTCCCTTTGTATTTGCTCGTTCTTTTCCAGCAGCTCCGTTCAAAAACCCTTCTGTATATGCTTCTCTAATTTCATCTTTATGAAATACTTTATCTGATTTCCATAATACAATAATACTTTCGTGAGACCTTTGCCAAAAATTTAATGATGGTACATTTTTATTTGTATAATGCCATATAATCCATCTTCTATGGATTGAATATGGAACTTTGGATAAAATAAGGGCAAGATTTTCACTAAAACCATATACAAACATAGTACCATTTGGTTTCAAAATTCGTAAACATTCCAATATCCATTTTTCGCACCATATCAGATAATCTTCCATGGACTGTTTATCACTATCATTTCCAAAATCTTTTCCAATATTATAAGGTGGATCTGCAATAATAATCTGTGCAGAATTTGATTCAAGTGTTGGTAAAATTTCTAAAGTATCACCTAACATAATATCTTGTCTTCCGGGTTCCATTGTAGACGGACCAACATTAGAAACAACTTTAGACGGAGTACTCAACAATCGTATCAATTCATCGCGAGTTTTTGTACTATAACCTTTAATGTTTCGTTCTTTACAAATAGTCTTCAATTGTGTGACTGTTTTAGTTTCCATAAATATACTTTGTAAATTTTACATTGTTAATTCAATTTTATTAAAAAAATTGAGTATTTATTCCTATTCTATAGCGGTATAGAATGGAATTTTCACATGAGCAACAACTTGCATTTGATCATTATTTAAACGGTAAAAATGTATTTTTAACTGGTCCTGGTGGAACCGGCAAATCTAAATGGATTCAATCTGTATATAATCATGGATTACAAGAACATAAAAATATTCAAGTTTGTGCATTAACCGGTTGTGCAGCGCTGTTGCTACAATGTAAAGCAAGTACTCTACATTCTTGGGCTGGAATCGGACTTGGTACAGATAACAAACCTCTACACAAACAAGCTATACAACGATGGAAAAAAATTCAAATATTAATTGTGGACGAAGTAAGTATGCTGTCTTTATCTCTGTTTGAACGTCTTGATGAAATAGGTAAAACCATACGCAAATCGTCTCGTCCTTTCGGTGGCATTCAACTCTTATTTTGCGGAGATTTTTACCAACTGCCCCCTGTAAATGAGGCCTTCTGTTTTGAAAGTGAATTGTGGACATCTACATTTGTTACGGTACAACTCGTGAAAAATTTCAGACAACAGGATGAAATTTTTCATTCCATTTTATCAGAACTTCGTAAAGGTAAAATAAGTAAACAATCCTATACCATTTTGAAACAACGTGTCGGCCTATCCTATCCTCCTAACATTACACAATTAGTATCTACACGATTGAATGCAGAACACATCAATCAACATTATTATTCTAGTTTAACTGGCGAAGATCACATTTATAAATTAGAACAACATACTACTTTAGAAATGACCGAATCCGAGCAGAAAATTCGTAGAAATTTTACTTCAGCTCAAATCGAATATGAATTACGACAACTTCAAAAAAATATTCAATGTGATTTTATCTCTTTGAAAACGGGTGCAGTAGTCATGTGTATTATTAATATGAAAAATACCCCAATTTGCAACGGTAGTCAAGGAGTTGTTATAGATTTTACTTCCGATCATTACCCCATTGTACAATTTAAATCGACTACCATGGTTATGAAACCTAATACATGGAAAAGTGAAACCATTCCAGGTATCGGTATTTCGCAATTGCCATTGATTTATGCATGGGCTATGACTATACATAAATCGCAAGGTTCTACATTAACGAATGCATTAATTGATGTAGGAGATTCTATTTTTGAATGTGGACAAATTTATGTTGCGTTGTCTCGCGTTACTTCACTTGAAGGTTTATTTTTAGTAGAATTTAATCCACAAAAAATAAAAATTAATAAAAAAGTATTTGATTTTTACAATTCACTGATTTCATCTTCTGATTCTTGATCTTTAATTATCGATATTCCTTTCCATGACCTTCCTTTTTTTGCTCCAAATTTATTCGTAATATAATCAAACAACTGTTTTCCTTTTGGCATACCATGCTGCCCATGATACAATTTCCACCATTCTTTAAATATCTCATACAATTCTGTTTCCTTAATAGAACCACTTGGATCTACTGCAATACGCTCCTGAATAAATTCTGCATACTGATCTTGATTCTTTCTGTATTGCTCCGATGATGCCATTACAATTTGACAATCTTTTACATTTCCATTATTGATATAGGCTCGTTCTACCAACATACTCATAAATACTGTTTTCCATATTTCAAACTTTTCATCTATATTCTTATCCACTTTAAATTGGTAAGGCTTTTGAGGATCATTTGCAACTGGTTTCTCGTTAAATACAGATTTGAATGCACACTTACGAATACGGCGCCATATACCATCATCTTTGCCTTTAATTTTAAGATCATAATTGGTACTTAGAGCAAGAGTAAATTGAGGATAAAAGGTCACTGTATTTTTATATAGAGCACGACCTTGAATTGGATCATCACCTGTCAACTCTTTCAATATACCTTCATTGAATTCATCTTCTTGACTCGGCTCTTGCATAACTACATATCGCTTTCCCATCAAATCTACAATTTCAGATGATGTACTTCCAATACTAGTTCTCTTCTGTGTAACCAATGTAATCGGACAAGTACCTTTGTATTCACCTAGTGCAAGAGACATTAGCTGTACAAATTTACTTTTACCATTTCGACCTACTCCTGTATACATATTAAATGTTTGATTATTATTTTTTCCAATCAATGTAGATGCTGCATGATCCCACATATAAGTACACAATTCGGGTTCAGGAAATAATTGTGTCATAAAATCTTTTATTTCTTCCATTATTTTTGGATCACACTCTTTAATCGGAACATACGGAATATTGGTTGATTTTGAAGTATAATCATCCGGTAATCCTTGCCTGAATGTTTTAGTACTAAAATCAATCACGCCATTACTAAAACACAAAATGTTATTTTTACTGTCTAGCAAATTCATAAAATCTTTAATATAAAACAGATCACATGCTTCGCGCATTATGTTTGCTTTTTTATCTGTTTTCTTAAGATCAATCATAATCTTACAAATTTTATCATGTCGTTTTTGAAGAATATCTTTTTGCTCATCTTCTTGAGCAACTTTCAATTCATCTGTTAATGATTTTAGTTTTCGTGTAAATAATCCGTAAATTCCGTTAAAATCACTAATATACGTTCGCAGTCTAGTACCCGAATCCGTTTCCTGCCATCGCTGATTTGAATATTCAAACCAACATTTATTATTAATACTTACACATACGAATGCATCCTTATACCACTGATACAATATTTTTGCCAAATCATATTCAGTACATACTTCTTTCAACATCGTATCAATATATGCAGTTACACCTTTTTCTTTTACTTTTTCATATTCTACTATATTTTCATTTCTCGCCCAAAACATAATCGAACGATCTGTCAATTCTACATCTGGTTTACTCCAACCACACCACATTCCGAAAAACTTCGGAACATCTGCAAATGTAAAATTAGAACTCTGACTACTAAATTTTATCCATGTTACAAATAATCGGAAATCCGTATTTCGCAACGCCCATCCTACTTTAATCCATAAATTCCAATCCGTATAGTATTTGGATGGTAATATCATGGTATACGCGTGAGTTTCATGCAATTTATATTCCGACATGGACTTATTCGATAACATATTGTCTACTGCACGATTAAGTGAAGATTCGCATACAATATCTGTATGTGAATTATCTGTGGATACTACACGTATCTTTTTTCTAGGAACATTTTTAAATTGATCATATTCTGGTTTAAATGCATCTTTTATAGGCGGTGATTCATATTCATTATACTGAATCGATAACTTATATAAATCTTTACGAAGATCAAATTCTGCAATATTGGAACAGTGCAATACATACTCTTCATCGTCATCCTTTTTACAAGTATAAATTTTAGTCAATGAATATGCCTGATTTCCAGGTTTAGTAGAACCATAAAGTTGCCAATTTGTGGTACCTTTCATCACGCCTGAATCTATCACTGAGTCCCACTGGTTCGTCAACTTTTCTGCTAAATGATTCCAAATATTCATATTGTCCAATAACTTTTTGCGGAGCAATTCTTTGGATTGTTTATCCATGTTTACACCTATAATAATGTGAATTCCATCTTTGATTTTATCTGGAAGCACGTTAATATCCCGTTTTTCAAAAACATAGATTGGAAAATTATTCGTAATTGTAAATACTGTATTCATTTGCTGAACAGTCACATCTACAAATTCCAAAATATCATTCGGTGTATAGGCCCTAGTTGGTTCTTTATATCTAAAATCAAGATCAATTGCAATCGGTCCTGATTCTAACTGTTTTTCGGTAAGATATTCACTATTACCTTGATCAAATACATGTCTATAATATAATTTGTAAAATTCATCTTTTGCATCCGATGGAATGCAATAGGATCCGCCATATACATTATCAGCTGGGCTGGGCATTCGCGTGTGAGTGCATTCAGACGCGTTTTGGGACGTATGTTCTTTCAAAAACTTGTCCATTATATATACAATTGGCTATTTTATTTATCTCAATTTTATTTATAAAATAATACGTTGTGCATAAAACGTATTATTTTGTAATTGAATAATTCTAGATAGGACCAAATTGACCATTAGATTTATTGTTTTACGAATCCCCTATTAATCTATAGACTGATCCATCAACAAAAAACATTAAACTTTTTGTAGGAGTTAGTGTAATTGAATTTGCTGGATTTGATGCTGCATACGTACTATTTACATAAATATTAGCCGTTGCGGAATTAATTGTCATAGTACCGGTTCCTTCATTACGAATTAATATAATATATGTAGCTCTCATTGAGGATGTCAATGTAAGTGTAGTTGATATAGATCCTGTATATGTCCACAGTGAAGTTTGATTGTATGTAGACATTGCAGCCATAGTACTAGTTGATGTAGACCAAGAAACAGCAGGTACACTACCTAAAATATTAATAGTAGTTCCATTTACAAGCGTTCCGGTAATACTACCATTTGATCCCAATACTACTTTATTATTATTTATATTTATTGCACCACTTGTTGTAATTGTTGAAGCACCTGTAATTCCTTGTGAATTCATATTTAATGTACCACTCGCGAGCCCTGTAGATCCAATAAATGGAGTTTGCCAAGTATTTCCCGATCCTCCTCCACTTATTAAATATTGACCAGTAGCACCTACACTTGCTCCTGAACCAAGTTTAATAGTAGGAACAATAATTACTGCATTTGCATTTGTTGCTCCTAATGTTATTCCATTTGCCGTCGAGCCAGTATCAATAGAAGGTGTTGTTATCGATGGCGAAGTAATAGAAGTTCCATTAGTTGCATCATTTATTATAGCATTATATTTAACGCCATTATCTATTTGTAAAAACCCTATTGTTTGAAGAGGGCGAATAGTAATAGACGACACTCCAGTTCCAGCAATACCTTGAATTATATTTTCTCCTGTTTGTCCAGCAATAGTAGATGAAATAGTAGATGAATTGTTAAATACATACACATATGTGTCTTCAATAACACTAGGAAGGGTAAGAGTAATTGCAGAAGCAATTGCCGAACTGATAAATGCATTGTATACTATATTACGCCCATTTGCTCCTATTCTTAATTGAATGTTATTTTCTGTTGTAGTATCAAATAAATTACCTCTATCTCCTCCATATATTTTTGTTGTTCCATCGCCAACACTTAATATGCTACCACTTGGAACATTTGTAGTTCCCGAAAGTGTTGTTGTATGTCCTGTTGTACCAAGTTGTAAACTGGAACCACTTATTGTATTTAATCCAGTAACAGATTGTAGTGTTGTATTTGTTCCAGACGCTACATTACTAGAATCAAGAACAGTTGCAAGTGATGGATAATCAACCCAATCTATACCACTACCAGTTGAACTCAACATTTGACCTGTATTACCAGTTGACGTATTTATATCAGTTATAGTTGTTGGGGTTATAGTTGTTGCTGTAATATTATTTGCATTTATTATACCCTTTGTTCCATTAAAATCTAAATTACTGCGAGTTAATATATCTAATTTTGTTGCAGATGGATCAAGTAATCCATTTTGAGATGTTGCTTGAACTGCACCAATAGTTGGATCACCACTTCTGTAAAATCCCGTATATATTCGTTTTATGTTTTCAACCCCATCAGTGTAATCTGCATAATGTCCGCCAATTGTATACGTATTATTTGCAATACTATTACCTACAATATATGGAACTGGCGGAGATTGAATGTTTAATGTTCTTACTGATCCACTTGTAGAATATGTATTTATATATGTATCATCATTGTTTAATCCTACTGCTTCTATACTATTTGTTGAATGTGTTGTATTGCTTAATGATGCTCCTTTCGAGGAAATAATATTTGCTGCATTACTAGATACTTCTAACGTAATATTATTAGATAATTGATTATTTTCTTTTTTTACTATATTTAATCCATCATTTGATAATATTGAATAAATATTATTTGCATCAGTGGCGGGATTGATTTGAAGTTTAATATTTGCTGGATATTGTATTGTTTGACTCATATTATATTTGAATATAATAAATTATGCAGTAAACAATTGAATATAATACTGTGTAGATCCAATTAAAATAGGTAGATAATTACCACTAAAATTTTTTGTTGAATTAACAGTTGTTTCTAATCCAGTTATTAAACCAATTTGATTTGATGAACTACTAACATAAGATACACTTTCAATATTAATTGGGGTATTTCCAGATATTGCGGGTGAAAATTCTAAATTTTGAAGATTTGTAATCGGTTGATCACCTGCATCATACCCATTTGTTAAAATTGTTTGTAAATTACTTGATGTAGCGCTACCTTGGTTTCCTTGTGCACCAGTTACTCCTTGATTTCCTTGAGGACCAGTTACACCTTGATTGCCTTGAGGACCGGTGTAACCCTGGTTGCCTTGAGGACCAGTTACACCTTGATTACCTTGAGGACCAACAGCAACAAATGATGTATGTAAATGAGAATACGTATTGGATGATTGAAAATATATTTGTGCACTATGTGTGGTTGAATTAGTATTTCGTGATGTTATGATAATAGATAACATATTATAATTAGTTAATGGAATAAGATTAGGTATTAGTAACGATAATGTAATTTTCTGATATGTTGTATGATCATAAAGAGTTGATAAATCAGAACCATTTGGTATTAAATTTGTATATGTATTTGTAGATGTATTTATACCTACTAAAAAGAATTTAAGACCAATTCTATTTATATCATTGTTTGTATCTGCTTTTGCATAAATATTTAAATCCCATATTCCTGGTGGAATGTAATCTGGAAATCCATTCAAATCAGATTTATTGATATTGAATTGAAAAAGAAGTGTATCTTGTGTATTTGAATGATCGGATGTATATCTAATTACCATTTGAGTTTTAGTTAAATCAGGCGTTAACGTTAATTGACTCATATTTGTATTTGGAGGAGTAGGGTTTGTAGTACCATTATATGTTATACTAAGTGGATCTATTAAACTAGTTGGAGTAAGTATTGTTAATAATTGAGATAATGTAAATTTGGCTAATGATGGAGTAGTTAAAGATTCATAAGTTAAGTATAAAATTAATCCTCCGGAAGAACCATTTAAACCATCTGGACCTGTTGTACCTTGAGGACCAGTTGGTCCAGTGCGTCCTTGATTACCTTGCGGCCCAGTTGGTCCAGTGAATCCTTGGTTACCTTGCGGTCCAGTTGGTCCAGTGAATCCTTGGTTACCTTGCGAACCATTTGGTCCAGTATCTCCTTGGTTGCCTTGATCACCTTGGTTTCCTTGCGAACCAGTTGGTCCAGTATCTCCTTGGTTACCTTGATCTCCTTGGTTTCCTTGCGAACCAGTTGGTCCAGTATCTCCTTGGTTACCTTGATCACCTTGATTACCCTGTGCACCAGTTGGTCCAGTATCTCCTTGGTTACCTTGATCACCTTGATTTCCTTGCGAACCAGTTGGTCCAGTATCTCCTTGGTTTCCTTGCGAACCAGTTGGTCCAGTATCTCCTTGGTTTCCTTGCGAACCAGTTGGTCCAGTATCTCCTTGGTTTCCTTGCGAACCAGTTG